CCCAAACACAAATTACAACAACAAAAAATACCTTAACCAGTCACACAGGCAATACTTCTAATCCTCACAACGTCACTAAAGCACAAGTAGGATTAAGCAACGTAGCAAATGTCGACACTACGGTAGCCTCAAACATCGCAAGTGGCATTCTTTCTGATTCCCGTTTGTCTTCTAATGTAACTCTTCAAGGAAATACATTTAATGGAGTAAACCAGTTGCTAAAGTTAGATGGTTCAGGTAAACTCCCTGCAGTAGATGGTTCTCAGTTGACAGGATTGATTTCACAAATAGCTAATCTTTCAGACGTTCAACTTACTAGTTTACAGATAGGACAAAGCTTATCTTATAACGGAACAAAGTGGGTCAACTCTGCTGTGACGGCAACTGTACGACACGATTATCAAGGAGTGTATTCTTACGTAGGAAGAGCACCTCAGTTAAGTTCTGAAGGAGCAAACGTTTGGAAAATAACAAGGATTCAAGTTTTAACAGATGGTAACGTACTAATCACCCAGGCATTAAGTGCATCTTGGACTAACCGACTAACAAATACATATACATAATGGCAATCACATCAACAAATCCAACAATCGTAGATGGAGTAGAGTATCCTCTACTTCTAGTTAACCTAGCCATATCTCCACTTGTTCAAGAAGGAGGAATCATCGGAGCATCAGTTGCTATGCGTTTGACTCCTTATAGAGACTTAGGAGGAAATATAGAACAACTTCCAGACCACGCTAAGGCTGTTTCTTACTTCGATGTTTTTAAAGAAGCCGAGTCAGATCCTGAAATTGCTTCTGCAATAACTAAGATCATGACAGGTCTTCAAGAATTTATTACTGATAAAGGTTTGTAACAGGTTATGGGATTAAAAGTTGCAATAGCTAGTGGTAACTGGAGCAATCCAGCAATCTGGGAGGGAGGTACAATTCCTACTGCTACTGATATTGTGGCTTCTAATGGATTTACAGTTAACATAGATCAAAGTGTTACTGTAGAGTGTATTACAAACATTGTTCACCCCCCTAGCGCAGTACCTCCAATGCGAACTTACATTGTGGGGGATTGTGCAGTTACTACAAGCGGAGAGTTCGACAGTGGTGAATCTTATGTAGCGTGGAAAGCTTTTGATTTTAACTATGGTTTAGGTGAAGGTTGGATTAGCCCAAACGGGTTTCCTGCAGCTTGGCTTGCTTACGAGTTTAAAACTCCTAAAGCAATCAATCAGTATATTATACTTAGAACCTACCAAAATAATCTAAGTAACATGCCTAGAGACTGGACATTTGAGGGGTGGAGTGGTTCAGCTTGGGTAGTATTACACACGGTTACAAGTAATACAGCTCTTTCCTACACAGGTACTTTTACCAATACAACAGCTTATAAAAAGTACCGAATTAACATAACAACCAATAACGGACAGTCTTATACTTCTATTGGGGATATGCACCTACAAAATGTAGGAGACAGAAATACACCAAGTGTTTTAGGAGGAACTTTTACCGTTAATCCTGGGGTTACTATTACTTGTACTCAAGCTGGATTTTTATCAGGATCAACACTACTCACATTTACTACGGCAGGTACTTATAATTTAATAGGAAACATAATTAAATATAGTGCTTCTAATGGGATTGTAGTTTCAGCAGGTAATCCAACTATTAATATTGTAGGTAGAATTATAGCCTCTCGAAATTCTTTAACTACGGGATTTGCTATTAGTACTAGTGCCCAGTGTAGTATTAATATTACAGGAGATATAGAAGGAGGTTTTGAAGGTGGTGGGGGTTGTTTATCATTGAATAGCGTTGCTTTGTGTTATATTACAGGAAGTGTAACTTCTAACCTATTTATTGGAAGTAGTTCCCAAGTTGCTATTTCTATTAATACTAGTTCTCGATGTGAAATTGTTGGAAATGTATTTCACAAATTTTTTGCTGCTGCTTCTTTAATTCAAAATAATTCAGGACTATTAAGTGTTATTGGGACTCTTAATGCAACAGCTTTAAATAATTCTGGAAACGTAGTAATTTCTAATAATTATGATAGTGCCGCAAGTACTTTGTTATCAGGTCCTTTTATATTTTCAGTAAATGGTATTAGTCCATTGCTAATTTCAAGGATGCACCTAATACCAACTTTTAACTCTTATATGGAATTTAGGGACAGTAGTACTAATGGAGCATTACCTCCAGCTGTACAACCTCCTTCAACAAGATTAGTTAGTCCTGATACAGTTGCGGATGCTCCTAGTCCTAATAACGTAAGACAAGGGGTTTCTTATTCTTCTGGAGCATTAACAGGAACTATGATAGTGCCTTCCCCTTCTAATGTAGCTAACAACGTACCTGTAGACAACACAGTAGGAACAGCAGTCCTTGACCCTACCGCTATTTGGGCTGTCCCTTTGACTTCCATAAACACTTCAAACAGTATAGGTCGAAGAGTTAAAAACGCTGCTACGGTTGAGACTACTGGAGTACAAATTCAAACCACATTAAATAATAATCCGTAACAAATTATGGCAATCAAAGTAGCAATAGCAAGTGGAAATTTTTCAAATAATGCTATATGGCACACAGGAACAAAACCTGTTGCGGGAGACACTGTAGTTGCTAATGGATATACGGTGACTTTAGATGAAAATGCAACAGTTGCTACTTTGTCTAATAAAGAATTCTTCGGGTTAAGTGCTGTTCCTACGATGACTGGATATACTACTCCTTCTGGTATAGCAAGTTCACTAACTAGATATGACGATAATACTTATCAGCCTTGGAGAGCTTTTGATAATAATATTACGACCCATTGGATTGGTCAAAATGGGAGACCGTTACCTGAGTGGTTACAGTATGAGTTTTCTAGTCCTAAAGTTATTATAGGGTATTCACTTCAAAATTCTACTTATAATGGGGATCGTCCTACAAACTGGCAATTTCAAGCTTGGGATGGGACAAATTGGATTGTGCTAGATACTAACGTAGGATCTCCTTCTCAATTACTTCCTTATGTTAGAACTTTTACTAATACAACAGCTTATACTCGCTATAGAATTTATATTACTGCAAGTTTAAGTACTAATTATGTTGCAATATCCGAATTAAGATTATTTGAAACTTCTCAGGATGCTCAGAACGCTGTTACTGGAGGTAATTTTATCTTGGCTCCTAATGTAAATGTTAATTGCACAGTTTCTATAGAAGCTTCTAACGTAAATATATTAAACTGGACAGGTGGGGCAGGAACAACAAGCACTATAACTTCTCCTATTTTACGCGCTTCTACAGGAGGAAATACTTTTCAAATTAATGGAGCAGGTACTTTAAATATTAATATTGCTTTAGCTACAACTCAAGGAGGAAACACAACAATCTACAATATTCTAAACACAGGAACTATAAATATTGTAGGTTCAATTAGACCTTGGACTTCAAGTGCTACAGGTGGAAATATGCTTTATATTTCTTCTACTCCTACTATAAACATAACAGGAGATGTCACTCAAGTTAATGAGGCAGACATGAAAGCTTGTACTATTACAGGCAACTGTACTTTTAATATGACAGGTACTTTAACTTTAGGAAAAGTAAGCTTTCCATTTGAGCTTACTGTTTTTTGTACTGTTAATATTACAGGTCCTGTAATTGGTTTTGGAGGAAGTCAATTAGGACTTTTGGTTTATACTTCTGCTGTGCTTAGAATTATTGGTCCTATAAGTTCAACTGGGAATATATGTACTATTTATGCCCCTAGTGGAAGTACAATTAATTTATTTTCTGGACCGTTTATTCACTCCCCCTATGGATATAGTCCTCTTTGGGTTACACGTTATCATTTAATTCCTAGTACAACTACATACATAGAATTTAGAGACAATTCAACAGGAGGTTTAAATTTCCCAAATGTTGTAGCCCCAACTAAAAGATTCATTTCTCCCTCAGCTTCTAGTGATAGTCCTAATCCAACAGACGTAAGATTAGGTGTACTTTATGCTTTTGCTACTTTAACAGGTACTTTAAATATGCCTACTGCAAACCAAGTAACCTTTGGAATTCCTGTAGATAATACTTTTGGAAACGCAGTATTAACCGCTGCTTCTGTTTGGGATTACTTAGTAGCAAACATAACTACAGCAGATAGTATAGGAATGAGATTAAAGAATGTAGCCACTCCTCAAACAACAGGAGAACAGTTAGAAGCTTTCCTTAGATTAGATTAATAAAGCACTTGACTTATTTTTTCAATAGTTTATTTTTGTTCTTGAACAAAAAACTATACTTATGAAATTTCTAAACTTTATTGGAGGCCTTTTCAAAGACGAGAAGGGTAATGTCTCCATGAAACGTTTGTGCGGCTTATTTTGCACATTGACTCTGTGCGCTACTTTGTACGCTAATTCATTTACTGAAGCTCACTTTGCACCTTCTGTTCCATTAGTAGATGCTGTTGCATTACTTGCGTTCGGTTGTTTGGGTTTGACTTCGGTTGAAAAGATCATGAAGAAGCCTGAAGCATCTAACTCTTCTGAAACCACTGAATCTTAATAATCATGAATTATACTAGAGAACAAATTGAAGCCGCAGTAAAAGCCAAGGGCTATGTTTACTTTGACGGAACAAAGGACTACGATATTAATATCATCGGAGTACGTAACTCTTCTACTGGTAACGATGTTACTAATCTATTTGACGACACTATGACTGTTGCTTACAAACTCAAGGGAGTTTGGCAGTTTCACCAATGGCAAGCGACCACTGATCCAGGTACTAAAGGTGTAAAAGAGTTTCACAACGCAGCAGGTGTTGCTCGTTTGGTTCCAGGTCAATACAGAGGTTCACATCATATTGCATTACACCAAGGCAAATACGAAGCTCTTAAGCAAAAAGCTAACGTAAAAGTATACAGAGATGCCAACAAGGATATGACTTATGACGAGTCTAAAATCCAAGAAGGTATTTTCGGTATCAACATCCACAAGGCTGGTGCAGATTCTACCTATGTTGAGAATTGGAGTGAGGGTTGTCAGGTATTTAAGAGAGAAAAGGACTTTAATCAGTTTTTGGAACTTTGCAAACAAGCTCGTGGGATTCATGGTAATTCTTTTACTTATACTTTGATTGAGTCTGGTGATTTTATTGCAGCAGACAAAGCAAAAGGTGAGGCTAAGAAAGCTGCCAAGAAATAATGTTTAGACTGTTTATCAGTCTTTTAATACTCTTAACCGTTCCTTGTAAGGCTCAAGTTATAGCCAAAGCAGGGGACGGTTGGGATTTAAAAGTCGACTCGGCCATACAATTATTACGAACTGTTGACTCTAGTAAGTATGCAGTTCTAAAGAAGGTATGCCATCGTGTTGACTTTTGGAAAAGTTCTTTTTCTTCCAATGGTATATTAGAAGGTCAATATACCATACTCATAGCAGATGCAGACATTAAGTTAAACTCAATCAATAACTTAGCGGCTGTAATAGTTCACGAGAGTCTCCATTTACTATTTATGATAGAAAATAGATTCTTAACTGAGAAGGAAGAAGAGTATAAATGCTATGTGTACGAGTTATCCTTCATACAAAAACTACCAACCCCAGAGCCATGGTTAACGGCAAATGCTTATGATAAAGTACAATTATACAAACCATGAAAAAAATACAATCGCTTCTAGTAGGGTTATTCCTACTTACAGCTAGCCTCTTTGGACAGAGTGCTAGTACTTCTCCTGGCACGGGTCATTGGGTCGTAATTGACTCAGGTTATCAAGTAGCTACTACTACAGTAGGGCAAACAGTAGCACCCTTGCATTTCTATAACACTTCTACTAGTGAGAAGATTACAGGTATGCAGTTCCGTGTATTCTATGATAATACAGCTTTTACTGCTGTTGTGCCTAGTCTAAAAATCTCTACTTCAGACCAGTATCTTCAGTACGTAGATAGTAACGTACAGGGATTCTTAACTGTAACTCTAGCTTACACAGGGTCTAGTTCTACTTTTAACTATTCTAACGGTGCTACATTTGATTTAACCTTTACTCACGCTGCCGAAGCTGTATTTAACAACTTAGATTCTATTAAGACGTTAAAAGTAGCAGGTGTAAAATCATTTTCTAACAGAGCTGCTACTAACTGGGGTAACGATACTACATTGGTAGTTTACTCTTATGGTGGACGTTTTAATCAGAAAGTTCTACGTTTTGCTGCTAAGTTTATGAACACTACGGGAACAGACGCTAAGAATCTTTGGGTGTCTTTAGAAAAGAAATCTCCTACAGGTTCTTGGACTCAAGTAGAAGCCAAAGCAACAAACTCTACTGGCGTTGTTGTCTTCCGTAAATTCTTAGATACAACCTATTGGGATGTAAGAATGGTTCTCAAAGGAGATACAATGACTCCTGGTGCCGTATATTCAACTGCAGATGCACAGAAGATTAACCAATCTATACTAGGTCAATACACACCTACAGGATTTGATTATTACTCTTTTGACGTAAACGGTTCTGACGGATTGATTACTATTGCTGACGTATACGGTGTGTATGGTCGTTTGGCGGGGAGATTTACTTCTTGGCCTAACTCTAAGAAAGATATCTTATTCTTTACCGTATCAGAATTTAACTCAATCAATGGTTCAGCTACAAACCTTACTTCTACTTACACAGGCGTAACCAACTTTACTTATAGTATTGACGGAAAAGATTCTATCTCTTACTACATCAACGTAAGGGGAGATGCTAACCAAACAGGTTTTAAACGTGCTCGTTTGACTCCTATTAAGATTGTTAACCAAGCAAATGCCAAGAATTACATCATTGACAAAACAGTAAGTTATGACGATCCTACTTTAGAGACGGTAGAGATAAACATGCCTAAAGTCAAAGTGGAAGACGGCAATCTAGTAAATGTCCCAGTAAAAGTTATTACTAACGGCAAAGACCTTACTGCTCTTCAGTTAGACCTTAAATACGACACTGCCTATTTGTCTTTCAAACAGATTGAAGTAACAGAAAAAATCATGAAGTGGACTGCCTACACAAATCCTTCTAATGGAGTTGTGTCTTGGGGAGGAGCTGACCTTACAAATGCCAATCTATTAAAAGACGGAGAACAAGTATTTACTCTTCAGTTCATTGCTAAAAAACCACAAGACTCTTGGGCTACAGCAGCTATTTGGACAGCAGAAAAGTACGTAGGTGATAACAAGGCTAAGGATATGAACATTACACCTACTATGGGCATAGTAGAAGTTCGTAGAAAAGGATTGGTATCTATTAACCAAGTAAGTGACCTAATGGCATTTCCAAACCCCACAGAAGGTGCTATCCAAGTACAATTCAAGATAGCCGAAGAATCCGATGTCAACTTGTCTTTATACAACGAGGTAGGTCAGTTAGTCCAAAATATCCTAGACAAGCACATGCCTATAGGAAACTATAAGTACAGCGTGGATTTAGAAAGATTACCTGACGGAGTTTACATCCTTACGTTAAAGACAGAAAAACAAGTCCTAGACTCTAAACTATTAATCATATGAACTTAAAAGAAAAACTTGGTTTTGGCCAAGCAGAACCCGTAGTAGTAGCAGACAACAATCGTTTCTACTACATGTTGCAACAGATGCAGGCTAATCGTTGGAAAATTACCGCCATTGTGTTAGGTTTGTTTACCTTAATCATTGTAGGTATTAATGCTGCTGTCTTTGTAGGAGCATCCATTGGAGAAGACTGGAAAGAAATGTTGCTTATCCTCTTAGGAGCTTTTGTAGGTAACTTGAACAAAGTAGTTGACTACTGGTTCAACTCTGAAGACAGGGACAAAATGTTGATCCAAAAAGTTGATGAGGAGGATGGTGTATCTTTGTCAAACACAACTAATTCATAATATTATGTCAGAAGAACAAGAAGAAGGCGGAATGTCTGGTTTAAAGAAGACTATCATTGGAGCCATCACTACTGCAATTACTGCTGGAGGTGCATGGTTTGCTACCCACTTAGGTGGAGAGGAAGAGAAGTCTGAACCACAAGCTGCAGTAGCAGCTCCCGCACCTGTGATTAACATCACTACGAACAACGAACAGAAGCAACAAGCAAACACTGGTGGCGGTGGTAAAACTGTCATCATTAAAGAGAAGGCTGCTCCAGCACCTGCTCCTGCTGCTCCTGCCGCTAAACCCCAAGCAGATGAGGAATCAGATCCTTGGTAGCCTACTATTAATAATTCTTATCTATGGTTGTGGTTCTATGAAGACCACAACCGAGGATGAGGTTATTGAGAAAGCAGACATTTCTACTGTGTCTGGTTACACTGACTCTGTTAAAAGAACAGTACAAGTAATCAGTATGGACATGACCAAAGTATTGGCTATGTATCCTGACTTACAAGAGAAGAATGTCGGCTTAGGTTTTGCAGAATCCGTATTAGACTATTTAGATGAGACAAATCGTTTTGTATTTACTGAGGAGAAGGGAGAAATCAAGGAAAGGATGGTAACCCAATTCAAAGCTTCTAAAAAAGGAGTTTTTGAAGAACCTATTGATGGTAAAGGAAAGATTAAAGCTGCACAATACTTTGTGTATGTGACAGTTGCAGACTTTGCCGTTGACGAAGACGAGACTGTAGAAGGAGCTAAAGCAAAGGTAGTCGTGACTACTTTTATCCGTTTGCAGGTTCGTTTTGTAGATGCAAAGACAGGTCAAATCTTTATTGGGTCTGGAGAAGGAGAATCCACTAAAACAGGGGAATCTTTCTTAAAGTCGCTAGACGGAATGAAATTCTCGCAAAGCACAGTAGGTAAGGCTACTCGTAAATCACTTGAAACTGCTACAACTAAAGTGATCGAAAACCTTATCAAGAACGGTGTCTTTAAGAGTTAACATATTACTTTTATTTGTCATAATGGGACTGAGTTTAAAAGCTCAGTCCTTTATGTACAGTTACACAGACCCTTGCACTAAGGAGTTAAAGTTCATTAGTGCAGATATGAACACACCTATAATGGTGTCGTACTATGGACAAGTAAGGGCTTTTTCTTACACAGAATTGCAAGATGGTACGTTTGACTCTTGGTTAAATTCTACTTACACAAACTTCCGTACAACCAAACCTTGTGATGGTGTACTAGCCACAACTACAACTACAACCTCAACCAATACGGTAATGGGTTTAGTAAATAATGTAATGACCTTGAACTCTTTAACGAGTTTAGACTTATCTTCGACTTCTCTGGGTTCTGGAACTTCCGTAGGAGGAACTACTACTTCGGGGACATCGGGAGTTAATGTACGTACTAAAAATGGAAAATCGAACGACAAGTCTAGTGGTGATGGAAGTAATAACACTACTAGTACTTCTGGGAATTCTTCTAACTCAGGTGACCAATCATCTGGACAAGGATCCGTGGGGTCGTCCGAAGGACAAGTAAATAATGACGGAAGCAATGCAAATAATAATTCTAGCGGCTCTAGTGGTTCTGGGAGCAGCTCTGGGAGTAGCTCTGGTTCTTCTTCTGGCAACGGTAGCAATGGTTCTGGCGGAGGGGGTGGTTCAGGTGGTGGAACTGATAAAAAGCCTGAAGAAAAAACTCCCGAACAAGTAGAGGAGCAAAAGACCGAAACCCAACAAGCTGGTGGAGGTACTACGGCAAAGGCTGCTGCTAAGGGTAAAGTAGAGACCCAAAAGCCTGCTATCTTAGTTACTGGGGATATCGTAGGAATCCAAACAGCTCGAAGCAGTAATCAAGATGCTAGAGGCACCATGTCTTTTACTAAAGTAAAAGGAGATGGCACAGCGTCTCTAGGGTTGTCTGCTGATTATATGGTTAATGCTAAGATAGGAAACATAGGAGCAATAAAATCTTGGATAGGAACTAACTCTAAGGGATATAAACACATTAATGTACTTTCAGCAGGATTAGGGTTAATGCCTAAGTCTTATACTTCATCTTTACTTTTTGTAAGAGTAAACTCTATGAAGAACTTTACTGCACTTTATGGGGCTGCAGGTTCTTACGGGCAGTTATTTCAAGAAGAAATGATCTCTACTATGATTATAGGGGGATTTATGTATAAGGGAAAACTTACTAAACATCTAGACGCTACTGTTATTGCTGCGGCTGTTTATGCTCCTTACACAAAATACTATACAGAGAGTTTGTTTGAGAGTCAACCCATAGTGGTTCCGTTCTTAAACATTAACTACTCAATCACCAAGACATTTAAGTTTGGACTTACAGGTGGAGGAACTTACATAGCAAACCAAAATGTAGTTAACTATCAAATCTTAATGGGAGGTAAGCTTAAGATATGAAATGGATAATCGTTCTATTCTTTATTACAAGTTCTCTAACAGCTCAATTTAACTATTCGGGGTACTTGTATAACGCAAATGGTTCTGGTGCTTCTAATGTGGCTGTAAAGCTTTACAGAAGAACTAACTCAACCATTACAGGATTTACCAACCAGCAGAACTATAACGGACACTCTTATTATCGTTCTACAGGAACTGCTACTTGGACTACTGCTAGATCTAACTGTGCAGCTATGGGTGGTTATCTAGTAACTATTACTACTGCAGCTGAACAAAGTTTTATATTTAATATATGGCCTTCTGGATGGATAGGATTAACAGATGAAGTGACAGAAGGGACTTGGAGATGGGTGACAGGAGAAACTTACTCTTATAAAAACTGGAACTCTGGAGAACCAAACAACGCAGGTAACGAAGACTATGTACAATTTGTGTCTAACGGTAAGTGGAATGACTTACCTAACAATGTTTCATTACCTTATGTGCTAGAATTTAACTATGTAGTAACTACTTCTTCTTGGGCACTATATAAAACCATCTATACTAACTCTTCGGGTTACTATTCTATATCTGAGGCTTATGACCCTTCTAAAGAATATTACATAGAGATAAGTGCTCCCACTAGAGTACAAGCCTACACAAGCTCAGACATCCAAGCAGTATCTAATGTAGTCTTAAACAAGACTGTTAGGAACGGTTTATCCTTTCATATGTTTGATGTCAACGATGACGGGGTAATCTCTGTGGCCGATAAATATTACGTGGCAGCAAGAAAGGCTGGAAGATTCTCTAAGTGGAGAATAGCACCTGATGTTCGTATCTTTACTTTAAGTGAATACAACGCTATTAAAGCTGCAAAGACAAACGTACGTGCGACTTACCCTGGAGTTAATACGTACACAACAACAACTTTAACCTCAGGAGGAACTCTAAACCTTTACCTAATAGCCCCTGGGTATTCATCTCAAGTAACTTATTAACTATGAAAAAACTCATTATACTCTCCGCTTGTCTCTTGACTCTAAGTCTTTCCGCACAATGTTACAAAGTAGACACTGTAACAAACACTTCCTCAGTCCAAACTATTGCAAACAAACCCCTGTTATTTGGAATTCAAACCACCCTAGAAGAGATAATCTCTAAAGGTTACAGTCTATGTGATACAGGTCAGATTATAACTGCAGATATTAACTCTGTAGCAATGCCTGAGCAATTAGTCAACATTATTGGAATCCAATTCCTAAAAAGACAATATATTGTGCAGACCCAAGTCAACATGGCGGGTAAGATATTAGTAGGAGAATCTACTCAAACTATATATGTTAATGCAATGTTTGTAGAGGTTACCGCTATTCCTCACAATAAAAAGGCCATATCAAAAGCAATACAAAAGTCATTACAGCGTGCAGTTAATACATACAAGTAATAAACTTAATGCATTAGGTTATTAATTGTTTAAGTTAAAAAGAATAACATAGGACTTGACTTTTTTTATTAGGAAGCTATCTTTGTGTTGTTGAAAGACAACCAACCCAATGAAAAAATTACTTCGTAAGTACCAAGATCCTATTCAAATACACAAAGACTATATTGATGTATTACTGCGACTTGCTGGTTATAGACTGTCTGATTTAGCAGTAACTATTCTTGCATACTCTTCTTTTAGAAAGGCATTGACTTCAGAGACAAAAAAGGAGATAGCATTAAAGTTCAATACTAGCATTCAGGTAATTTCTAACTCTATTACCAAACTTCGTAAGCAGCAGTTGTTGTTAAGGAATAACATAAATCCTAAACTTAAACCAGAGAATGACGTACGTAGTGAGTTGACTATTTACTTTACTTTGGAACTACCTAACGGAAAACCTAAGAAAGAATCAATTGCTGAAGTTAAACCTCAAGTAAAAGAAACTGTTGAAGTTCCTGCATGAGAAAAGAACTACAAATAGAGATAAAGGTATTTGGTTTGTATAGTTTAGCTGCACGAGAGTTAAATTGTACAAGTGGAAGTGTAGATGCTGTGTATTCTTTTTATATAGACGAGATTTACCGAGGTCTCAAGAAAACAGAAACAAAGCAGATATACTTAAAGGGATTAGGGTCACTACGTGCAAATCCTGCCTGCATTCCTAACATACTTTATAGTAACGTAGTACGGCTTCGAGAGTTGACGGCCTACATGCTTAGAGTTCCTAAATATCACACAATACGTAAGTACACTTTAATGAAAAAGATGTACGACAACTTTGAGAGTGTATATCAACAAGGAATACAGAAGATGGACATGCTCTTAGAGTTAGATATATTTCAAAAGCCCGTAAGTCAGAAACAAAGACTTAGGTTAGCAGAGTTTAAAGAAACAAGACTAGATAAATTATATGAATCCATTTGCAGATTACATCAAGTTGCTGAAGCAAGGAGTGAAAAATACGGACAAGATAGTGGAGGGAATCAGCATGAAAACCTTGAAAGAATTCAATTTACTAAACGATGAAGACAAACACACTATATCAGATAGAATGGATAAGTGTATCGACTGCCCTTACAACTCAAGGAATGCTAAAGTATCTACCGAGTACTTGGCACTCTACAATAAGCCATACACTACAGGAAGAGCAGACTTTCACTGTTCGCTATGTGGTTGTCTCATAGAGTTAAAGACAGCATCTTTATCATCAAACTGTGGTATAGAAACTTGGAATGAACGTAATCCTACTAAGGAGATGGAATTAAAATGGACAAAGAAACATTAACTTTACCCCTATGAATACTTTAAGAAAACCCAAGACTAGCAAAAGTGCAATTGCTAGAGTATCTCAATCCTTCAAGATTTTGAATGGTTGTGGTGGAAACAAAGGCACAAAGTGTGGCGTAGAAGTTTACTATATGCCATCTGATTCTAAATTGCCTGAAATTAAGGCAACCGTGTAATTATGACAAATCAACCAACCAAACCTGTCAAAAGACCCTACCCGTCAAACCTTACCTTCCAAGAAAGATTGTTAGAAGTAACAAAAGTTTTTTGGAAGGCAGGGTTTGTCTATGGGAGAAGTGGAGACAATGACTTGTTTTATTCGAATATGCTGCAAGATTTGATGGAGATGCCTGAAGATGAGTTTATGCAGAAATACCAATACTTACAATAATGACTAAAAGACAATCATACATATCTACTGAACTTGATTGGGCAGAAGAGAAGTTAGGGGAGTGGAGAGAATATGTAGATAAAAATCCACTACACTCATTAAAAGACCGAGTAGAGTGGAAGCCGACATCTAAAGGAGGTTCTATCCCTATGGTAATTGCTTCTATAGAACAACAAATTAAGTCGGTTAGAGACACTATGAAAGAATATCTAGCACTCTTGGATGTGGTAGATAAGTTACGTGAGAAGGAAGAAGCCAAAGCAGAGGTGAGAGGTTCTCAAGAGATTAATGGTAAGATGAGTAAGTTTGGCTAATATGTTAAATAGTCCAGAGTTTTTTATCAATATGAAGTCTATTCCTGACAAGGAGTCAACGGAGTATTCTTCATTCTGGGAGTCAGAAGATAAGAAAATTACTGACGGCATTACTATTAATGGATTTTACTTTTCTCCTTTTATTTACTGGCATTTAAACTACTGGTCTATTTACGTAGACACAATAGTAAATAAACGAGCTGTTAGAAAGCTAGATAGACCTCAACTGTGGGATACTTACTTAGCGGTAGATGATACAATACAAAAGGCCGAAACTCACGTAGATGGCAAGAAAGGTGTAGTGATGGTTGGTTCAAGACGTATCTCTAAATCTGTACTTACTTCTTCTTATATCACTCATAAGGCAGTAACACAGAAAGGAAGTGATAACCTTATATCAGCTCTTAACGGTCCTGATTTAAAAATCATTACGGAGTATGTAGACTTAGGTTTACGTAATCTTCCAGAGTACTTTAAGTTTCCCCGTATTGAGGATGATTGGAAACGACAAGTAACTTTAGGATACAAAGACAAACAAAATGCACGACATGAATGGTCTAAATTTCACGTCAGAAACTTTGACGAAGGCAACAATACGGAAGCAGCTGCTGGTCTTACTTTATCTTCTTTTCTCTTGGAGGAAGGAGGAAAAGGAAAGATTCTCAACTGCTTGGCGGCAACTACTCCTTGTTTTGACAGTCCATATGGATGGCGTTGTTCTCCTTTTGTCATTGGGACTTCGGGAGATATGACCAAAGCAGGGGACTTAGAAGAACTTTTTAATAACCCCGAAGCATATAACTTTTTGGCAGTAGATGTAAACGAGTCGGGAAAGTCTTATGGATTATTTATTCCTGGCACCAAATCTTTGAAAGTGCCTAAGCAACCTACGCCCCTAGGATTACATTTGGAGAAAGATACTGAATCTGAATTAGATTCAATAACGATTTGGTTGTCAGACGAAGAAAAGGGAAAAGACTTAATTCTAAAAGCAAGAGAGCAGATTAAAAAGTCTAGTGGACTAGAGGCGTACCTCAAGGAGATTATGTACTACCCTTTGACTCATGAAGAATGCTTTTTAGAATTATCCCAAAATATCTTTCCCGTTGACTTATTGCAAGAGCAACTGCAGAAGGTAACAGCACTAGATGCCAATCCTGACTATGTAGAATTGTTTTTTAAGACAGACAACACGGTAGGGCATAAGTTTACCGAAAAGAAACCCGTATCAAACTTTCCTTCTAAACCAACAGAGAATCTTGAAGGTGTTGTTCAGATTTGGGAATACCCTATCGCTAATGCTCCTTATGGTTTATACACGGCAGGAACGGATCCATACAAACAATCTCAAGCCAAGTATTCTACGTCTTTAGGTTCTACTTATATTTATAAGAGAGTACATGATATTGCAGGAGAGGGTTGGTCTAACATTGTCGTAGCTACTTACACAGGCAGACCTAAGAAAATAGAACAATGGTACGAAACTACTAAGTTGCTTCTTAAGTACTACAATGCTAAGAGTTTATGTGAAAACATGGATATGGGATTTATTCAGCATTGTATTGAAAAGAACGAAGCTCCTTTCTTTTTAGAAAGAACGCCATCATTCTTAAATGATATACACCCTAGTAGTGCTGTGAATCGTGAGTATGGTATACATATGACGGCAGACATCAAAGATTATCTAAACTCTCTAATCATTGAATACATTACGGAAGTTATTGATGTTGAGACAGATGCAGAAGGAACGATAGTAAAAGAAAGACTTGGAGTGAGTCGTATACTAGATCCACTATTGCTCAGGGAATTAATTAAGTTTACTCCCAAACTAAACGTGGATAGGGTTATTTCTTTTGGTTTGACACTAGCAATGGCTAAGTCGATGAATGGAAAATCTATCATAGTGTCGTCTACAGAGGACGCACGTATGAAAGATTACTTTAAATCTACCAAAACCAAACAGTTATTTAGGACTACAAGAAACCCTTTTAGATACTAAAATTGTTGATTTTTAACTTTAGGTGTACCAAAATTAAGATTTGGTATTATTTTTACGGCGAGTTATACTTTAAAAGTTAAGCCATTAACATAAATTATTATGATTATAGAATCCTTAAAGGAATATACCGATCCGCTAAATCATAGCTACTTTTACCCAGAGCAGTTTATTAGCGCAGCTAAGAAGCAAAAGCCTCAATGGATTAAGTCTACGTTGGATTACTTTGCAAATATTGCATTTGCACAGTACAGGCAAAACATAAAGTATAGGAAGAATTATAGATTATTCAACGGAGAATTTAACTTTGACGATTATAGTAATGAGCCCCAGATACAAGAGATTATTAATTACTTGTCAGATACTCCTGATCAAGAGCCAGAAATTCCTCAGCATCTTAAACATTATCCAATAGTTAACCCACCTATTAATCAGTTACGTGGTGAATTGATTAATAGACCTTTTAAATATAAGGTTAAGGCAGTAGATGACCACAGCATTGATGAGAACATTGACTATCGTACGGAGCTTATAAAAGAGTTCTTTATAAATAAGATGTACTCAAGTTTAGAGGGTGTACCTGAAGAGCAATTAGAGCAGGTACAGGCTCAAATGATGGAAGAGATACAAAAGAAAGTATTAGACTATACATCAACGGCAGAGGAGTGGGGCAACAAAGTCCTGAACGCACTTAAATATAGTTTTAAACTAAAGGAAAAGTCAAACCAAGCGTTCTTAGACTTTCTTATAACAGGACAAGAGTTTCACCACTTTTACCCAGACAACTCTAGAGTAGGGTTTAATTACAAGGTAGAAAACCCATCTAACGTTTGGTACTTGGCAAATCGTAACGCTATGTACACTACAGACTGTTGGGCTTTAGGTACAATTGAAGTATTGTCAGTTAGTGAGATAGTAGAAAGGTTTAACTTAAGTGGAGAGGAAGTAAAACACCTAACTACTAAGAGTTTGCAAAACCTCCGCAACAATGAATATTCCCCTTTGTCTGTTGCACTACCTGACCCTAATGACCCCTTGTGGCAGTTGACATTTGAAAACGTAGGTGACTTTGCCAATGGTGGTATTGACCACAACGTATTCTCATTCAACTCACAACACGCATATACAGTAGTTACTTCTTATTGGCAGTCAAAGAAAAAGATTTACAAACGCCAATACATAGATGAAGAGGGCTACATGCAGGAGCAGTTTGTCTCTGAGGAGTATAAATTTAACAAGGAGTTAGGAGATATTGCTCTAGACGAATTGTGGATTAACGAGTGGTGGAAAGGTGTTAAGATAGGTGCGGACATTTACATTGACGTAGAGCCACTAGAGTATAGCCAAACTCCTCCTATTGTAGGGATAGTTAACACTACTCGTAACACTCAAGGTAAATCACTCTTAGACCTTCTTAAGCCTTATCAGGTTCTTTACAATATCTGTATGAACCAATTGTGGGAATTGCTAGAAAAGGAGATTGGGGTTGTATTCTTAGGTGACTTAAAAGTAGTTCCTAAGAAAGATTCCCAAGATCCTATCGAAACAATGCTTTGGAATGCTAAGAATAGAGGAGCACTTTTTATTGATACATCACCAGAAAATACTGGAGGTGCCGTGCAGTTCAATCAAATGTCACGTGTTGACTTAACTAGAACTGCAGAGATTCAATCTCGTATTCAGTTAGCACAAGCATTAAGGAATGAGGCTTATGAACTTGTAGGTATTACAAGACAAAGGTTGGGTTCTCCTTCAGCGTCAGAAACTGCTACAGCAACTAAGGAAGGTTTAACACAATCATTTGCACAAACTGAAACTTGGTTTTCTTGGCACGACAATACCATGCAGCAAGTATATCAAACTATGCTTGAGATGGCACAGTACACCGAGTTGCAGAAACCTACCTCTACTTTAAATTACTTAAACTCAGAACTTGAGTCTGTGTTCTTGAAAGTAACTAAAAATGAACTACTTAGAGAATTGTTTGTATTTGTAACTTCTTACGCAGAAGACAAAGTAACACTAGAACAATTGAGAAGTCTTGCACAACCTGCTCTTCAAAATGGTGCTGAGTTAATAGAAATCTTTGACTTGTACACTGCATCTTCCGAGAGGAGTTTACGTCATATCTTACAAGGAGTACAAGACCGTAAGATGGCAATGCAACAACAAGGTATGCAGCAAAAGCAACAAGAGATGGAAATGCAACAACAACAGTTCCAACAAAAGATGCAGATTGATGAGCAACGCAGACAAGAGGACAATGAGCGTGAGGATATGAACAAAGAACTTGATCGTCAGAATAAACTTGAGATTGTTAAGCTACAGGCTATTGCAAATGAATCTTCCTATTCCGATAAAGATTTAACTCCATTGGTAATCGAACAAACCAAAGCTGCTCAGCAAGAATCTATGAGAAGATTCGAGCAAAATAAGAACGACCAGCAGGTAAGTTTAAAGCAGAGAGAGTTAGATATTAAGGAAAAAGATATCGATGCAAAGCTTAAAATAGCCAAAACAAACAAGAATAAGTTTGACAAGAAAAAATAAGAAAAAAGTTTAGCTATATTCACACACGCACTTTTTTTAACCTCTTGCGTTAATTTTTTATTGCTATAATTTTGAAACCAGACAAGCCGACCAACATATATTGTCATGAATAATAACCAACCCGAAAACGACCAATTAGGTTTAGACAACCTAGAGTTCTTTGAAAATTTTGCTACTGATGATCCGCTAGGAGAACCCACGTACGACCCTAATGCCAACTTAGCCCCTGATATTCTTAGTGGTGAGAAGATGGAGTTAGATGAAGACGACCTTCCTAATCCAAGTGCACAACCAGCTCCCGCAGCTAAACCTGAACTTCCCGCAGAACCTTTAGAGACTGAAGAAGATACAGAAGAATCTGCTCCACTAGAAGGTGAAGAAGAGGGAGAAGAGATTAACTACTACGAAGCTTTTGGCAAAGGATTGCTTAGAGCAGGACACTTTGACTTAGGTGAAGAGATAGATCCAGAACAAGTTGAATGGACAGAAGACAGTTTCTTAGAAATGATGTCTACTACCATTGAGAATAAAGCTTGGAAACAACTAGAAGAGATTGCCGTAGAAGCTTACGGACAAGAAGGACTAGAGTTAGTAAAAGATCTCTTTATTAATAAGGTACCTGTTCAGACATATCTTGCTAAGTACAACGAACAAATTGCACTTGAGAATATTGACTTAACAGACCAACGTAATCAAGAGGCAATCTTCCGTGAGTATTTGTCTCGCACAGGACTTGACCAAGATGAGGTAGAAGAGCAGTTAGAATATGCATTAAAGACTAACAAGCTAGAAACCTTTAGTGAAAAGTACTACGCCAAGTTACTAGAAAGAAGTCGTCAAGAACGTGAAACCCTAGCAGTACAGAGTGCACAGAAAGTTAAAGAGGCCCAAGAAAGAGAGCAGGTTCGTCAAGAATCTTATATTAAAACTTTGGAGGGTGCTATTAAACAAGGTGACATTAATGGATATCCCATTACTCAAAATGAAGCCAGCACTTTATTTAACTATGTAACAGACAGAAACTATCAGCTTCCTAACGGACAGAAGATTAGTGAGTTTGAATATACATTAGCTAAGATGCGTCAGGAAGAACCACAAAAGTTCTTAGCAGTAGCAAGATTGGTGCAAGCAGATTTAGACCTGTCTCCTGTAAAGAAGAAAGGTGTAACTGAAGAAACCAATAGTATTTTTAAGGAACTCCAGAATAAATCTAAGAGGGGACAGAAGACAGAGACAAAGAAAGAGACACAACTCTTTAGTAGTTTCTTCGGACGTTAAAACTTTTAAGAACACATAAAACAAACATAAAATGCCAAATCAATCCATTTCCAGAGTTAACGGACGCGTTATAGCCAACGCCCACGTTACCAGCTCATACTATTCAAAGAATAGTTTGGGTAAACTGACTGACAAAAACTTTGTTGAGTCAATGTTGAAGACCAAGCCTGATCAGTATGACAAGGTTATGTTGCGTCTATTTACTGACACCAAATTGTATTCTAACGATTTGTTGGACTTAGTAATGAAGACAGGCAAGCCTTTTCAAGTAAATGATCCTAATGGTGTATTTACGTACAAAATCAAGAAGGCTTCTGAACTTCCTAAAATCATTGCAAACTTTGCAGACACCGTTGCCAAACCAGGTATCGATGGTCAAGAGTTCGAGATTGTATTTGACAAACAAGGTTTTGTAGCTAACGACATTATTAGTGCTCACCGCTACGAGCAAGAAACTTTGATTCAGATTGTATCTGAGCCCGAGCGTTTCCAAAACGGTTTCAAGTATCGTTGTCGTGCCGCTGGTGCAACTTCTACTGACTTCGTTAACCAACGTTTCTTGACTATTGGAGTAGAGTACTTCAAGATTGGTAACGTATTGGGTGAGTACACCACTTCATTCTCTAGCTTGGGATTGTTTGATGGTCACTTGGAAGTTATGGCTGACGTATTGCAACAATATGGTGTAGAACACACTATCACTGACTGGGCTGATGCCACTAAGTTGGGTATGCAAACTGATGCTACAGGTAATCCTATGGATTTGACCTACTACACTTTGACTGATCCTACTGCTGAAGCTGAGAAAACTAAAATTGTAGGTTGGGAACCAACTGTATCTCGTTTGTTGCGTATGGAAATGATGCGTATGAAGGCCAACATTATGATGTGGGGTCGTCAGGGTAACACCAAAGACGAGAAAGGTCGTTCTACTCGTATGAAGCAAGGTTTGTGGCAGCAGTTGCACTTGGGTAACGTTATCCAGTATGACCGTGGTCAGTTCTCTTTGAACTTGATTCGTTCTGCTGTAGGTGACTTGTTTTACAACCGTGTTAAAATCACTGACCGTAGCATTAAAATCTACACCAACCGTTCAGGTATGGAGTTGGCTTCTACTGCTATCAAGAAAGACTTTAACAACGCAGGATTCATGTTGAATGCTGACAAGTTTATGGATGGTAAAGATCGTTTGAAGCAAGGTTACGCATTGCAATTTGACCACTACATGACTACTGAAACTGGTCCTGTTGAGTTCGTTGAATTGGAACAGTTGAACATGCATGCAACTTTCTTGGAGTTGGGTCCTAACAAAAAGACTCCTCCAATCTTCATCATCTTGGATGTATCTGGTCAAGAAGACGCTGGTATCCGTGAGGTGAAGTTGTCTACTCGTCCTAACATGTACTATCAGTATATCCCTGGTTCAGTAGGATTCGGTTCTCAGCAAACAGTAATTGCTAACAAAGATCCATATTCTACTTACATCATGAAGGATTTCTGCGGTATCTTCTTGGAAGATCCTACCCGTACAGTAATCATTAAAGAATACCCACGTCTCTAATCTAGACGGTCTTTAAAAGGGGAGAGTTTTACGACTCTCCCCTAATAAAGATATAAGATTAACCAAAAACAATCAACCACAATAATGAAAGGAAATCAATTTGCCAAGGGCGTTAAGATCATCAGACCTTATCGCAAAGAGCCCGCTAGTGCTAGAACTCTAGAAGGCTCGTTATTTAGAGAGGGATATAATTTTATCCCAGGAACATCTAAAAAGTTTTACCCCCGTGTTGACTCACGAGGAGTAATACGAACAGGTCTAGATGAAACCGCAATGAAATTGCGTGCCATTGACGACTTAGAAATCAGGGAGCAAGAGATGGAACGTATTAAGAATGTAAAAACTTACTACGAATCTATCTTAGATGAAAGTCTCGACCCTACAAGTACGTTCTATGACGAAATAAAAGAGAATGGTTTTACCCTAGTAGATGGAGATAACATCTTTAACTTAGAGAATCCACGAGACGCTGTCAACTTTTACTGGTTGATGGAGACAGAAGTGGTAGCTTCAAGTATGGAAGAGATTAACTCAGGTAAAGCAGACACATCAATTGTACGATTCTACGTACATGATGGAGAAGTGGAATCTAAAACATCTTTTGAACGGAAGAAGAAAATCAACAGTGCGATTGCAGCCTTGGATAAAATGACTGCAGTTAAACGTAAGAGGGTTCAGAAGTTACTAGGATTAGGATTGGCTGGAGATTCAAGTGAGGAGGAAGTATACAATGCTCTAGACGAGTATTTGCGTATCCCTGCAAGTGCACTTGATAAAGATCCAATCACTGCATTCACAAAGATTGTCAACTACAGTGACGAGATTTTGGCTATCAAGTCATTAATCAGAGACTTAGTTGATAAGAATATAGTTAGAATTAAAGGTTCTATTGTCTATGAGGGAGATCACATTTGGTCTAAGTCAATTGAAGAGTTTGAACTCTACTTGGCAGACCCAAAGAACTCAGAGGTATTTGATTCCTTTAAGGACAAGTTAAAAGCAAAATTGAAGTTCACAACAATATAATATGATCCCAGTACAAGAGTTGGTATACGAGTTTAAGTTAAGCTTAAATAAAATGGACAGACAAGACAACGTGTTAGTCCCTTTGGAAGATATTTTAGTATACTTAAACCAAGCCCAGCTCTCTTGGATTAAAACCAAGATAGGGGAGAATAACATATACAAGGATGGATATGAAGCCACGAGGAAACGCATAGATGATTTGCAGACCCTTAAGGTGGACAATCAATCCTTGACATTACAAGAAACAAATGACGTTCTTTATAAAGGTTACAAAGCAGACTTAAAGCAGGTGCCAGATTACATGTTCTATGTAATGTCACACACAGCAGCGAGTAAGCAGGATTGTAATGCAGGTTTAACAGTAGATTTAATCAGACAAAACGATTTATCAACTTTGTACTTTGATGCAAACTTTAGCCCCTCCTATGAATGGAGATCTACATTTGCTACAATAGGCCAAGATAACATCATCGTATACACCGATGGATCGTTTGAACTAGAGTATGTCTATTTGACTTACTTGAGGTATCCTAAATCAATAGACTCGGAAGGGTATATTAAGATTGACGGTACTGACTCAGTAAATCAAGATTGTGAGTTGCCTTATTATGCTAAGTCAGACATTTTAGACTTAGCTAGTAAGTTTGCCGCACAGTCAACTGATAACCAGGCACAAGCCGCCTTTGCAGAGGATAGATATGTTAAAACAACAGAATAATAAAAAAACAAAATGAACTACGATTTTACACAAGTATTTGTTCCTACTAACAAATACGTTACAACTGGAAACGGATTCGATGCACTAGGTGCTCGTATCTTCGGCGTATTTACTCCTACCTATGTATCAGGTACTGATAGATTGGTTGGTTATCAGTCTGTAGCTTATGCTTCAGGTGCTCCTACTCCTTCAGCTACTCAACCTTTCAAAGAGATTGTGTTGGCTATGGGTACTGGTACTTCTTTCCCTGCTACTAAATTCGGAAGCTTTAAATCTCCCGTAATTAAGAAGGGTAAAGTATCTCAAGTGTCTTATGTAGCTGCTGACGCAACTGCTGCAAGACAGCAAATCACTTACATTGGTTTTGACGAAGTTAACGATTTCAAAGGCCCTTCTTTTTCTTGTGATGAAGAGTACACTTTGACTTTGAAGATTGACGAGTACTGGTCTAAAGGTGTATTCCAACCTTTGATTCAAGAGTCAGTTCGTGTTAAAACTGTATCTTGCACTGAGTGTGGTGGTGGTTGTGATGCATTGAACTGCTACGATTACATTAATGAGATGGTGGCTAAAGTTAATGCTCATCCTTTGTTGAGCAAGTACGTAACTGCTACTCATGTATTCAAAGGTTCTGCTCCTACCTACAAATACACTTTGACAGTTCCTGATAGTTTCGGTACTGGTGCAGCTGCAACTTACATCACTTCTACTTTGCAGCCTTACTACCCTGCAGGAACTTATGGTACTATCACTTTGACTGCTGATGCTGACGGTGCTGACGATGCAAACACTACTGGAAACACTATGTTTGAAATTGCAACTCCTTTGATTGCTAACGTAGCTGATATGCCTAGCTTCAACGGTGTTATTTGGGAGAAGCAGTTGGTATCTGCAGGTTCAGTAACTACTTGTGGTATCAAGTTGGAAGGTAAAGCTTTGGATGCTTTCGGAAACGCTTGTGTTCCTGATGCAGTTCCTTACGTATTTAACTTGGTTAAATTCCAAGCTAACGTACACAAAGGTCCATTTAGCACCCAAGACTTTGACATCAACGATGTAGTAACTCCTTGGTACATCACTACCACTCAGAACATTCGTTATGCAATTGGTCAAGGTTCTGCTATGGCTGAATTGGAGCGTCACTTCTTCCGTAACAACTTGCCAAACGTTGCTGAGTCTGTGTACTACTGGAATCCTATTTACAACGAAGATGTAAACCAATTCTTGTATGTAAACAGCTCTTTGTTGTACAACGTGTTGTCTATCAAATTCTTGGATGATTCTCCAGTAGGATTTGAGAAGAAGTCAACTAATAGCCATGAGATTTTGGTTATGGTAGACACTGCAAATGAAACTTCAAATGGTGTTATTGGAACTGCTAACGTGTTGGCATTCTTTAATTACTTCGCTGCCTAACATTTAATTTGGGGGACTGATACTCCCCCTTTTTTTAACTTTTTAACAAAAACACAAAATGGGAAAAGACATTATTTTAAAGATGGGTACGTACGTGACTGCAGTTACTAACAAAAGTATTGCAGCAGGTGCGGTCCCAGGGGCTTCTTTAGAGAAGTTCGTAGTTAACTTGTTGAAGAGTCCTACCTGTTGCGTAAAGTACGTAACTTTAAGTAAGGCTGTTGTAACTCAATCAGGTAGTATTACTACTGCAGTAACTTTAAATCAGCCTGCTGGTGACATCGTAACTGTAAGTGCTACTATTGGTGCAGGTGCAGCTTCTTCATTCACGTTCAACAATAGTTTTATTAAGGCAGACTCTATCATTCTTGCTACTGTAAATGACACAACAGGTTCTGGTGTGTTGGCAGTACAAACTGATGGTATTGTGGCTGGTTCTTGTACTGTAACTCTTGGTGGTGTTGTTGCAAACACTGGAGTTGTAACTATTGGATTTGCAATCATGTAATTTAATGGGGTGGGAAACCACCCCTTTTTAAACTATGGCAAACTTACAGAGAAATATCGAAGTGTTTAAGGCAAAAGACTGTGCCTATTTGTCGGTGTTAGATACTTCAGTGTATCCAACTGCACCTGACTCAGCAAACCTACAAATTTATGTTCCAGGATATGATACTCCGTTTGAATTTGCATTTGTAGTGGGAGAAGTTAACATCTTCAATTCCTACTCATTTGGATTTACTACTAGTGAGACTGAAGCATTTACAGATCTTCCTGACGGTGTATACACACTTAACTTAGCCGTATGTCCTGACGTAGGAACTTGTACTAGATATCACTTACGTACTTGTAAGATTGACTGTAGACTTGCAGTACAATGGGCTAAGTATGCTCAAGACTGCGAAGATGAAAAAATTCTTTATTACCTTGACCGTGTTGACTTCTTAATTAGGGGAGCAGAAGCCAATGCTGATTTATGCAACCCTGAAAAAGCAACTGAACTTTACATTAAAGCTAATGACTTACTTAGAAGATTTGAACTTGACTGTTAAGCAAAAACTTGCTAAGGCGGCAATTAAAGAGATGCAACACATGAAGTATCTTACTGCTCCTTATTACAAGAAGTCAAGAAAGTATTCAAGATACCTTAAGATTACTCATTGTTTAGACTGTACTGTCAACGCTAACCTTAAAATAAAACTATAACTAGAAACAAATGGCACATAAACCTTGTTGCGAACCTAACAACTGTGTGGAGATAATTCCATCTAAGTGTGTTAAATATACTGGGACTCCTACTACAGATGGTCCTATTGATAAAGAGTTTACTTGTACTCCTTATCTAAATGACGTTATTCATTTATTTGATGATAATCTTAAAGACATTATTGGAAAAATCGGTATTAGCAAAACTGCGCTTGATAGTGCTAACTCATCTTGTGGTCTTGGTTTGGTTAATACTGCTTCTCTTACTACATACGAAGTTAACGATACTCGCTATGTTCAAAGTGAAGTAGTTGTACAGCTATTAAATGTTGTATGCGCCTTACAAAAACAAGTTAACTACTTAAAGAATGAGAATGTTACTACAGACAGTGGTAACGTATTTTGGCTTGATTTGCCTTTAGACCAAGACTTCAAGACTTGGTTGAGTGTAAATGGCCAATGTATCTTGACAGAGCCCTGTGTACCTGCAGGTGGTATTACTACCTTGAGAGGATTGTTACAGGTTATGATAACTAAAATTTGTTCTTGCTGCCCTTAAATATATAAAAAATGACTACATGTGCTGATTGCTACGGTGTAAATACAATTGACCCTTGTGCCGAAGTAGGTTGTTTGTCGACCAACTTTGGAAAGTGTATTACTTATTCTGGAACAAGTTTATTCTGTTCTTTAGGTCCTATCAACACCTTTACTAGGTCTGGTACTGCTGTGGCTATTACACCTGCTGTTACAGTCGTTGTAGCAGCTACAGGGGGTGCTGGTTCGGGAGCTACCTTTAGTGTGACTAGAGGGCCTTCTTCAACTTCGTACATTGTCTCCTTGGTAAACCCAGGAAGCGGTTATGCAGTTGGTGACAGTTTGACTATTGCAGGTGCTTCATTAGGAGGAACTACTCCTGCCAATAACCTAACAATAGCTGTAGCTACACTATCCGCTTTGATAGATACTACTTACACAATGGATGCAGCCATAAAGAATCTGCATGATAGATTGTGTAACTTAACTCCAAGTGGTCTGTTGTACAGTGGATTCAACTACAGTTGTCTCAGAAGCGGTGGTAACTTAGAATCTACTGGTTCTGCTATTACAACAGCTCAAGGATTTGCTGAGAGTGCTAGTGCTGCTTTATGTGCTTTGAATACAAGAGTCAAAGCGGTAGAGACTCCTACCTTTACAGTCCCTGCTTGTGTTACAGGTTTGACTTCTGGAGTATCTACTCTTGGAGCTATCTTAACTGAGTACGGCAGTAAGATTTGTGCTATTGCAAGTGGTTCAGGAGGAATTACAATTACAGGAGTTACAGTTCCAGGGTCTTGTACTATGACTGCTCAACCTTCCTCTAGTGCTTCTATTGGTACTTGGTTTGATTGGGTAGTAGATAACATGTGTTCAATCACCACAGGATTGAGTGCAAGCATTACTTCAACAAACTCTAACGTAAGTACAATCACTACTTTCTTGGGAAGTACAGTTAGATTTAACAATAGTGCAAACTGCCTTACAGCTTTGGGAGGTACTGGTTCTGATTCAGCCCATGCTACTATCAGTTACTTGACTACTAAAGTATGCTCAGTAGACACTACAGTTACTGCAATTCCTGCCTACATAAAGACAGATACACTTGCTCTTAACTGGGTAGGATGTTTTGGTTCAGCACCTTACAGCTTTACAAATACAGGAGCAAGCATTCAAACGCAGTTGCAACGTATTGTTACTGTACTGAACGCAGAGAAAACTACTTACTCTGGTGACTTTACTGTAACTACAGCAGGCTGCGGTTCTAAAATTGTTTCTTTGGCAGCTGGAGCTACATTTACATGTGCTTCTTTGGCTTCTTGTTCTATAGATGCTTTGGGAGATGTAGTAATAACTACTCCTTCAAATCCTCATGTACTTTACTACAATGGAACAAACTGGGTAAATAGAAATATCAATCAGTTGGTAACTCTTACTAGCACTGACTCTACTGTTACTATTACTCCTACTACAACTGCAGGAAATGTAAATTACAACTTGTCAGTAGCAGGTGCTGCAGCTACTAGGTATAACTTTACCGCATCAGCTGTTGCAGGAGCAAGTAACTTAAATTCTGCTACATTCCCTACCTCACCTGGTAGTGGATACTTGATGGGTGTTAAACATGGAGATATGGTAACCTTAAATGGTAATATCAGATTGGTATCAACAGGTAGTTTTAGTTTAAGTAGTGGAGCTGCAGTTGACATTGCAGTTGCACCCGCAGCAATTAGACCTACCTCTACAGTATACTTCTACGCAAGAGTATTGGTACGTGCTACTGCTCCATACACCGAGCCAAGTGCTTCTCACGATGCAATGGTTTCCCTTGATTCATCAGGTCAACTTAGACTGATTCCTTATCCCACATATCCCGCAGGTAGTGTAGTATACAGTGCCTCTGGGTCAAACGTAGAAATCTTATTAGGAGGTCTCTCTTATACGGTTCTACCATAATAAAGAACTTGGCAGTAATTTGGTTGGTTGTCTGTCAAACATCCAAACGGAGCCTAGGCAACTAGGCTCTTTTGGTTTAAGTAAAATTAATTGACAATCGTAATGGATTAAATTATATTTGTATTAAAAGGTAAGCTAATGACTATATCAGATGTAATATCTAGAATTAAAGTTTCTAATAAGTTTATTAGTGATGATGACTTGGTGTCCGATAGATTTATATACAACACTTTAAAGACCAAGGCAAGTGCTTTACTTAGAAGAGAAATTAACCTTAGAAAGTTACTAACCTCTGACAACGTCTACAGTGCTTATGAATGTATCCACTTAATAGAAGCTCCTGGAGCTGAGTGTGACTTGAAGTGTGATATCCGAAGAACTCGCAAAAAACTTCCTAAAATTGAAGAGGGACTATACTCTTACTTTATCCAGGGTGTATTCAACACCTCTAACTCGGAAGAGATTTTTCCTACAACTATTAGGGACTTTATTAACCACACACGTCTAAGAGTAAAAACAAACAGATCTTATTATACTATCCGTAATGGATATCTCTATGTGTTGAACCCTGACGTAGAAGCAGTAAACATGTATGCATATTTTACAGAGCCTGTTAATCCTGCACCTTGTATGTCTATGTATGATATGGAGTTTAAGTTTCCTGAGTATCTGTTAGATGCTTTGTTTGAAACTACAAACCAAAGTTTGGTAAACTACCATAAAATGCTTCCTGAACCTCATAGTGATAACGAAGATGACCAGCCTTAATACTAGAAAATCTATTAGGTCAGATGTAAATCCGACTAGTAGAGATACTTACGATAAGTTTGTAAAGACTACTGGTCGTACTGATATCTCATATGAGATGTATACAAAGATTATTCTTAAAGTCAACGAAAAGGTAGTAGACAAAGCTATTACAGGTAGATATGCCGTAAGGTTTCCTAAACTAGGTATTTTAAGTTTAGTTAAAGTAACTCCTACAAAACTCGTTCGTAAAATTGATTGGGGTCGTTACCATAAAGATGGTGTATATACCACTTTTAAGAACTTTCATTCAGATGGTATGATGTACAGACTATTCTTTTACTTGTACGAAAGGAAGAATACTGAGTTTGGATTTTATAATTTTCTATTAAGTCGATCTAATCGTCAGCTTTTAGCCACTAAAGTAATTAACGATGAAGTACAATAACTATAAATACATAACATCTGAGCCTCTAGTTGCGGAGGTTAAACAAGAGTTGAAAACTTACTTTGAGGCAGGTGCCGTAAGTGAAGTTCTTATTCCGACTTTTGTAGACCAAGCACTACGTAAACTTAATGTACTTGCATTGAGACCTGAGGAAGCGGTAGTACGCATCGAAGATTATAAGAGTGAGATGCCTTATGACTTCTACTTACTGGACTACGTGTTGTCTTATTCTTCAGATGTATTTTGGGATTCAGCAGTTAGTTCTGTTATTGGTACTTGGTATAAAGACATCCAAGTAGATGGATGTAGCACAGAGTCAAGCGTGGAGATGTTTGAACGGATTACTATTCCTATGCCTGGCTTTAGGATTATGCTCAAGCATCCCAAGTGGATTAGGGTCTACTTTGACTCCACGTCACTTTGCACTGAGAATTGTCAAAACCTTAAGGTAAGCAGTACTGACATTATCAAGATTAATCAACACAAAAAGATATCTGCTACTTTCCAAGAAGGTTGTTTATATGTTAAATACTTTTCTAGACCTGTAGACGACTATGGAATGGTTATGATTCCAGAAGTAATGGAGGTAGAAGAATATGTTAAGTCTTACTTAAAGTATAAGTTCTTCGAGCAAATGTGGCACTCTGTAATGGATGAGTCTAGCAAGCAAGTAGAGGCCAAACTTCAATACTATAAAAGAGAGCAGTTAGAAAAACTTCAGGCTGCCTACAATATACTCATGAGCAAGACTAAACAGCAAATCGCTGATAGTATTGTTCGCACACGTAATCGTTTTAGTAAATTTCATATAGGTTAACAATGGAGTTCAAGGGTAATCAAAATACCAACGGTCTAAACTTAGACTCGGTCAACTGGCAGGTTCAAGGAAATCAGTTGACTTGGGCATTGAATGCTAATATTCAGTCCCATGATGGTAATACATTTACCTATACAAATGAAATGTCTAACCAAGTCTGCGTGGACTTTAGTTCGTTTAAAGCTGGCTATAGGATCGTAGGACTCTTAAATATTATAGAACAGAACCGTGTTGTTGTCTTCCTAGTAGGACCAGACGGTAAAGGAGAGATAGGAGTAATTACAAACAATGGTTTAGACTGCATTACTAGTGAAGAAGTTGAAACCGACTGCGGTTGTGTTGGGGGTAAGGTTTTAAGTTCTACTGTGACTAAAGTTAAGAACACCTCAACTTCAGCAAATCCTAATTGTATTTATGGTATTATCTACGAATCTATTAGCAATGCTGCAGGTGAAGAGCCTGCTTTTATTACTAATTATAATTATTACTACGTAGATTGTAACGGCAATAGAGTACAAGGCAATACAAGTTCGTTAGTATTTACCACGGTAGCAGATTGGTATGCAGATAACGGTTATACTCCAGATGCTTCTATGTCACCTACTTATTTGGCTAGTAGAGTCAATGTAGTATGTTATGACCGCATTGCTACAATAGATTGGTCTAATGAGTTAGGAGATGGTTCTAGTCCTAGAGTAAATCCTTTTCAGCATCCAAATGCTAGTTCAGCAGGGTTTGATACTTTTCCCTGTACATCTTTAGTTACAGAAAAGTCTTGTTGTGATTACGATTCAGTTTTGATAGATGAATGCTGTGCAGATTGTTGTCAAGATTGTTACACTGTAACTCTTCAAACTATTAATCCTACAGTTCCTCCTGGAAGTTCTACAGGTCAAGTAGTAATTGAGTACACAGATTGTAACGGAAACATAGTAAGTATAGAAAATCCTAACAACACCTTTGAAGGGTATGGGTCTTTTAATATGCTTAAAGATAGTTGGAGAGTTATTTACAGAGGCACTCCAGGGGTAGATGTTGTAGTTGCTTACGAGAATATCTATTCTACAGGAAACTGTAACCCTTGTTTAGATCCTTCTCCCTCTAATTGTTGTTTGAACTTTGACATTGAGCATCCTATCTATGCGACATATAGAGTAGATCAGTGTGAAACTAGAGTATACTTTGTAGATAAGAAGAATCCCCCTCGTTATTTGTCTCTTGAAAGACCACTTAACAGAGATGCTTGTGGAGAGAGTCAAGACTGTGGAGGAAAAAAGCTAGTAACTAAAAAGAGTTGTGGGGAGTTAAAGATATTTCCTGATACCTGCCACCCTAAAGTAACTCCTATCCGTGTAGGTACAGGAGGACAATTAAAGGCAGGTACGTACCAGTTTGCAATAGCATACACAGATGACGCAGGTGTAGAGTTAACTGACTATTTTGACTTTAGTCAACCTATTCCAATCTTCGAAAAGAAACTTACAAATCTTATCGACTACGTTACTAACAATGCTATTACAGTTCAGATAGACCACAAGGTAAACATCTTTGATTATTTTAACTTAGTAGTAGCAGAGACAGTACAAGGAGTTACAACTACTTACCAGTTAGTAGGAAAGTATCGTGTAGATAAACAGTTCTTACAAGATGTTATTATCTATACTGGGGAAGTTAAAACTACTCAGTCTAGCCTAGAGCCATTAGTACGTACTCCATACTATAAAACAGCAGGTATCGTAGAAAGTCAAAACGACATTTTATTATTGGCAGATTTAGAAAAAGAGGCTCAATACAACTTCCAACCTTTTGCTAATAAGTTAAGATTACAATGGGAAACAGTAAAGATGCCATTTGGAGACAAGTGGGATTACTCAAACCCTGAAGTAGCTTGTGTATTTCGTACCTACCAAAGAGATGAGGTGTATGCTTTTGGTATTAAGTTTAAACTAAAGACAGGTAAGTATACTGAAGTATATCATATTCCAGGTCGTGCAAAAGACGTAGTACCTGGAGACACAACTTCTATTCCTACCTCAAGCGGAGATAACTTCATAGAAGAAGGAGATTGTTTAGATGCACCTTTGGCTAAACCAAAGTGGGAAGTGTATAATACTGCAGGAGTCGGCACTACTGTAACACCAGTACAACCTACAGAGTTGGAAAAACAGTTCTCTTGTGCTATCTTAAATGATAAACGAGGAGAGTTTGCATATTGGGAGTCAAAAGAAATGTATCCATGTAACGAACAGATATGGGATACTGATGCTTGGGGTAATGCATTGGCAGGTACACCGATTAGATTTCATAAATTCCCTGACTCTAACATCAGCCACATTCATGATGGTTTACATAACTCAGGTTCTTTATTTCCGAATTTTGACCAACAGACCAACGTATTTCCCATAGGAGTAAGAGTAGACGCAGGAGTATTTAATGACCTACTCAACACGTTGTCTATTGAGAATACATCAGCTCCAGAAAGTCCTTACTTAGCAAAAGATTTAATATGTGGATACGAGATAGTATATGCATCAAGAGTAGGACACAAGTCTGTAGTAGCAAAAGGTCTTCTATATGACGTAGGTTACTTTAGAAGTAACAACGGAGAGAAAGAATACTACTACCCTAACTATCCATTTAACGACATTAACTGGAGAGGAGATTCTGTAGTATCAGATCCATACTTAAGAACAAGTAGTGATTGGTATAATAAACAGGATAGAAGAGAAGCTTTGGGAGGAGATTTAAATGAATTCTCTCATAATGGATTTGTCACTTCTAATACGTTAAGTTACAAGCACAAACGATTTACCTTCCACTCTCCTGACACACACTTCTCTTACCCTAGAATAGGTTCTGAGTTAAAACTAGAGACAGTAGAGATAGGTAAAGTTAGAGGCCACTTTGTAGAAGTAGAAGAACATAGTAAAATTAAACTCTTTACTGCACGGGTAAGTCAAGTTTCTGGTTTACTATCTACCCTGTTGAATATCAAAGATTACACTTTGGATACTTCAAACTTGTTTAATGATCAGGCTATGTTTGTACAGTTAATTGAAAAGTTTGTACCAAAGATTAACTTAGCTTGGCAGTATAACGGAGTAGGTAAATATAATGGCTATAGAACTATTGCTAATGCAGGACATAAACGCAGAAGAGTTCGGTTTGGAAATTATGCTCCTAGTGAAATCTTGACCTTTGGACAGGGAGAAAAACCCTTCCACAACAGATTCCGTGAGACTAGTGTATACTTGTCTCTAAATGGAGAGTTTGATCACCACCACAGCGACTTAATCGACAACTCAAGATATATCTCTAGTGAGGACTCAGTAGACAACGCTACAGATGTAAACGACTCTCGTACTACAAGAGCATACTACGGTTCTATTAAAGACTACAGACCGAGTCAATACGGTCCTTTGACAAACCTAAGTTATATGTCAACGGGTTACTCAGTAGATATAACTACAGACCAATCAGGAAACGCTCGTCAAATAGAAACGTTTTACCCTGCTTTTGGTGGAGATACTTTTATCAATGCATTTGCACTTAAACGTAAGCAGTCTTTCTTCCGTCAAAACTTAGCAGGTAAGCCAGACGACATTCCTATTAACTATTACTTGTTTCCTAACTTAGGATACCCTACATATTTCTATGGATTTAACTCTAATACAATAGACGTAGTACAAGTATTACAAGATCAGTTGGCAACTCTCATTGTTGAGATGGCAGCGGTTGGAATTATTGCCGCAGCTATTGCCTACATGGGAGACGCTAAAGGTGCGGGAGAGATAGCAATGGCTGCTGTATTAAATTTACCTAAAGCAGCTCTACTAGATACTGTATCTGATTTATTAGGTGGCACTAGACCCTTTGTCTTCTTGGATGATGACGTAACCTTTACAGCACCTAATAAAAGCTATTTCTACTACAAGGGTAAAGTATACTTATTCTCTTACGGCATTCCTGTATTCTTTGTAGAATCAGATGTTAACGTAGACTTCCGTCATGGTAGAAACGAAAGAGAAGAGAATTTCTATGGAGCTAAAGAACTTGGAGAGATTCCTGACCAATGGTTGCAAGAAGTAAACGTACCAATCAAGTATGATAACTTCTATTATTACAATCCAGGGTATTCTATTCAAAACAAAATCAATCCTAACTTCCCATACAATGAGAATTATCCTGAGTTGTATTGTGAGACAGATTTGTTTAACCGTGTGATTTATTCTGACCAAGGAAATATTTACGGCAAGGGTGATCCGTGGTTAAACTTTAGAAGGGCTAACTTCTATGACTTTCCTAAGAGCACAGGAAAACTTATTGCTTTGAATGGTATTGAGAACGTTAAAGTTTATGCACGTTTTGAAAACAACACAAAACTTTACAACTCTATTATCACTTTGGATAGCAACAATCCTATCTCAATGGAGATTGGAGATGCTAGTATGTTTAAACAAAAGCCAATTGAACTCTCCACTTCTGATGTAGGGTACTTAGGTTCTCAGCATAAGGCATTTGTTAAGACAACTCATGGAGGGTTTTGGGTAGATGCACGTAGAGGTCACATTTATAAAGTAGGGGGTAGTGACGGTATAGAGGAAATTTCAAACAAAGCTTCTATGAACTGGTTCAAAGAAAACCTTCCTTTCCAGATTATTAAAGACATTCCTGAGTTCCCTGTTGATAATACCTTTAAAGGAATTGGTATTGCAATGGGATGGGATGAGAGATATCATCGTGTGTTTGTAACTAAACTTGATTACAAAATTAAAGTCCAATACATAGATGATATAACTTACCTCAACAAAAAGCTGTATTACAATGATGTTGAGATTGAGTTGGGAGATTTGACGTACTTTGAGAATAAGTCTTGGACAATGAGTTACAATGTTTTAACGAAGACTTGGATTTCATTCCACTCATTCATTCCAAACAATTACGTATCTTTTATCGACCACTTCCAGACAGTTACAAAGACATCAACTTGGAATCACAACTTGTCTCCTTTAACATATCAAACTTACTATAATCAATTCTATCCTTACATTATAGAGTTTGCCGTAAACAGTGCTCCTAACTCAGCAACTGTAAACTCAGTAACCTACTTTCAAGATGTACACAAGTACTACAATCGTACTGAATACTATTCTCTAGGTTCTAATAGTGATAAGAACACTCCTAACTTTACAAAAGCAATCATTTATAACAAGGAGCAAGTGTCTGGTATTGTTAATTTAGTTCCACAACTCTCTAATAACGCACGTCAGCGACTTATTTATCCTAGAGTATCAGGAGTAGGTCTAGAGGTATTATTAAGCAAGAGAGACCACAAAAATAGCTTTAATGGATTTTGGGATGCTACTAACAATAAAAAGAACTTTCAAAACTTATTTAGCACAGATTGGGAAGATGTTAGAACTACTTATCCAATAGACAAAGTGGTGAATCCTAAGGCAGTTATCTATACTACTTACAATATGGGTAAGCAAAAGATTAGAGCTACTTTCTGTAAAGTAAGATTAATTCAAGATAAGTTTAACCGTTACAAGTTCATTAACAATTTACAACTAACCCAAATAAATAACTCAATAACATGACACCAGAATTGATAAGTTCTATGAAACCCGAAGTGGTTTTAGGACAGATGTTTCAATCTAGAGATATGATGCATATTGCACATTTTCAAACTACTTCGTATGCCCAACATAATACGTTACAAAAGTATTACGAAGGAGTTCTAGAACTTACCGATGAGATAGCAGAAGTGTACTTTGGATGTATTGGCAAAAGATTAAACTTTAAAATCCCTGCTTCTGATTACATGAATCCTGAGACGCACCTAAAGCAGTTTAAAGACTACATAAAGAAGCATAGAATTGTGTTTGGTATGGATAGAACTGATGTACAAAATCTTATAGATGAGTTAATCGCTTTAATCAATAAGACATTATATTTGCTTACACTAAGTTAATTGCTTAAATACGATGAATAACTCAAAACTACAGGAACTTTATTATGCTAAGTCGGGCATAAAGATGAAGAAAGGTGGTAGCTGGATTAAAGATGCTATTAAGAAGCCAGGTTCATTTACTGCACAAGCTAAAAGAGCAGGTATGTCTACGGCTGCTTTTAGAAATAAAGTACTTGCTAATAAAGAGAGTTTTTCTTCTACTACAGTAAAGCGAGCACAACTTGCAAAGACATTGTCTAAAATGAAGAAGTAATGAAGTCATCTTTATTTGAACACTACAAGGCTAAGTATAAGGTAGGAGGTAAAACTCCTGTCAACGCTAAGGGCATGTGGTATCAAGACGGAGATGTAGTAGTTCCCTCAAACAACATTACTATGAAAGGCCCCAAAGGAGAGAGTGATTACTTTAACTCTCCTATAATGGGTATTGGTATGCAAAGTGGTACTACAAAAGTCATGCAGCCAGGAAAAGATTATACTTTTCCTAACGATAAATCTGTTTACGAAACTAAGAAGTTTCAACAGGGAGGTGTAGATTATCAAAAGAGATTAAACGAGTACATGGCTAAAGACACCCAAAGGTCTAAAGTTATACCTAAAGGCGTGTCCCTAGACACAGATTTAAAAGATATACAAAACCAATACTTAAGGCAAATGGACGCTACAAAGAATGTTGGCGATTTGTCTCCTCAAGTATTAGAAGCTATTAAAAGCAGTGGAATCAATCTTAGTTCCAGAGTAGCTTTACCCTCAGAGTTAGGTAATTTAAACTACAGTGGCTCTTACAATCCCTTTGACACTAATGCTAGTGAGAACTTACTTAACAATTTATCTTACAGTAAAAATCTACCTAAGGGAAGTATAAGAGTAAGCCCCAACAGTCAAACACTAAACTTAAGAAGTAAGGATAGTAACCTTAGTGTAAGTAGAAGAATGTCTGACTCAGAAATATTGAATCAGTTAAACTTTAATACTCAAGTACTTCCAGAAATATTATCTGTTTACGGAGGCACAGAGTTCAAGGGTAAAGACGCAGTTACTCTTAAGGGTCTTGACCCACTACAACTACAAGCCAATGTAGATGCTAACTTAGGCATACAAGGGCAGGTAGGTCCTTTAAGATATAATGTCGAAGGACAGTATAATCCTAAAACAGGAATGACCTACGAAGGTGAAGCCTCATTGAATCTACTTAAAGACCGTCTTAACATTTCTGGCAACATTCAAGCAGAAAATCAAGCAGTTCAAGGATACAACGTAGGAGCCAATTTAGATCTTGGTAGAAATATAAATCTTAGCGGTAGTTACTCAAAACAAGCAAATCAACCTGGCAACTATAACATAGGATTAAGTTATATGAATGCCTTTGAAGAGGGAGGAGAAATCGAAGATGAGGAAGATGAAGAAAAGAATGACAAGGAGATGGTGGAAGGTATTGCTGATATTTTAAGAAGAGTTAAAGATAAAAACAATAGAAAACAAATTGCAAAGCAAATGGTAGATGATTTTGAGGAGGAGGATGTAGAGTATAGTCTTGACGACTTTATGGAGGCTGCCAAAGTAATGCAAATGGGAGGCATGTCTATACCAGGAGTTAACGGGACAGTAGTAGCTAGTATTAGTCCTGTAAGTTTAAAAGATACTTATAAGAAGAAAAAGAAAAAATGAAAAAGCAAATGATAAAACGGGCTGATGGTTCTTACTCTCAAAGAGGATTGTGGGATAACATTAGAGCAAATCGGGGTAGTGGTAAGAAACCTACCGCAGAAATGCTTAAGCAAGAACGTAAGATTAAAAGAAACATGGCTGAGGGTGGTATAAACAATCCAGGCTTTGAGGCTTTACCTGGTTACGTTCAAGCTAAAATACAGTCTAATGTGCAGGAGGGTGGGTTAATGCCTCAAACTGCTATAGGACAATCAGTACTTCAAGAAGCTATGATGGCAAAAATGCAAAGTGGTGGTAAGATGCCAGCAGATATTGCACGTGCTAGATTCATGGCTGCAGCTAATGGCAATGTAGGTCAAGCTAAAGCAACTGCTTCTAAGTATGGTTACAAAATGCAAGTAGGAGGATTTAGTCCTACAGGTATGCCTAATATGAATGCAGGTACAGCAGGATTTGATTTCTCTAAAGCCTCAGCATTTGCTAATGCCCCTAAAGAAGAAGTACCTACCGACATAGAAAGAATGGAACCTTTGGCTATAAGAAGAAAACGTTCTTTTTTAGATAGAGTAAAAGGTAATGTAAGAAAGGCAGGAAGAGCATTAGGTCTAAGTAGTCCTGCTCCTAAGACAGATTCCCAACAAGTAATGGATGAGGTTGTTGGACAGTCTCAAGCTAATCAACAGGCACGTGCTGCTTCTTTTGTACCTACGAGTACACAAACAAGTAAAGCTGCATTTAATAAAATTAAGTCTGGTGATGTGTCTATGCAAAACATAGGGGATTACATGGAAGGCTTTGGTACTTACTTGAACGCAAGCAGTGATAGAAATGTTGTAACTGATTTATTTGATATTGGAACTGCTGGAGCAGCGGCTGTAGGTGCAACTAATATGGCTAGCAACTTAGCTAGTAGCAAGGCAGTTACTGAAAAGGTAATGCAGTCCTCAGTAGGTAAAGCAGTAGATTTAATAAACCCATTAAGTATTGGGGCTAGTTTAGTTTCAGGAGCAGCAAATGCGGCAGGTGAAGTTTCTGCAGGTAATTATACAGAAGGAGTATCAGCTGCAGGTAAAACAGCAGCATTGGCCGCTTTGAGAGGTAAGGCTGGTAACATCTCTGAAGGAGTTATAGGTAGAGGAGCAAATGCTGTTGGAAGAACTAAAGCAGGAAGTGCTGCAGGCAATTTAGTTGGTAGCGGAGTAAGTAAAGGTGCACAACATCAATTTAGTCATGCAGGGCAACATATGCTGTTGTCTCCTTTATTAGCTTACAAAACAGGAGGTAATACTAAAAATATGTATTCTAAAAAATACATGGCATTAGGAGCAAAGGTTATAGATACCTACGCAGCAGATGGTAACGATCCTAAATTTGAACAGTATTACAATCAACAGATTCAAAAACTAAATCAATCAGGAGTTACTAAAGCTGACTTGCCGACTAGAAACGCTGTATACGATTACTACAAGTCTTCTAACCCTAACTCATATGCAGACCAAACAGGTCGTATGATGTTTGACTCTCCTTCTGCTAAACCTATGTTAAAGTCTAACACTTTTACAGAGGCAGTAGATCCTAATACAGGACAAGTAGCAATGCAACCCACTAACTTAAAGAAGGAGATATTCAATCAAGAGGTTAAGAAGTTTGAAAGTGGAGGTACACTCAAAGACATGTATTACATGAAGAAGGGTGGACAATTTCCAGACCGGTACAAGAAGATGGGATTTAGTGGTGTAGACCAACCTAAAAGAACTACGAGTGGAGGCAAGAGTCATGCAGTAGTTACTAAGGTTGGAGGCAACTACAAGTTGATTCGTTTCGGACAAGCAGGTGTAACAGGAGACAGGACTAATACTAAGCGTGCAGCATCTTTTAAAGCACGTCACGCAAAGAATATAGCTAAAGGTAAATCTTCAGCTGCATACTGGGCTAATAAAGTAAAGTGGTGATAACTTACTAATATACAACAACATGGCAACTAAAGCAGCAAAATCTAAAAGTACTTCTACTTCTAATTTGTTTAAAGAAAAACCTAAGGTCAACAGACCAGGAGTTCATGCAAAGACAAGAACTTCTAAGTTAAAACAAAGTAGAAACTACAAGAAGCTCTCAAGAGGTCAGGGCTAAGTAATTACTTGCTTTTTCTCCTTAATCAATTATATTTGTATTTAGACTTTTAAATATAAATATTATAATTAATAAAGTTAATAATAATTAAAGTTAATGAATACTGGTAAAAATAGAGTTAAAGGTTTAAAGACGGCACTTTTTAGGAAGTATCAGACTGACCCTATAGTTAAAAATCCAACAGATATGTTGGGTATTCCTGACTTAACTCAAAGTATAGAAAAGGAGTTAAACTATAAATCTAGTCCTTATGACTACTCTACCCCTGAGCAAACTCCCAATGTAACTAGAGAAAACCCTGAAGGGTTTATGGCAGTTAACATTGATGAGAAGGCAGAAGTAGCACAAGAGGAAGCACCAACTATCACACCTCCAAGAGATTGGAGGAACTATGTAAGAGCAGGAGTAGGTGCAGTATCTAACATTAAAGGAGTACAAGATGACGCTAAAGGTCGTATGAACTTAACTGAAAGAGTTCAGAATTTAAATGACCAAGCTAGGTATATGCCTAATGAGTATGAAAACATGGCAAGACCTGGAAGTCAATCTGTAATTTTTGCTAAGCACGGTGCTGAAGTGCGTACAGGCACACAGACAGGAGCAGAGGAAGCTGAGCTAGAAAGAGGTGAAATGTTTATGCTTCCAAATCTAGACAGTTACGTAGTAGGTGGTAAGAAGCACCATTCGGGTGGAGAAAAGTTTGTACTGCCTCAGGGCACTATTGTATTTTCTGACTACTTAAAAGTTCCTGGTACAAGTAAAACTTTTGCCCAAATGGCAAAGAGTTATGATATAACAAAGTACCGAGAGACTTTGGAGAATCCACATGCAAAAGCAGTTGATAGAGATACTGCACAAATCATGATGGATAGGAACATGAAAAAGTTGCAAGAGTTATTTGGTATACAACAAGCCAAGAACGGCAACTCTAATGGAGAAGCAGAAACACAAAGTATGAGAAAAGGGCAAGCAGGTTTAATTAATGTAAACCGAGCTCCGACCTTTGGTCCTAATGCACCTGCCGTGTTGACTCCCGAACAACAACAACAGTACTACCTAAACCAAGGTATGTTTAATAACCCTGGATACTCTAACCAAAGTGCAACTTTAAATACTATTCCTGAGTATATGCAAGGGGATGTAGAGTTAGAAGCTAAGTCAGCAGAGGCAGACGCCTTAACTAAACATTTGCAGAAGTTAGATACAGCGGAAAAAACTGCTGAGATTGCAAAGAAAGCTACGGAAGCAAAACCAAATACAGGTTCTGCAGTTATGCCTAGTGCCACTACTTCTGCAGCACCTGCAGTTCCTTCGGTATTAACTCCAGAACAAGCAAAAGAGTTTGTTAAGAATCAAACTTTATTTGGAGATCAAGATTTAAACAGTACTAATAACCAGCTACAGCAATCCAATAACACGGCTGCTAAAGCAGGAGCTACTCAGGCAGATGTTACTAGTGCAGGAACTGTAAGTAAAGGTAATGGAGCCGATGAGAATTCTATCTACAGAAAGAAAACAGCCAGTGGTAGAAGTTATTACGTAGAGGGTCAAGGAGAATTTAAAGGTAAATCTTATAGAGACCAATACGGAGGAGATGTATTTAACTTAGTACGTAATCGTCTTAACGAGCACTACGAAGAGTTGACACCTACCCTTTTGTCTGCTTATCAGGCTCAGTTAAAAAATAAAAATTTAGCAGTAGGTAGTGCAGAAGAATTAGTCGATGTAATGGAGTCAGGGAATAGCTCTTTGGTAGCTATGAGAAACTACTTTAAAGTCATTGGCAAAGAAGGAGACTTGTTTGATCCTGCTTTAGATAAGGGAGCTTTTGATAATATGGCTCAAGCTAAAACGGCTAAGTTATTTAAAGACTACGTAGAATCTCCTCAGTATGCGGCAGATGTAAAAGCAGGTAAAGCATCTACATTTATTCCTTGGTTAAAAGAACAACCTAAATTAAGTAAAGACTCTAAAGGTAATCCTATCTATACTTTGGAGAATGCGGAGATTAACCACGACTACACAGAAAACTACCAAGCGTCTTACAAGGCATTTGCTGCAGTTAAAAAATCTAAACCCGAATTACTAAAAGGTTATAGAGTAGCTCCCGAAGGATTACAAGATCACCAATGGATGGGACTTCCTATCTCTCCTGTGGATAGATGGGGTGGTAATACAACTATCGGTCAGATTAGTGCCTTTGAAGATGAAGAACCTATTAAACCCCAAAAGCCAAAAGAGGGTGTTAAAACTGAAGACGGTGGTGGGGAGTTTAATAAGAAAATAACTGGAAGTCCAGGAGGAGAGTATGTAAAAGCTCCTTTTGACTTCCCTCAACTTGCACCTGAATTGTATGGGATGGCTTCGGCACAGATGTTTGCATATCAACCTATGGACTATACAGCTCCATACTTAATGCCTCAAACATTGAATATACAACCACAGTTACAAGATATTGACAATTCTTATATGGCGGCTATTAATGCAGGTGCAGATCCAAACGCAGCATTACTTGCAACCTTAGGAGGAAAGCAAAGAATCTACTCAGAGAAACAAAACTTTGATGCACAACAAAGAGCAGCTACTGATCAATACAATGCACAAGCACGTTGGCAGGAAGATGTATATGACATGCAGTCTTTAGATAAAGTATACAATACTTTGATTGCACAGGCTGACGATGCTGTTACATCACAGCGTCAAGCATTGATTGACTCTGCTGCTAAGAAACGTGAGATGTACAATCAAGAAGAGAATCGTAAGGCATTGTATATTAATAACTTTGTAAGGAATTATAAAGTAGACGGTAAGACGGGAGCTATTACTGTAAAGCCAGATACTGTTACAAGTTTAGTAGACTTGGGGGAGATGTTGTTCAACAATCAAGTACAAGACAAAAGTAAAAAAAGTACCACAGCTACTACAGGCACTACAAGTACTACAAGTACTACAACTACAGAAGAATCTAAATAACTAAACTATGGCTATTTCAGCACAACATACCAGATTTGTCTCTCATGATTATATAAGTCCCCTACCAGCAGAGGACTTAATCAAAGTTGCTTTAAAGAAGCAAGAGATGTACGATGAAGGCCGACAAAAGATTAAGCAAGAGGTAGATAAGTATCAGCAGTTACGTGGTACCATTGTTAACGAGAATGCACTTAAGTACTTTGACCAAGAGATGGGTAAGTTTGTAAAGAACGTGAACGAAAACGCAGGACTTGACTTTGCAAACATTAACAACGTAGAAGCTGTAATGAACATAGGCAAACCACTAGAGAATGATAAGTACATTAAGATAGCTCTAAAGAATGGTATGGAGTATCAACGACGTACCAAAGAGTTGAGTGGTATGGCTAAGGATAAACGTAATTCTGATAATGATCTTGTATACATGCAAGATGCACAAGAGTACATTCAGAATGGAGGTTTGGATACTGAGATTGTTCAAAATAAATCTTACGAGCAGTACATAGACATCAGTAAGAAATTAGCTGATGCAGAAAAAGAAATTCCTGCAGAGACGTTTGAACGTATTGAACAAGGTCCGCAAGGATACTTAAAAGAGGTTGAGTATACTCGTAAACGCCAACAAGACATTTATGAGAGAGCAATGCTTGGAATGACTCCAGCAGAACAACGCCAACTACAGATTCATGCACAAGCTGAAATGTATAGAATGGGTGATGGAGCTGCATATCAAGTATGGGTAGGACACAACAAACAGGAAAAGATACTAGCAGAGACAACTCGTAGAGAGGCACTCGGTGGTTTGTCTTCTTTAGAATCAATACCTCCTAACCAAAGGACAGAAGCACAAAAAGAAAGTATCCGTCAGCTTCAAAACATTATAGAAAGTCAAGAGTCAGTAATTAACGCTACCAAGACAAACATTGAAATGAATCCTGATGAGTTTGATGCAGGTGAGTACACTGACTTGTTTACAAAAAGATTCTTAACAGGCTTCTCTAAAAAGCTAGCCTATGAGAATACAAAGGTTGACTTAAAGGAAGACAAAGTATTCCTTATTGGACTAGAGCATAGAAATAAAATTAGTCAGATTAATGCTGAAGGAGCACAAGATAGATTAACTGCTACCGTAGAGAATGACATTGAAAACTACAACGTAGCAAGTACTTCAAGTTTAGGTATTCTTAAAGGGGTTCCAAATTTACTTAGTAAGGACTTTAAGTTGGATCCTGCCAAAACGCCACAGCAACAGATTGACGATGTTATTACACAAATCAATAACATCGACCCCAAGAAGTTAAGTGCAGTTAATAAGAACAAGTATGTTACCGAGTTGGCTAGTCTTAAAGCATTTTATGATTCAGCTATTAGAGGGGCAACAAACAGTAAGATTGTATTAAATCGTTCTTCTGGACTTGGTAGAGTAGAAACATCTGCAAGTGACTTGTTGACTCGTTCTATCTTTGACGTAATGGCGAGTGGCAATACAATTGAGGTATTACAAAGAAATGCTCCTAAAGCAACTGCAGCAAAAGAAACTCCAGAACAAAAAGCAGCCAAGACAAAAGCTGAAATAGAAGCTGGATTTAAAGCTATCTATCCTAATAAGCCTAAAGCTGAAATTGATAAGTTAGTGCAGAATGCAATGGAAGAGAAGCTAAGTAAATAATTTTAAATATAAAACATGTTTTCTCCAGGTACCGTAAAGGCAATAGGGCTTATGTCCAAAGGTGTAAGTGCTGACAAAGCATTTAGTGTGGGTAATGAACTTGATAGTCAAGTTGCTGCAGTAAGGACTAATTTTTACGCTAACAGTACGTTAGGTGTATATCAGTCAATGGGTACTGCAGCTGCTCCTGTACCTAAAACTACACCTACAGTAGCTCCACCAAAACCTGTTCCCTCTAACAAATCATTGGCAGCTATGATTCAAAGTGGGGAATACAAAAGAAATATACCTAACCCAGAAGCTTTAGATGCCGCAGGCAATGTGGCTCCTGCACCTCAGAAGAAACTTAGTACTGTATACGACCAGAAGTTTTTTTTAACTCCACAAGAGGAGTTAGACATTCACACTAAGAATGTAACTAATCCTCTAAAAATATATGGAGGAGAATTAACAAAAAACACTTGGGGTATTACAGATAAAAACTCTCAGATTAGTGCTGCATCAGAGCAAGTAGCTAAACTGTTGAATAAAGGTTTTGCTACTGCAGATACTTACAATTTAACACCAGAAGCTATTGCACAGCAAAAGGCTACTGCAAGTAGTCGTTATGCAAATTTACAAGCTACTGCTAGTAGGTTTTTAAGTAATAGCGACGACCTTAATGAGATACAAGAATCTAAGAAAGCGTTAGATGCACAGATAGACAAAGAGTTAAATCAATTAGGATACACGTACACTCCACAGCAATTAAGTCAATTGCCTCAAGGAGCAGCTATGAACCTTGCTGCCTCTGGGGCAGATGTAAATGCTGGTAGAAAGGCAGAGTTAGTTAAACTTAAGGAGTCTTTAGATAAGACTTATCAGAATAAAGTATTTAATATTGCAGGAGGACAACGTGCTCAGCAATTAATAACTGAAATCTCTCAATCTACAAACGTAGATGATTATTTAAAGAAGCAGGTAGCACTTGGAGGTATAACTAACCTAGTACTTGGTCCACTCATCAGACAAGCATATCCAGACAAATATTTAAATCGTCCTTTGACTCCTGAAGATTTAGAATTAGGAGGAGAAAAAGTATTAAATGAACAAGCACTTCAAAGGTTTGAACAGAATACAACTTTAACTGTAGGAGAAGCAATCGCTGAGAACAGATATGATAATACACGTAATCATATTATAAATGCCTACCAACAATTGGGGGAATCTATAAGTAACCAATTAAGTAGTGCAGCTCTTACGGTGGTTCGCAAACAAGAGGATTTAATCAACACTAGTAAGAAAGCAAACTTAAGTCCTGAGGAATACAAGAAAGTAGAACAGCAGTTTAATTCCTCTAAGAAGGAACTAGAAGTATATCAAAAGTTAATAGGTAAGACAAACGAAGTTTATAGCTATGATGCTATGAAGAAAGATGCGTCTATTAAAAACTTTGCAGGTTCTTATCTAGAGGAGCAAGAAGCAATTCTCAAAGAAAGTAAGTTATACTACTCAGGAGAACTAAGTGGATTAGAGAAAGGAATGGCTGTTGCAGCTAAGACTGCTGGGTATTTAAGTTCTGCGGTTGTTAAATTAGGAACTAATATAACTGAAGGCTTAGGTATAGTTACAGGTTGGGATGCGTTAGCAACTACAAGTAGACGTATAAGTAATTACGTCTCTCCTAGAGAGTTGATAAACTTTGATATACAGAATAATAAAGGGGAGTTCCAAACAGGAATGGACTTTTATTTTGTAGATGGTGAAGGCAATCAGAAGTTTCAACCAACATCTTTGTTATATACAGGTGCAGAGACAACACCGTTGGTGATAGCAACCGTATATGGAGGTGCAGGAGTTACAGGTTTAGGAGGTAGAGCATTGAAGTCCAGTCTCAACAGTTTAACTGCTAGGGGGTTGATGAGTGCTCAAAGAGCTGGACAATTTAATAAAGTATTAACAGCTACAGGTAGTTACGGACAAGCACTAAGGTCTACTGTATCTCAGAGTAGTAATGGCTTAGTAAGAGCATTGGCAGATAGAATACCAAGTGCAATGTCTATGGGAGCCTTAGTATATCCACAACAGTTTGCAGCTACTTACAACGAGTTATATCAAAAGGGAATTAAAGACGCTAGAGGGAAAGCCCACACTATTGCTGCTTTGACTACTGGAATAGAAGTCATTACAGAGAACATATTTCCTGATATGAAGTACTTAGATGACTTCGAAGTAAAAGGTTTCAACAAGAACAAGTGGACAGGTAGTCTCCAACAGTATAGAACCTTGTATGGAGATGTTTTTGGAAAGACATTTTCTGGCAAGACCCTAGACTACTTAGCAACTCAATCATTATCAAACTTAGGTAAGCTTGGTGCAGGTGCTAGATTCGTAGCTAAAAGAGGAATAGAAGAAGGTCTTGAAGAAGTAACGGCTGAACTAATGAACTACTTTGCTGACAATCATATGGGTGTGGCAGCAATGAAAGGAGAAGCTCCTAGAGAACTAGAAACCCAAGACATCGTAAATGCTTTCTCTGGTGCATTCCTAGGACCTCCAATTGGTTTAGGGACACAAGTATCAAACTACGAAAAGAATCGTAAGACAGGGCAGTTGTTTGATATTATGATGAATAGTCAGTATTATAAAAATAAAATTAATACTGAACTAAAAGCAGGCAACCTTACTCCACAGCAAGCCTCTGTTGCTATTGCTAAGATTCAAGAGTTAGAAACTATAGAGCAACAAAACGGAATCAAGAATCTAAGAAACTTTCAAACTAACAAGGAGATTGAAACTTTGGATGATTTGATGAGTGACCCTATTATGCAGTTTGACTACTTTGAAAAAGTATTAAAGAAGCAAGACATAGAAAAGAAACTTGCAGATGCTGGTGCTACTCAATACACAGAAGCTCAAAGAGAAGATTTAATTAATCAGGCAGAGGAAGCAAGTAGAACAATTAATAACTATAAAGAAAGATCTGACTTTTATGGTCAGATGACTGCTGCTGATAAGAAAGCAGTTCTAGATAAAAATATAGACAATAAAGTTAATTTATCTAGAGGATTAGATTCTGAGAATCTAGAAAACATGTCAGCTCAGATAGAACAGTTGACAGCAGAGGCTCGTGTAAATCAAAGACCTGAATACTTTGTAGAAAGTTTAAGAAGATATAGAGACAATCTAGCACAGATTAAAACTGATAGAGTTGTAGCACAAGAGAGAGCATTTGAGGATGGAACATACAACCCTATTGTAGATCAATTAGAGAATAAAGTACCCGCGACTTCTATCGGAGGTTTTGATACAATAGAAGAACTAGAAGATTCTTTAGTTCAGGCAATGATGAGTCCTGATAGAGGTAAAGAGTTGTACATGTTTTTAAGTGGAGATTTAGACCGACACTTAGAAAACCTAGACAAAGACTCAGAGGCGGTAATAGAAAACTTTCTTGAGAACCTTAACGCTAAAACTAAAACTGCAAGTACACTAGAAGCAGAGAAAGAAGGAGAAGAAGAGACAGATCCAATCAAACGTTATAGTTCTTTGAAGGATTTAAGTGAAGAGCAGTTTGAAGAACTTACTGAGGTTCTAGCAGTTATTAAGAACGAGCATGACGATTTAACAGAACGTAAGGAAAAGATAAACACTATCTTAAACGAGGCGGTTTTAAATACGATTGCTAAAGGTAATGTTAGTATCGAACAGCAAGAGTCCTTAATGGATAATGTTGCTATGAAGTTTCAAGCTGTCTCTAGATTGCTGACAGGCGATCAAGCATTTGAACAAGAAATCTTTTACGATAAGTTTAGATTCATAGAGTTTGTTGCTCAGAATGCCGACAAGATAAACAAATACATTAGCGATGTTAAAGCTACCCAAGAGCAAGTTGAGACTAGAGAAGAAGTAACTATAGAAGAAGCAGGAGTAACATTTACTGCTCCTGAGTTATTGCCTGAAGATGTAACTGTTGCGTTTGAAGAAAGCATTAAGCAGTTAGAGGAAAGTCCAATAGATTTTACAGGTAGTTCTATCTTAGGGACTTTTGTTGATCAACAGGAATACAGCAATGCTAGAACCAAACTAATAAATGGTTTACTCGTAGATGTGGCAAACTCAGCATCACTTGACTCTGCTAAAGCTAAGATGGCTGCAGTAATGCAAGCCGCTGGTGAATCTGCAGAAAACATCCAAGAGACATTAAACCTAATGGATACTGTAGGTAAAGGTATGCCTATAATGGAAGATACAGGTACTCACATGTTTGACATGCTTGACATCGTAGGGGATTTTACAAGTAAGTTTATCGGTAAGGCAGATAAAGCAACTCAAGTTAACTTAGGAGTAACTCCTATAGAGGCAGTAGTGGAGACAACAATAGATGCAACAGTTCCAGAAGAAGTTGTAACTGAGGTAGTTGTACTTCCTATTGTAGAACCTGCGGTTACTTTAGAACCTGCAGTTACTGAAGAACAGAAGTCTACCCTTGCACAGACATCTAATGTGAGTTCTACCTCTCCTCTTTTCTTTGAGGCAAAAGGTAACAATCCTTACTTTCAAGCACAAGAAAAGATTATCAAATCAATTACTAAAGAACCTTCCAAGACTAAGCCAGTACTTGTCGATATGTTTACTGTAATTGAAGAGGTGTTAGGCACAGAAGTTCTCAGAGAGATAGAAGACATATTCAACGAGATACAATCTACTCCCACTTTGTCTGATGAGAAAATGGTAGAACTCTATGAGAAGTTTAAGAGATTAATCCCTGTAACCTTTATGAAGGCTAGTGTAAGAGATTATATCTTCTCTACACAGATGATAGACAAAGTATCAGTAGCTGATGTAAGCCAAGTGGACAAGATTAAAGAGAACGCTACCATAGAGGAATTGATGGCATTAAATCGAGGCCGTAAGGTATCTGTACAAATGGCAGATGGTCGTAAGTTTGGAGAAGCCGTGGTGCAATTCAAAGAGGGTAAGTTATTACTTTTAGTTAAAAATGGTAAGAGTGTCATAGAATCTGACGGAAGTGTAACTACAACAAACTTGTGGTTACAAGCCGATCCTACTAAGGACAAGATAAACGGTTTAGTTTACCCTAAGATTGGTTCTAACCCTATTACTTTCAGTGCTATTAATACATTGGTATTTGCTACTATCGATGGGTCGGGTAAGATTCAAAAGTTTGACACTGAGGGTAACAAAGACAGTAATGGTAAGAGCAGTTTGTTTTTATACCTACCTACATCTAAAGGGAAAGCAAACCCTACCCCAGTAGACCAACAGTTTGACTCTTTGAGAAAACAAATACTAGTAGGAGGCAGAGTAAAGCACGAAGTGTCTTTGGTAAGTATTCCTTATGCCCAAGAAATAAAGACTATTGAAGATCCAAATAATCCTGAACAAACAATTCAACAGAACTCTGGATATGTGATAGAGTTCAATAACTCTGACATCATTCCTACTCTAGCCTATCCTACTGCTAGTGTTCAGAAAGAAGCAGTTAAAGTAAAAGAACAAATAGCAATGCCTACTGAGAAAACTCAAGCAAACACAGTGGCTGCGTTAGAAAAACTGATTACAGAGTCAAAAGCCATAGGTGATCCTAGCAAGGAAGGTTATGTAATTAACGGCAATAGATATGAACGTCAGTCGGCTTTTGTTCAAAGAGTACTTGGAGAAAAGAAAGTAAATACAGAAGACAGCGTACGTAACATGGAGATGGGTGCAGCTGTAGGAAACTTTGTCGATATTTTAGGTCGTGACATCTTAGGAGGTAAACCAGTTAAAAAACTTGACGATTACTTAAAAGAAGTACGTCAGATGAACAAACCTCTAAGAGACAAGCAGGGCTATGAGTTAGAAGTAACTCAAGAACAGTTTGATGCTTTGGTAGCAGAGATGCAATCAGTAGCAAAAGAATTTGAAGACAAGGGATGGAAAGTATTTACAGAAGGTTTAATTGTACATCGTGAGTTTACTCAAGAAGAAAAAGATGCTACAGGATACTTCGGAGTAGCAGGGGCGATGGATATTGTAGCGGTAGATACGGAAGGCAACACTCACATTATTGACTTCAAGAACAAGAAGTTTAACACACTACAGAAGTTTACTGATAGCATGTACTTGATGAATCCTAGATACCCTTCGGCAGTATCTAAATGGAGCACCCAACAATCGACTTACTCTATACTTAGTGAAGACTTTGATTTGTCTCCTAAAACAATCAACATTCTAGCATTTGCCTCAGAGTATGAAGAGAGTAGTATCCCTGATACATCTAGGCAACCTAAAGCACCACAGATACCTGGAGTACAAAACAACCCTAAAACAGTAGGTAGTAATGTAGAAGTAGTAGTTACACAAGACGCACAAAACAAACCAAGTATATTTAATCCTTGGATAAATCAAAAGATAGATGGCTCAAGTGGTTCAGCATCCTTAGTAAATGCAGAGACTCAGAAACTATTTGACTTGGGACAAAAACTTGATAAAGAAAGTGCACCTTGGACTATTGGTAGTTTCCGTGCAGAAGTATCAGGCCGTAGAATCGTAGATGTATTTGCAGGAGGAGAACATTTCCTAGTATATAAATCAACAGGCACAGGTACTGGAGCAGAGTCTGAGGGTGAGTGGACTCCTATTACGGGGTTTGCTACTAATGGATGGTTTATCAAATCTATGTGGAATGGTAAGAATCCAAAGTTTAGTAAGTACGATAGTAAGACTTTCTTAGCTATACATAACTACTTAAACGAAAACGAAGGAAGCTTATTTGTTAAGCCAGGAGTTATAACAATAAAAGGATTAACTCTAGCATCTAACAAAGCACCTGTTATAGAGAAGCATAAGAGCCCTATTTCAGATACCATTATTAGTTTAGGTTATGACTTCCAAGTCATCAAGCAGATTAACGCAAGAACAAATACTCCTCAAGAGCAAGTAGCTGTTCAACCTGCTCCTACACAACCTACTAGTATAGATGCTATTACAGAAAATATACCTGAACTAGGAGGAGCAAATTCACAAAGCACATTAAATGTGTTATCTTCGCTAGGCATTGATATTAACTCTGAGTTAGGTAGAACTAGCTTAGGAAACGGAGATAAAACCGCAGATAGTATTAATCCTAAACCCTGCACATAAAGATGAACGCTTGTAGCATTAAAGGTACTAATTACGAGAAAGAATACTTAGAGTTTCTAGACCCTTCAGCTGTGGCCTATGTATGGACACAGAACAATGAACAACCTTTGGATAAGATTAAAGTTGGAGACGAGGTAATTGACAATCCTCTGTACGGAGCTTTACTTGCACATCCAATTACAGAAGGTAATAGAAAGACTGCACTAGAGTTAGTAGCTCGGACTTTCTTTGTTAATTTTAAGAGCCAGTATATTGCTGATGCCGAAGGTAGATATTCTGTTGATCAGGTAGTTGACTACGTAGAGAAACAAAAGCAACGTGTTAGGGAATTACAAGAACGTACCAAAGCGGCTATCAATACTCCTAGTAGTATGGCTATCAACTTCTTAGAAGCTGAGATTGACGGAAATGTAACTCCTATACATTATGCACCAGAAGAAGCACAAGAGATTTACGATACATTTCAGTTCCTATTAGGTTACGGTAAAAACTGGTACTCAGTATTTACCGCTTTGACTGATAAGAGAAACGAGATACTATCAAGATTCCAAGAAAACAAAACCTTTGAGGGAGATATTGTAAAGATTGTAAACTTAGAAAAAGTTCTTCAGAACTTTGATTTGTTTGTAGATTGGTATTCTTCTCAAGAAGGTATTGTAGGGGTTGAAGATTTAGAGTCAAAGAACGAGGATAGTGAGGATTGGAAGACAAAAGAAAAGTCACAAATCCAAAGAGCAGGTAGTGCTGTTATTGCCTTAGTAACAGGTTTACCTTCGTATAGAAACTCACTGTCTAATGAGGTAGAGGGGGGATTAGTACGTAGTGGTAATGCTATTCAACTAGAAGGTAATTTATTGGGACTTCCAAAGAGTGGAGATTTCTTAAAGAACTGGAAAATCCTAAGTAATGCATTGTCAGGTAAGACTACTTACACGGAGATGTATGACATTATGCTCAATCTTTCTAAGCAGTATCCTCAGTTTAACTACTTACTTCAAGATATGCCAGACCCTAGAGTTAAAGGATCTACCAAAGATGTCAAGAAGATGGTGTTAGTATCTGCCTTTAAAGGTATTCTAAGCAATCCTGAGGTAGTTTCTAACGTAGTTGATATCTCGATTAAGGATAATGGAATGATTGCAACTACGTTGCAGAAAAAAGGATTCCAGAACGTACGCAATATTCTAGGTCAATATGATGCACAGTACTTTTTGTATAGGCCAAAGTATAAACTTATAGACGAGAGTGGAGAACAATACTTAAACGTAGATGCGTTAGTTAAAGACTACGAACAAACTTTTAAGAACATAGCTTCTGGGTTAGCTAAGAAAAGTGACATGAACTTGTATATGACAGACAACCGCTTGTCGGCTTTGTTGACTTTTCTACAAGACATTGGACTAGGATTAACCAATCAAGATTACCTAAACCCCAACAACAGAGACTTAACTACAAAGTTTATAGTTGATAACCTTTCACAGTTAACAACCATCTTCCAAAAGTTACGTGTAACTGCTGCGATTAATGCTAACTTAAACCCTGCAGATCAGATTAAGATTTATAAACCTCTTACTTATATCATCGGCACTGACGTACGTACATTTCCCAATGGTAGACAGATATCTAGAACTTTAGATATTACTAAGACAGGACAAGCAAGTATGAGTCCAACAGAGCTCGCAGAAGCTGACGACTTGTTTGAAAAGATTATCGCCTTTTCTACAACTAAAGAAGAGGCACTTAAATACATTAAAGACAGAGGTTACGAGGTGTCTTCACTTCAAGAACCTTTGTTTGAGAGTTATATCGAAGCAAGACTTGCAGGTACACAGACAGCTTCGTTTAAGGATTGGAGAATTGACGTAAGCAGTATATCTCAAGCTCTTAAAAAGGCAGTCAATAGTAAAGTTGTAACTTACAGTCTACAACAAGCTACTTCTTATTTACAGAAGAAGGAGACAGAGTTAAATCCTTTTACTAAGTTCTTTTCAAACTTTGACGTAGCATCTAGACCTACAGCGTATACAACGGCAGAGCAGAAGAAAAAGTTCATACGTTCCCCTTGGTCTTTTATGACTCAGCAAGCTTCCGCAGTAAACAAAGCTAATAACTACGAAGAACTAATAAGCCAACCTGCCTATGCTCGTTTTGACTATAGAAAGAATCCAGACATACTAGGATCTATTTGGTTAAACCGTTTGTTTGGATTGCCATTAACTAAGGCAGAGATAGAAAAGAATCCATTAAGTAGTTATACTAAAGTCGTAGACAAGACTACAGGACCACGTACAATCAATGTAACTGACTTCGGAGGTTTAGAACTTAAAGACTTTGACTCTGATAACTACGGAGGTCATACAACCAATTTACATCCTGGAGATAAAATTATCCAAGACTTTGTAAGTTTCTTCCAATCTACAGAATTAGAGAATATGCGCTTTGGAGATAAGACTTCTTCTTTAAGCACAAGTTTTTCTAATCCTATTCTAGCAGAGAAGATTTATGTACCTATCAATGTAAATCTTCTTAAATCTCCCACGGAAGAAGTGCCTATAGAACCTGAGTTGGTGGCTACGTTTAAGAACTACTTAGTCTCAGAAGTCACAAGGATATCTAATGCAATTGAAGCTGGTGAGGGTGTAGCAAAAACTACTTATAATAAAAACGCTAAGAATCTATTTATTTTTAATGACATTCTTCCCAATGAGATTGTAGAAGAGATTACAAAAGCTACCACAAAAGAAGAACTAATAGCAGGTTACCATAAGGCTGTAGCAGCTTTGCCACAATCTTTAAGTACTTACTTTGCAACTCAAGGTGAGTTATTCACTAGAGAGTTGGTAGATATTATGTCAACTCCTGTAAATTCTCAGGGTTATACAGTAGACTACAGTACACGTCTTGCACAAACTGCATCATATTTAAGTAAATTAAATATGATTAATGCTCAGTTACTTCCAGCTGCCGACAGAAAAACACCTCCTACAATTACAAGTCAGAATCTTCAGTACTTAGCACAAGTAATGCTGAAGAATGCTTTTATTAATAACGTAGAGTTCTTGAAGTTCTTTATTGGTGATATGTCTAACTTTAATGTTAAGGCAGACTATAGAGAGTTGTTTAAGAGACCTGCATTCTCAGCATCACCTGGTAGTCCAGTATTCTGGGATAGTGCCTTACAAGACTTCTTTGATACCGATACAGGACAAGATGCTATTAGTATAGCTTACACAGGAGTTGAGAATAAGTTTAATCCTGTTATCCGTACTGTAATCTATAAGGATGTACTTAGTTTTAGTAAGAGTGATTTTGAAACCTACAAAAAGGTTTACGATAGTGGTAATTGGGATACACTCTTAGAAGAAGAGAAGTCCGAGTTTGACGCTTACGTAAACAATCCTAAGGAAGCAGATGCTCAAGGTGTAGTTACACTTGACTTTTATAGAAATTATTTAATAAGTATAGGTAGATGGGACAGTACTAAACAAGAGAAGGCTTACCAACAGCAAGTACGTATTGCAGAAATTAATGTTGCACTAAAGGGCAACCCTGCTAATGCACAAGAATTAATATCAGAAAAGACCAAGTTAATTAACACTACTGGTTTGACTCCTTTTCCTCCTTTGAAGCTAGGACACTTTGGACCTACAGAGAGAGACCCAAAACAAGTAGCATTACATAAGTTTTCTCTAATACCTATGATACCTAGTGTAGTAGAAGGGAGACAAATGGAAAAGCAAATGATAGCCATGTATAATACGCAAGTAAACTATTATACATTCAAGTCTGGCTCTAAGATGTCTGACAATGCTGAACCAAGCGATTATTACGAAAAGGTAACACGTAACGGAGTAGAGTACTTAGAAGTAAAACAAAACATAGACGACAGTTTAGTTACTACACTCCATATAGAAAACTTAAGAGAACAGCAATATCAAGCTCCTAAGTATAAGGATGAAAGTACACTTGCAACTCAGATGATGAAGTTAATCTTTGGAGACTTCTATGAGTTTGGAGAACTCTCTGGAGACTTTAGTCTTGACACCCAGGAACGTATATCAGGATTGTACAATGAGTTCACTAATAACTTAAACAACTTGGTACAGTTTGAAGTTATCAAACTAGAAAAGAAGTTAGGTATAACTAGAACTAACGGACAGATTGACGGTATTAATCAACTTCAGTTGGCTAGATATGTTGCAGAACAATTCGAGGAGAAAGAAGTTTCTGAAGGACTACGTAACTTTATTAAGGTAGATGAGCAAGGTAACTTTGTAAATCCTTTGGATGCGAACAAAGACAGAGATGAGGTAGAGGCTCTTATATTAAACATTTTCAACAACAAAGTTATTTCTCAAAAGATATTTGGAGAAAGCTTTATCCAAGTAGCTGGTACTGGATTTGAGAGAATCCGATTTGCTAACCCTACTCAACAACAGTTAGAACAGTTTGGAGCGAACGACTTAAAGTTTTATACCCTCAACCCCACTACAGGAGAAACAAATCCTATGGAGGTTAAGATTGCATTTAACCCTAAGAAGCATGCAGGACTACTTAACTTGACTTACGAGGGTAAGAAGGTCGGCTCTTTACAGGTATTAAATAGTATTCTTACTTCTTCTACGGAAACGGCTAATAGTTGGAAAGAACTTCACAAGGACAAATTAACTATGGTTGGTGTACGTATTCCAGTACAAGGATTTTCTTCTATGGAGTATGCTATTGTTCGGGAGTTTCTTGACGAATCCGCAGGTGCAGTAATGATTCTTCCTGCACAGATAGTAACTAAAACAGGAGGTGACTACGACATTGATAAGTTAACATTCTTTATGACGGCCTTATCAGAGTCGGGAGAAGTAATTAAAAAAGAGTTTGACGTAGAAGACTATACCAGCGAGTTGTCTCGTCAAAAAGAACTTAAGATAAGTCTCTCTAGGTTAAAAGCTATTCAAAAAGAGATGCGTGCAGAGATGAGTGAGAATCCTATCTACGAACAACGCAAAGACATCAAAGATGAGATAAACATACTCAACGAGGAGATTGACGAAGCAATTGAAGGCATTAAGGAGTTGCTGGTTAATGAGATTGTAGGTCAAGAAGAGTCAGAGACTTTGTTAGATATTAGAAAAGAAAAGAAACTAATAGCTAGAAAGTTTGCAGAACTTGCAAAACTAGATAGAGAAAACCCTATGGAGGCTTTGTTTATTTTAGCAGAAGTACGCAATGACATAAAAGATATAAGAAATGAAATTGCCGTAGTTGACGACTATAAAAAAGCATTAGGCAATGGACTTGTAGATAGTTTAAAATCCATTCTAAAGACAGGAGAGTTGTATGATTCTTTAACTACTCCAAACAACAACAGCATTCTTACCCAGTATACTAAACCTGGAAAGAAGATTAGTTCTACCGATGTGTTTAATCCTAGAACATCTTGGAGAATTTTCTTGGAAAATATCCTATCTAAAGATGCATTGGGTATTGACGCTAAGATTAATACTCTACAGAAAGAATTCCAAAGGGCAGGACTAAAGTATACTTCTAGTTTGTTTAATGCCTATTACTTTAAGGCCAACAGAAATGCTGAGGGTCAGATAATGCTTGGAGGCAAGAAAGACGCAGATGGAACGAATCGTATCTCTAAAGTATTGAGTGAGTTTGTAAACGGACACGTCGACATTGCAAACGAAGATTGGATTATTCTTTTAGGTTTAAACCAAGAGACTAGTCCATTGGCACATGCTATGATTCTTGCAGGTACTCCTGTAAAAGATGTATTGGACTTCATCAACTCAGATGTAATTAAACTAGCTCTAAGCATGGCTAACAGAGCAGAGATACATAAGAAGATGGAGAACTTATACGTCAGTAAGAACTCAGCTATTATGTCTCTTATTAAAAACCGAGTTCAGACTTCAGGGAATGTAAAGCTAGAAAAGTTTGTTGCAGGTATAGACAAAGAAATTAAAGCAGCTAACATCAAAGGATCTAAGAAAAAGCTAGCTATGTATATTGAAGCGATGATGGGTGTACCTACTTTGAATCAATACATTACTAATTTTAATCCTAATGAGACATTGACTGGTGAAGAGAAGGCAATGAGGGATATTGCCTATTTATTACAGTTTGGTGTAGTTGTAGCACAGCAAAGTGGGTTGAGGGAGTTGACTAGCATTACTGACTTTAATACTACGAATTATAGAACTTCATTCCAAAGTACGGAGACGGTTGCCAAAGAGGGAGGATTAAAAGAATACTTTAACGCAGAGGCAATTGACTTTATGTTTAATCAATCTGCATTGGCGCAGTTTAATGTAAGCGGATTTGTACAAGAGGTTATGGGTCAAATATATCCATTGTCTGACTCTGTGGAAGTTCATGAGACTATAAATACTTTCTTAACTAAGAATGATATAACAGGTCAAGAACTTCGTATGAAGGCTATTAAAAGGTTAAAGACAAATCTAATCTTTAACTATACCCAAAAAACAGCTAGTAACGAAAAGGGCAATTTGTTAGAATACTATAGAGGTAAAGACGGTCTAATGCAAAAGACCACTTCTAACAACCTTGCAAAACGTTTTGAGGGTATAATCAGTAATCCTGATTTAAGGAATAATTATCTAGTACAGAACTTGTATCCAGAGACAAGTAATACTGGTGAGATAAACTTTAAGTTAAAGAGTGTCGTTATGTCGGAGACCAACAAGTTATATAGGACTGCATTCTTAGAAGGACTAAACAGTCCTATTGCTGAGATAAAAGAGTTCTTTACTGATTTGGCATTGGGATCTTTTATGCAATACGGAGGTCACTTCAACACAGACAATGTATCTAGTATCGTACCTCATGAAGCTTATATAGACTACACAACAAAGTCTTACAATGAACTAGAGACAATGAGGAAGGAAGAGCCGCAAAAGTTCAAGTCCTATTTGACTCTCGTAAGATACTCTACTAAGATGTTTAGTACTACACTATCCCCTATAACTACAAGCATCGAGTTCTTAGCCAGAACAAACCCAGAGAAGTTAAAAACCATGAGGTTACAAGACTCGGCCATTAAGAGTTTGATTGCAATAGAACGTAGTGTATACTCACCTGAAAGTATGCCTACCGAGACTATTCAACCAGCTACTAGTGTTGATGAATTTAACCTAGCAGATAAACTAACACCTATAGCACAAAACTTTGCAGATGGTCAAGGCGGTCAAATGCAACCTCAGTTTAAAGGAAAGTCTACTATGGATCTTATTATATCAGGGGATAGAACTAGAACTACCAGAGCTAATACTGACATACAAAGAATGTCTAAGGATTATGGTTTATCTAAAATATCAGATCTTGTAGGTAAAGTTATAAGAATGACTGATAAAACAGGAAGACAAGTATATACTAGAATTACTAAAGTTACTCCATTTACACAAGAATATCAAGATGCTACCTGGCAAAAAGAAGGATGGGTAAAATCTGTAACTGATAAAAATGTAGGTCAATATCCTTATGCTATAGAGTTTGAAGTAGTAAATAAACCTATTACTCAACCATCTACAAATCCTAACCAAAACGATATTAATAACTTACCTAATATAAATCCTTGCGGATAAGACTATGGCACAAGCATGTAAAATATCAGCTAGAGAAATTAGCAGTCAGATAACTCCTAAGGCAGTTACGATTGCTAAGACAAAAAATAATGCATTTAAACTACTGGGTACAGGAGAGATATTTCTCCCAGTAAACTCTAGGGATGCTAGTATGAATACAGTTAAGAAAGTACGTAGTATTGCAGACAGTACGGCAGTTGCTATATCTAATGAGTTAAACATACCAAGAAAGTTATTTGGAGTTGTTTTTGGAGGTCGTAGTTATACTGATGGTGCTGCTATCCAAGTATACATTACACCTAAGTTATTGGCCGCATATCAAGTTAAGTTTGAAGAAGTATCTTTACAAGAAGCTTTTGAGTTACCTGTGAGTTATAGACCTGAAGGTTTTTACAAAGACGATGCCGCTTTAGCTTTACAGGAGTTAAACGACTTAGAGGATAGTTTATTTGAAGTAATGGAAACATCTGTTCAGATACCTGATACTCAAGTATACGAAGCTCCTTTAAGACAGCAGCCTCTACAGCTTACTTTGTCTCTAGATAAAACAAGTGCCCCAGATACTCCAGACCTCAATAGCATTAGCTTTGAAGAGGTGAGTTGTGAAGTACCTTGATTTAGTTCTTAAATAGATTAAATTTGTAAATAATGTCTTGTTTTGCTACCATAAAATCCCCTCTGTCAGGCCTTCAAGTTACAAGTCCTGCATACTATCAGTTGACTTCATTCTTTCCACCTGCACAAGGTAAAAGTATTTATGAGGCACTGACTACAAATACATTTAAAACAGAGTTTGGTTTTGACTGGACAAAGCAACAACTAGGATATAGTCCTAAGTTAAACTTTGTAGGAGAGCCTAGCATACAGGAGATTAACAAACATCTTAGATTGAATATGACTGACCAAGAGATTAGGTCAGCAGAACAAATAGAAGAGGTAGCTTCTCTTGGATACTTGAACATAGGATATACAAATCCCAATGCCTTTGAGTTTATCCACGAAGAAATTAATCTAAACCCTAAGTATGATTTAATCACAAGTGAGGTAGTAACCCGTGATGGTAAATACTATTTATCAGTTAAACCAGCTATATCTGAAAAGACTTTAAAGCCTGTAAGTAAAGCATACTTAAACAAAGTAAAGTTCCCTTCTTTGATAGTCAACAGCGTACAGGACTTTTCTAACGCACAGTTAAAAGAACTTATCGATGGAGTTGTTAATAGCGGGGAGACAGAGAACTTCCAAAAGGAAATCTTAACCAGACTTAGTAGCTTACTTAGGATTAATCCAACTTTAAAGTTGGTAGTGTTTGATGATGCTACCGTAGCAGACGAGTATCAAAGATCTTTCTATGACCCTAAAACCAATACGGTATACGTAGGTAAGACGGTTTCATCTGACTTCAATAGTAAAAGTTTCGTTAAGGAACTTATCCACGAGACATTACACGCATACACTATCCACGCTTTGACTAACCCTCAAACTCCTGCAGAGATACAATTCTCTCAAGAGATGGATAGGTATTTATCCCAATATAGAAGTAACTTTCCTTTACTTCAGAATAACTACGGATTTAAGAATACTGAAGAGTTTGTAAGTGAGTACCTATCTAATCCTTATTTTAGAGAAACACTCCAAGAGGCAGAACAGAAAGCTAAGAATACTGGCTTACTAGGAAGACTTGTTGCAACTATAAAAAGATTCTTAAAGGGTCAGTTTACCAACGTATCTTTAAGTGACTTAGATGTTACTTTAAACGAGTACTTTGATTACTTAGAAAGTTTAGAAGATATGCCTGAACTGGCAGGAGAACATCAACTAAGATTCAATGCTCCCTATAGTAGTGCCACAGTAACGCCTCCTTCAATAGATTTAAGTAAGTTTCAAAACTATGTACGAGAGAGTTTAAACAGTTCTAGTTGGGCACAGATGTCTCAAGCTTTATCAGAGATAGATCCACGCTTTGGCTCTATTGAAAGAATTAAACAAAAGCTTGGCAATATATCTAGTGCTGGAGTAGCAGATACTATTAACTCTACTGTAAGTTATATAGATGCATTAGAGAACATACTTAAACGGATTCAAACAACAGTCAAAACAACAAAGGACAATCTAAGCCAGATGTCAGATGTAGAGGCTATACGTTTGTTTAACTATGCTAAAAACCTATCAGACTTAATCAACGAGCAAGTAGAAAGCTTTAATAGCTTGTTGATGCCTGAACTTGTAATGAATGTAACTAAAGACCAATTGGCGTTAGACCCAACTGGTAAGGCAGAATTCTTACAGGAACGCAGAAGACAGATAGAAAACTATGATGTAGTTGTTAAAGAGTTACAGACCAAGTTAGAAAGAATACAAAACAATAGTACTAACTTACGTACTGCTGCTCAAAAAGCTATTATTATTCCCGTAGCTTCTCAGCTTGCAGAACCTTTTAGATTAATTAGTAAAAAGCTACAAGCTTCAGACAGTCAACTTAATCAAGAACTTGCTGCTAAAGAAGCTTTGTTACTAGATGCACAAGCTAACAATGAAGCTAAGAAGATAAAAAACCTAGAGTCAGACATTCAAAACTTAAAGTACTTTTTGTCTTGGGTGCCAACTACACAGAACATACAAATACTTCTACAAAGAGGTATGGACCCTTCATATGAAGGAGGAAGTATGTGGAATGTATACATGGGTATGGCTACGAGTTCTGGCAGCCCTGTAGTTCAAGTACTTAAACAGTTCTTAGATGTCCATTTAACAGAAGCAGAGAACTCAAGTATAGATACAACTACACGAGCAGAAGCCATTGAACGTCGTGTAGAAGCTAGAAACAAACAAAGAGGGAATGTAAGTGCCTTTAGTACTGTAGATAAACATTACCAAGGGTTAACTCGTGAGGTAGATATGATCTATTATGACGAGCAAGGAAGAAGAACTAAAGTAAAACAGTTAGCCTATAACACTAAATTCAAAGAAGCTGAGTTCTACTCTGATTTGCTTGACCTTCAGCATAACTTAGAAGTAGCAGAAAAGGCAGGAGTTGAAGCTGATATACTAGCAGCGGAAAAAGCATTGGGAGATTTCCAAGAAAAGTATGCAGTAGGTAGATACACGGATGAGTATTATCAGGCAGAATCGCTTTTAAGTGAAGAAGCTCGTGAAGCTAGAGCCGCCTTACTAGACGAGATAAAAGAACACATAGACGTATTTGGAGACGTTGACTCTACAGAAGAAGATCGTAAGGTACGTGGAGACCTAAGAAGACAATACGAGAGATTAGGTTCTATATTTAATGAGGACGGGTCAGAAAAACCCATAGGCTCAAAAGAAAGGGATATTGCTGAATCTATTATATCTTATAAGCAGAGAAGAAAAGAACTTGATGTTGTTGAGTTTACTATTCCTGAAGCAGTACTTAAGAGGTTTAACATAGAAAAGCAAAGTCGTAAAGATGCTGTAAAGCAGGTTAAGACTCGTATTGGTATTCTAGAAACAGACTTAGCAGATGCAGAAGCGTTAGGTCAAAACACAACTGCACTCCAAAGTAAGTTGTTTGAAGAAAAAGAAAATCTAGTAGAAGCACAAAACAACTTAGCTACTTGGCTCAAGAACAACACTAGAATAGAAATAGATCCTCAGTTTTTTGAGTTACAACAAACTATTGCTGATAAGATTAAGGCAGTCTTTCTTAAATATGGAGAGAGCCCAGAGATTAACGATGCATATACTAGGTTGTTTAATGCAGTTAAAGGTTATAGAGACCAAGATGGAGTTATAGTAGGTTCGGCAGTTGAGTTAGGGTTAAGTGAAACTATCCGTGAGATTGAAAATGAGATAGAAGATTTAAAGGATGCTGCAGACCAGAATCGTAACATGACAGATGCAGATAAACTTCTGTTAAAAGGATTGTTCAAAAGATTGTTTGCACTACAAACAAAAGAGAAGACAGACTATTACTACGAAGTAGTAGAAAGTGTCAAGAGAAACATTAGAGGTCAACTCGCTACTGAGACAGTTTTACTTGCAGAAATGCAAACCAAGGCTGAAAAGATGGCAGACCACTTTATTGAAACTGATGGCAACCATTTAGACGTTGGTATCTTTTCAGACCCTAGTGCATTAGACGAGTTGCCTACAGCTCAAACTTTAACAGACCTTAAATCTGCTATCTACAGAAAGAATTTAATAGATGCTTACTATAGTGTTCTTTATTCTAATGAAGTCAATAAACGTATGCGTGACACTGACTGGTATAAAGCCAATCACATTAGCATAGTACGCAAAAGATTTGATAAAGATACGGGAGAAGAGTTTGAAGATGTAACAGAACGCCCTATATATATTTGGACCAAGACCATTCCTTCTGACTCTAAATATATTAGACAAGAAAATCCTAGCTTTGAGTGGACTATCCCTAGGGTAAGAGACGAGTACAAAAACAAAGACTATAACTTCTTAGGGGATTTAAGACCCAAAGAAACTACTGACGGTAAATATAATAACCCAGACTACGAAAAGTTAAACAATGAAGACAAAGCGTTGGTAGGAGATTTGGTAGGTTTGTATGAAGACATTCAAAGAAAACTCCCTGCAAGTCAAAGACTTAGAGGTTATGTAGTACCAAACGCAGTCAAAAGTGGTCAAGAAAGAGTAACTGAAACAAACATTAAAAAGAGATTCCATACTTTCTTTGACAGTATTAAACTATTGTGGAGGGAAGGGTTACCTGGAGAAACTTTAGATGAAGTAGACAGTAGTATTATCCAAGCTAATAAGAACGCAGAGAGTCGTGGTAAAGGTCGTAAAGTACAATTAATTAAAACTAGATACAAACAACCTGTAAATGTCAATCAAGTATCCCACCTGTTGACTCAATCTCTAGCTAATTATGGAGTATACGCTGCAGAGTTCCAAGGTTTACAAAAAGCTATGCCTGCAATCTTTGCCGCTAGAGAAGCCCTAGAAGGAAAAACTCCTAAGGAGGACTTACAAGTTATTGACAACGAAGTAAACAGATTCTTTTACGGAGGTGAAGTAAGCAATCCAGACAACAAATACCTAAAGATTGCCGCTAGGGTATTTAGACGAATGTTTAGGTTCACACAGACTAGAGCATTGGTATTTAACTTTATGCGTCTGTTTAAAAACGTCTTTAATAACTTCTTAAAGATTATGTTGTCTAAGAACAAGTATGGTCTTACACGTAAGGAATTGTTAAAGGCTTGGTGGAAGGGAATGCAAAGTCACAGAAGTTTAATGCAATTAGAGAATGGTTCTCGTAAGTACAATGACTATGCATTAAAACTAATGTATTTTAGAGCTGTACCTAGTGCAAATCCAACTTCAATGGCTGGTAACGTACACCAACGTAATATCTATAAGTACATAAATCTAAACAACTTTAGTTCTCAGATATTTGGATATACGGAGATGGCATCTACAATTCCCATCTACGAAGCATTGATGGCACGTATGACCGTACCTATGATGGTTAATGGGCAGGAAGTACAGATTAAATTAGAAGATGCTTACGATGTAATAAATGGTATGCTTGTGCCTAAAGACGGTGTGTTTGGTTTGGAGCAAAATGCTATGAGGAGTTTGATAGTAGAACGCCAACAAATCCTAAACAATTATTTATCCTCAGCACAGGTATCAAGCTATGACCGCTTGTCTACCCCACAAAAGATTGCTCTAAATGACTTACTTAAAAAACAAGATACAAAGATCAAGTCACTAGAAGATTCTAATAAGGTAAAAAGAGAAAAGCTACGTCAAGTAGAACAGTATTTAAGAGACCAAATACACGAACTCTACACTAGTACACAGGGTAACTACTTTACAAGAACTCGTTCTTTCTATGAGGGTAATATATTCACGTCTTTTGTCTTTAGTATGAAAAGGTGGTTACAACCTTTACTACAGACAAACTACGGGAAACAAAGACTAAGTTTATATACTGGAAACATAGAAGAAGGTTTTTATAGGGCAGGAGGTAAAGCAATCGTACGGAAGCTTCAATACTTATCTAATAGAGAAAGAACCAATCTGGGAAGTACTGCCCTTGAGAAAGAAAAGTACGAAAGAATAGTTAGAGATACTGGCAATGCATTGGGGTTACATTTGCTTTCTTACTCTTTGATTGGAATGGTACTTGCAAATCTATCAGGAGGTGACGGAGAAGATAAAGTACTATCCTTACTTGCGTTAATTGCATTGGGTACTTATGACGAGTATATCAGCTTACATCCTATACTAGCTCCTAGTAATTATATTTATAAGACATTCTTCCGCAGACCTCTAGACAAACCAGGGGAAGATAGAGAAGGTGTATCTAGTGTAGTTAAACATGGCTTGTATACTGTGTTTGGACAACAGATGAGAAGCTATGACCAAATCTATGAAGCTGTATTTGATTGGAAAAACGTAACAGATCCTTTTGGAGAGTACTATGAACAACGTAGAGGTGGTATAGGAGGTAAGAGTGTGGTAAATACACCAAAGCCAACGGCAGGATTACAGAGATGGCAAGCAGTTTTACTTAAAGTTTATGGAGTAGAACTAGGATTAAAGCCATTTACCGAACCTAAGAAACGTGTACAAGACATACTTAAACTAAGTCCTATGCTTGGACTCAAAGATCCTTTGGGAGACTATGTACAGAACGATAAAAAGATCCAAGAATTACAAAAAGACTTATTGGCTAGGGACTTAGGGAATATAGAAAAGTACGAAGCTGGCGACTTGACTGCTTTGAAGTCCGAGAACATACAAGAGTTTAGAACTAATCTTTTAGAGTGGGCAGAAAGACGACTAGCTAAGGTAGAAATGCAAGACAAGAACTATGTCATCCGTAACTACGAAGAAGAAAAGAAAATAGCAGCAAAGGAAGGACAAGAGTCACGCAAAGTACTAGATAAGTTATTAAAAGTAGCCATGCCTGGAATGAGTATCCCTGAAGCTGAGAAGAGTGAAAGTTACGAAGAATCTATAAGTAGAGAAAAGAGATACACTAGAGACTTGATAAGAACTCTTAAAAGCCAACTAAGAGAACTAGAACCCGTAGAAGATAGTTCTTTTAGTGACCCTGATTAACTACTTGACTTATTTATAAATAAAGTTAAATTTGTAATGTCGGACGCAAGTCGGTTTTAATAACGAAAGAAAATGGATAATTATCAACAAGTAAACGAACAAGGAAAACGCTTGAGAGCGATTTCAGCACACACTGGACTTTCTGTAGGCTCTGGAGGCTTTAAACGCCACGGCACAGGTACTGTATCAAACGTACGCTACAATGCACTAGTAGTACAAGAAGATACTGTATTCACAGAATTCCTTGTCAATGGTGCTTCTGAGTTGTCTAACAATGGTATGAGTGGTGTAACTTTTGTTCAGGGGGCATTTATCCCTGGAGGACTAATTACTGGTTTTGCTATCTCTTCAGGTAGTGTAATTGCGTACAAGTAATGATTGGTATATTCATAAGTATCCTTAAAAGGAACACTAAACCAGTTGTTTTAACTACTGGCTTGTTGACTAAGCAAGATGGAGACTTCTTGTTATTACAATCAGGAGATCAAATTATAACTACAGTTAAGGTATAATCATGGCAAATCAAAAAATAACCGAACTAGCTCTGATTGGAGGTATTGATGTCAGCAATGACATGATACCAATTGTAGATGTTAGTGTAGCAGCAGGTGTAGGAGAGACAAAGAAAGTAGCTCCAAGTCAACTGAAGGTTGCATTAGCATTAGATAACGTTTCTAATACATCAGATGCAAATAAACCTGTCTCAACTGCAACTCAAACTGCATTGGATTTGAAAGTGGATGAGAACGCTGCAATTACAGGAGCCACCAAGACAAAGATCACGTACGATGCAAAAGGACTAGTTACAGCAGGGGCTGACTTAACTGCTAGTGATTTGCCCACTGGTATAGATGCTGCTAAAATTAGCACGGGATTAATCAGTAATGCTGAGTTTGACTATCTAAATGGGTTGACGGATAACATCCAGACGCAACTTGGCGGCAAACAGCAAACATTAACATTGACCACAACCGGTACTAGTGGCGCTGCCACATTGGTTGGTGGTACATTAAATATCCCACAGTATAGTGGTGGTGGTGCAAGTGGCGTATCTCAGATTGTAGCAGGAACAAACATTACCATTTCTCCAGCAGGGGGAACAGGAGTTGTAACTATTAACGCTACAGGCGGTGGCGGTGGAGGAAGTGGAACAGTTACTAACGTATCGGCACTTACTCTAGGCACTACAGGTACAGATTTAAGTTCTAGTGTTGCTAACAGCACAACTACGCCTGTCATCACATTGAACGTTCCCAATGCATCTGCATCCAACAGGGGCGCTCTTACAAGCACTGACTGGAGCACGTTCAACGGAAAGCAGGACCAGATCACTGCAGGAACTACCTCACAGTACTACAGGGGAGACAAGACGTTTCAAACACTTGACAAGACGGCTGTTGGACTTGGCAACGTAGCAAACGCAGACACTACCAATGCTGCAAACATCTCTAGTGGTGTCCTTGCTGCGGCTAGGATCCCTACGAATTTAAACGCTCAAGTTCTTCAGAACTTCATGCCAAATACAGCGAGTACTTCTGCGAACTTAACTCTTAACTCGGCCAATGCTTCTACATACAACTCAAGCGTAATTGCATTGACAGGCGCTTTGACGATCACATTTGACGCATCATTACCCAATGGCTTTAACGTAACGCTCATTCAGTTGGACGCTGCGATTTCTACCATTGCAGGTACGGGTGGACTGGTGATCGGCAACAGACAGGGTCATGGCAAGAACAACGGGCAGTACTCAGTGGTGAGCATCATCAAGTACACCAACGTATTGGCAATTTTAGGCGGAGACACATCTTTGTAATATGTTCGCGATACCATCGTTTTTTGGATTTAATAAGGCTGGGTTCGGTCCTACTTATGACGCAGATGCTCAGGCATTCTTTGACCGCGTAACAACGGCCGGAGGAACACTATCCACCACCGAAAAAGATGCAACTAATCAACTTGTATTAGACTTAAAAGCCAATTCACTTTGGACACCTATGAAAGCCATTTATCCAATGGTTGGTGCAAGTGCCGCAGCGTGTGCTCAAAACTTAAAGAGTGCAAGTTTTACGGGTAGTTTCAGTACGGGTTGGACTTTTGCAAGTACGGGGGTAACGCCAAATGGCACAAGTGCGTATTTTGATACTACATTAAATTTGAATATAATGAACTCAATTAATGATATTAGTTATGGTTATTATTGCCGTACAAATTCATTAAGTATTGGGTCTTTTGGTTGGGGTTTTGGAGGTGCAACAAGCCCAATCAATGAATTTTATATAAGATACACAGACGGTAATAAATACGGATATTTGTTTGACGGTGGTAACGATGGGGGAGCGGTTAGCGATTGTCGAGGCTTGAACGCGATGTCGAGAATTGCAACTACAACAAAATATATTCAATTAAATTCGTCAATTTCCACTTTTTCATCTTCATCAAGCGGTTCACTGACTTCTAAAAATTTTGTTTTTGGAAAAGGGGCACAGGCAAATGCAGAAGATAGAGAAAACGCATTTGGATTTGTAGCTGATGGTTTAACAACAACAAATTTATCCAATCTTTACACCGCAGTACAAGCATTTCAAGACACTTTAAATCGCGAAGTATGATAGGTTACACACTTACACCCGAACAATACCAAGCAGTACAAGGGCAATATATCAACCCTTATCAATTCATCAACTGCGTACAAGACATTAACGGCAATTGGTTCTTTTTTGGCAATGAACAAGACAAAGAAGCGTTTGAGAATACTGAATTTATGTGGTTGTTCGATTTACCCCAAGCCGAATACATCCCACCACCACCCCCACCATTCCCCCCTACTGAATAATGAAGACCTCTTTCCTCTTATACACAGGTACAACTATCTTAGCTTTCTTAGGAACTTACTTCCTTAATCTAGGAGCAGATAATGCTGAACAGTACTTAGCTGTAGTTGCTGTTGTGTTTATAGATGGATTCTTTGGGGTATGGGCAGGAACTAAGATGGAAGGCTTTAAAACGAATAAAGCTCTTAGCGTGCTTAAAACTTTAATGGTGTGGGTATTTATGCTTACAGGTATCTTGATGATTGAGAAGGGCTTTGAAGGTACTTTCTGGCTAAGTGAGACTATCTGTGCTCCCTTTATTCTCTTTCAGCTTATAAGTGCACTCAAGAACGCAGCCAGAGCAGGGTTAATTAAAAATGAGTTACTGCAGTTAATCTTAGATAAAATCGACCAACATAAAGTAAATGAAAAACAAGATTGAAGTTATTGTTATAGGGCTACTACTAATCACAGTAGCTTTTTTGTTATGGGAAAGACAAAGCTTAAGTAGCGGTAGTGAAGAGAAATTTATGTCTTACATGGACTCTATGGAGAAACGCAACGAAAGTTTCCTCAGTAGAGTAGACTCGTTATCTACACTTAAACATGAACAATTTAGTTACTATGAAAAAATCAACCTCAAGTATGATACTATTCAGATTGCTCTTGACACTATGCCTGATATTGACGGCACAAAGTTCTTACTCACAATCTCTAGACAGCTTACCGCTAAAGGAGTTGAATAACGAATTCCTCAAAGGTATCAAAGCCAGAGAGAGAGTAGTTGTTCTCAAGAACGTAATTCATTTAGACAGTCAGCAAATTAATTTGTATAGGGATTCTATTGTTCCTAACTATCAGGTTATGGTAGAAGAGTCAAAGAAAGAAGTAACTAGACTTAATCGTGTGATAGACCGCAAGAATCTTGAGATGAAGATGTACAAGTACGGATTCTTAGGTATGTCTATTCTTGCTATCTTTAGTCTTATCTTATAACCATGAAAAAACTTATAATACTCCTTCTTTGTCTCTATTCTCTTACTGTATACTCACAGAGAGACAGTGTGTTAATTAAAACTCCTATTTACTCTTGTGTTTATTCTGAAGTCCTTCAACAACCTAAACGTGTATGGTACACAGTACAATGCCCTACAGGTTCTTATCCTCGTAAAGGAATGGACTTCTACACTAACGATAGTGTTAAGACCTCAGACGGAAAAGACTACGAAGGAAATGTATGGGACAAAGGACATTGTGCACCAGCAGCTGACTTTAACTGTACTAGAGAAACTCTGTGGCAGACCTTCTCTTACTTGAATTGTATCTTACAACACGAGAAACTTAACAGAGGTGCGTGGAGATTACTTGAGGCATATGAGAGAGAGTTGGCTAAGACAAGTAAAGTAGAAGTAGAGATAAGGGTGATTTATGGCCCTAAGGCAGCTAAGCTACCAACAGGTGCAACTATACCTACTGCCTTTTATAAGACCATAAAGTTTGGAAATAAAAAAGAAGTGTATTACTTTGCAAACGAAGCACCTAATACCACAGACTATACTAAGTATAAGGTGCAGTAATATTTACTGTTATGAACTTATATGAAGTACAACAAGCAATCAATTCTTATTACCTAGAGTCTGAGAAAGATGCAGGGTTAAAGAGACAAAAGGGTATCTACCCTAATGCTATTCTTTTAACTAAAGAACAGTATGTAGTTCTTATTAAAGAACTCTTCAAGCTAATTGACGACGTGTCCGAAGACATCATCTTTGAAGTAAAGATACTCTGTATAGAGGGCTTACAGGTTGTCTTCACAGAACACGTAGATCAGCCAAAGGTATTATACCTAAAAGATTTACCCGACGCATAAAAAAACCCCCACCAAGTTGGTAAGGGTTAGAACAGTGACCGTAGGAAGATACTAAACTAACTATGGCTCTTAGATAAATTTAATCAATGCACTGCAGAATTTGTGCTTTAGAAAGAATAGTCAACTGTTCATGCTCTTTTATGAAACTCTTGAGAGTTTCCAAGTCACTAGGATCAATTTCAATACTTTCACCAGCATGTAGTTTAAGAGCCCAAGCCATAAACTTGAGAGCATCTCCTTTAGTTGCAGTTACAAGCATTTGAGCTACGATCTTTCCAATGTTGGAATCTGGAATCTCCTTACCATCTAAGTCGGTTAAAGGATTGTTTAGGTTGATTGTTTTGATAGACATATTAATAGTTAATTTTAGTTAATTTTAGTTAATTGATTTTACAAAGTTAAGTTGTGCTAATGCCCAATTCACTACGTAGCTATCGTCAGCAGCCCATAGGTTATACTCTTCTTCATTCATAGTTAAGTTACCATCCATCAATGAACTACCAGCTTTAACTTGTTCTTCTTCATCTTCTACTTCAGAGAATATCTGCCAGTAAAAAGTAACAGAAGGTGGATTCATTGGAAAGTTTAACGCAATAATATTGAAGTACTTTGCAGTTCCTTTGGTTGGTACAACGACATCTTGAATCTTAATCATACTTCAAATATAATGCTTAAAATTAAAAAGTAGTAATTTTATAAGTAATGTCCACACCGTATGGATTCGGGTTAGTTATGTTAATATCCAAGGTGGGACCTCCTGTAATAGTAAAACTCAAAGGAGCAGTACTGTCGGGGGTTGTTGTTTGAACATCTAGCCAATAGTTAAATCCGCCTATAGGACCTGGGTAGTAAGTAACATACAAAACACCTGTCTCTTGTTTACCTGAGGCTGGGTTATCAGTTGACCAATACTCAAACTTCATATGTCCAACAACTGATCCAGAACTGTACACATTACTACTAGAAGTAGCACCTATACTTATCGTACTTGTAGAACCTCCACCTCCACTTCCATTAGAAGCAGCGGTGATTCTTCCCTGTGCGTCTACTGTGATGTTTGCGTTTGAGTACGAACCAGCACTTACAGCGGTGTTAGCTAGAGATATAGTTCCACTACCAGTAATTGTTCCTCCAGTCAGTCCTGTACCTGTTGCTACTGAGGTTACTGTTCCTACATTTGTTGTATAACCACTAGGGTTAGATGCGGCATAGTAAACCGTAGAGTCTACACTACCATCTGCTTTTAAGAACTGAGAAGAAGTTCCTCCACTTTTAATAAAGGAAGTGGCTTTAATGTTTCCATTAACCTCTAGTTTTTCTGTTGGTGTTGTTGTTCCTACACCTATATATCCAGCCGAGGTAATTCTCATCGCCTCTGTTCCGTTTGCATAAAAAACATGACTTGGAGCAATATAATCTACTTGACCAGCGGAAACTCCTAGTCCGTATGTTGTTCCAAATAATCTTAACTTTGGATTCGCCCCAGCAACACTACTATAACTTTGTCCTATCGCAATGTAAGCAGGAGATGTTGATGCCGTATCTGCACTTGGAGATATTACTATTGCCGCTGTTGTTGTTCCTGCAAAAAAATTATGAAAAGATCCATAATAATTTATTCCAGCAGTAGAAATACCAAGTCCCCATTGCGTTGACCCAGAATCTAAAAGTTTTAATTTAGCTCCATATCCGCTATTTGCATATGTTCCACCTAAAGAAATATAATTTGGAGTTGTTGCCGTAAATGCTGTATCTCCTACATTTAGGTTTGTTTGTACTCTTGCTGTACCATTCACGTCCAATTTATACCCAGCATCAGTAGTAGTATTGATTAATACATTACCAGTAGGCATTATAGTAAAATAAGGAACGTTGTTCTGTACTACTTTAAAGAAATGTCTACCTCCTGTTGGTCCAGAGAATACAAAACTATCTGTGTTTACATCTAGGTTATTTGAAAGAAAGCCCATTGCAGCGTTTGTACTAGCCTGTAATCCTCTTGCTGCAGGAGAATATAATCCGTAATTACTACTAGCTGTTAGTTGTAATATAGACAAACCGAAGTTTGTGTTTATACTGTTTCCAAATGGGTTTAATTGTAAACTACCAGTTGTTGTACTTATATGTCCAGTACTTACATTTGTAAATAGTATTTCTGCATGGTCTGCTGTTAGTCCTGACCTTACTCCAAAAGATATGAAACGATTAGTTACACCAGTTGCATATGCAATGTCTAGTTTGTTTGTTGGAGTTAGTCCTATACCTACATTACCACCATTGAATATTACATCACCACTAGTTGTCTCTATTGCTCTGTGAGTAGTTCCTGTGACAGATGTGAGAGTTGGGTTGTAGTATAATCCTCTAAAAATACCCGAGTAAGTTCCTGAGTTATTTATAGTAGGAGCTACAGTTAATGTATTAAATGTAGCAGTCCCACTAGCCATACTAGATTGTCCTGTAACAGAAAATGTACCTGCTACTCCACTTGTCGGATTATAGTGAACAGGACCACGCATTGTGATATATGTAGTTGGATTCCCTACACTATTTGCACTAGATATAGTCCCCCCTCCTTGGCTACTTAGTTGGAAAAGTACCCCGTACATATTTACTTTATCAGAGGTAACATAGAATGGATTATTACCATCAGTACTTCTGACTAGATTAAAGTATTTAACAGATCCACTTAAACTTGTAGATGTTGCAACAAAAGTACCGTTGGTTGTAATATCATTTACTGCTCGAACACTACCATTTACATCTAGTTTGTACCCTGCGTCTGTAGTGGTTCCAATTGCAAAGTTCTTGCTATTAAACAAGGACATTGCTACATCCGCAGTAGTTACTACGGGAGCGTTAACATTTGATATGGCAAAGTCTAATCTTGCCGTTGATGCAAAAGATCCACCAGCTATAGCAAAAATAGCTGCTCCTCTTGTACTAGTCGCATTACTTCCGTTAGAAAATCCTAGTACTGCATTAGTGTTGTTTACAGCAGTTACTACGTAAGCATCGCCTGTTAAATATGCGTAGCTTATAGCGGTACGTGGCTCAAATACTGTAGAACTATTGTTTTGAATAACAATGTTGTTCGTAGTGTTTACAGTGCTTCCATCAAAAAATGCTTGGCCAAGTACCAAGTTCATATTTGAGAAAGTACCCGAAGATACAGCCCTTATAAATGAATTGGTTGTGGCACCCGCATTTGAAAATAGTATACTGTGAGTACCAGAGTTATTAACTCCTGTTCTAAATAAAACATTGTTTCCCGCTGCTGATGTTAATCTTACACCCAAGTTCGTTACCCCCGTAAACGCACCATTAGTAAAGGTAGGATTGATGTCTAGTCCTACTAATACGTCATTGTTTGCTGCTGCTACTAAAGTGTTGTTGAAGTATACTCCTTGTGCAAGTAGTGAGGCCGCAGTAATTGAGCCTGTAGTTGTTAAAACTCCAGTAGGTATAGTAAATGTGTAAGTAGCATTATTATTACTTACAGATGTTATAAATGCAGTATAGTTAGCATCTCCTGAAAATACTCCTTTTACCTTTAGAGCAAATGTTCTTGAAGCTACTTGAGAAGGACTGCCCATGTTGTGAGCAATTTCAAACCTTGCGACCTCACCGTTACTATTTACCGCTTGGGCAACCGAAGAGTAAAAGGTCTGTGCAATGCCATATCCGTTTGCAGGATTTGCTGCAGTTCTATAAGATTGTAACCTCAATACCTCATAGGGTACATTATTAGAAAAATCGCCTAAATTAGTGAATGTTGCCGTTACAGCATTAGATGTATTTACGGTCAACGCACCTTGGTATCTACCAGTCCCATTAACATCTAACTTATATCCTGCATCGGTACCAAATCCTATTAACACATTGTCCCCACTTGTAATTGTAAGCGGAAAAGTACTTCCCAGTCTTTGAAATGTTAGGTTACCAGATGAACCATTTGGAGTTCCTGATGTACGTATTGTCCATCTTGGAACACTGTATCCTGTATTCTGAAAATGTATCTCAGCGTTATTGTTTGCGCCTGACATTATTCCAAAAGCAGTATATCCTGCTGAAGAAGCCTCTAATTTATAAGTTGGACTAGTAGTTCCAATACCCACTCTACCATTTACAGTATCAGTATAAATAAGATTGGTAGCAACTGTCAATCCCCCTACAGTAATCGCATTGGTGGTGGTGTTACCTGCTGTGGTTACTTGTGCTAGGGTAGGTACTGAGACTAAAGGAGTACCTCCGAAGATGGTAGATATGCTTTTGTTCTTCCAAAGAGTAGTTGCAGATTCATAAACCAATAAGTCATTGTTAGCCTCAGAAGTTACAAGAACTCCGTGCAACTCATTTAACTCGTAGCCATTTTGAATATGAAGAACTATCCTACCTTGCGTAGGGTGAGAACGAGCAATATATCCGATAAATACTGCATGATTAGGTTCTGCTGGAATTGTGCTTGTAAATGCCCCAGCGGTGGTAGCAGACAACCAAACAGCATCTCCAGCCGTAAAAGCCGAAGTATCTAAATCATGAAGAGTTCCGTTTGTTGCAACATATCCGTCAGAGTTATTTGAAATATCTGCTTCAACCATACCTATGGTCTTTGAAGAAGTAGCCTCAGTATGTGCTTGGGCTCTTAAGGCATTAGGTCTGTTTCCTGTTGCTCCACTTAAATAAACAATTGTACCTTTAGTTAGAGTAGAACCAGTAGAGTTTCTTACTATAATCTCAGTTCTTTCTGCTGAGTCCACAACTCCGTCATTATCTACGTCATACGTGGCTTTAAGCATGTCCGCTCCACCGCCACCTCCACCTCCAATAGCTTTCCAAGTACCATCGTCAGCTAAGTAAAGATTACCTGCTCCTGTAGATCCTGTACCCAAACGATTAGGGTCAATGATTCCTGTCTGAATATAAGCAGCATCAAACCTTCTTAAGTATAAATGCCCGTCACTTGTTGGTGGAGTTGCATATACATATCCAGAAGGTAGATTTGGTGGGACAATACCATTCTGTGCTGATGCTTGTATGTAAAGCAACAATTCTTGAGGTAACAGTGGATTACTAGGCATAACTAGTACAAATATAAGTTAACCTATAAAAAAGTAAACCATAGCTATAAGTAAAAGAAAAGGGGACCGAAGCCCCCTTTACTATTTAATTTTAAATGGTTTAACTTTCTAGCTTATCGGGACCTCCCGTAGCTTTTAAGAATCTTTGGATATCACTTTGGTCTTTTAAGACAAGCACGATGGGCTCACTAGTCACCTCAAACTTTGTAATCTTTACTGGCTCCTTCTGCTTTGTCTCTGGATTAATCTTATATTGATAATCGATAGGGTTCATCTTATCTGCATTACTAGATAAGACGATAGCTAATCCATCTTTATCAGGATAAGTCAACATAACCATGTCAATGTTAAAAGAGTATCCGTTCTTGCGGGTAATGTCCATCTCATCTTCGTGAGAACTCTTCTCTACTTCTGAGTAATAAAATAGTTTATTCATGTCTTTTTACCAAATGATTGCAACATCCATGGCTCTTACCATGATTCTATCTTTGTCGTCTACTTTAATTACTTCTGCATGCATCAAAGTAGAAGTAGGAATAAGTACCAAGTCTCCAGGGTAAATGTCTGTTACTTCATCTCCAACTGCAAATACAGGTAAAGACTTCATATTCTGAAGCTCTTCTATAATTAGTTGTTCTTGCATTTCCTTGCTCAGTTGTAAGCCAAGGTCGTTTCTCTCAGGACGAGTAAGTAATACTCTGTGTCCTCTTAATTTAAATGTGCTCATGTTTATAGTTTGGTTAATTTGGTTAGTTTTATTTTACAATTCTTAAGTAGGTTAAGTCCTGCGGGTGATCTGTATTCTTCTGCATAATACACTTCTTTGATACCGCTTTGTATGATTAATCTAGCACACTCAAGACAACAAGAGTGTGTAATATACATACTTGCTCCCAATGTACTTACGGTGCTCTTACAAGCCTTTGTAATAGCGTTAGACTCAGCGTGAAGAATGTAGCTCAAAGTTACATCGTTCTCTTCACATTTGTTAGGCATGCCGCTAGGGGTTCCGTTATATCCGAATGATATAATATTCCCATCTTTGACTATAACAGCACCTACCTCTAAACGTTTACAATAGGACTCTTTAGCTACCCTGTGAGCTATGTCCATGTAGAGCTTATTTTTCTTGTTTTGGTGGCTTAGTTTTGACATCTTAATTTGCAAAGTTATTAACTTAGAAGTATATTTGAAACATAATAATAAAAATTATGGAAAGCCAACAATCAACCGTGTACTGGAAACCTGACGAGGTAATTACACTTAAAGGAACTGAACTTGCAGCCTTATTGCAGGTAGTAGATTTACAAACTGTTGCCATTAGCCAAGTACCATTGAACACTCTTATGGAGACGTTTGCATTGGCTACACAAGCAAAAAATAACATCATGGAACGACTTGCAGATGAAGGTAAGTTAAGTGCAACTCCTATTGAAGAAGTGGTAGAAGTAGAGAACATTCCACAGGAGTCAAAGATATCAGTGCCAAGTAACTTGTCGGAGATTTCTGACGAGATTTTGTGACTGTAGTTTAAGTTTAGTTAAAAGTAAAGGAGGGCTATAAACCCTCCTTTATTATTTCTAGGTAGTTGTTGAATCGATAAATCTCTTTATCTAGTTCAACCTTTAACTCGCTGACATTAATCTGAGGGTCTACCACACGAAAGAACTGCTCACTAAGTTCATCTAAACGATTATACTTAAAGCTAAATAAGTCTCTTCTGTATGCAGGATGTACTTTAAATATATACATCCTTTGTAGATCTTCTGGTTGAGGTACTTCATAATAATCATGAAACGATGCAAAGTCTGCAATCTTTCTCTCGAAACTATCATAGTCGGGTTTATTCTTATTACTGAATAGGAAAAACAAACAATCCCCTGAGTGTCGTTTGCTATGTCCGTAATCATCGAGATAAACGTTTATCAAACCAAAGCTACGAAGTGTAGGTAATGCCTGATTATTAAACACAAGTGCACTCAAATACTGACTAGTTAAGGTTTGTTTGTTAATGACCATGTGATTAAGTCTACCTGACCCTTCTGAGTTGTTTACAGGATTAAAATGCATTACCTATCTGTCTTACACCGTTGTTTACATAATCATGCATAGGATACTGCCACAAATCATTTTCAGTGTGCCATTTGTATCTTTCTACTGCTTGATGAAAGCCCTCATAAACTCTGCCGTCAATAGTACCACCTGTATAGCCTATTTGTGCTACTGTGTCAGCTATCTGATAGATTAATGGATTACCAGGAAAGTCTTGGTTCTCTACGATAAACCTAAAAGGATGTACTTTATCACAGCCAAACTTATCTAATAGACCACCGTTTTTAATTCCGTAAGTATAAAAGGCAGCTTGGATGTCATAACGGAACTTCCAAAACATAGTATGTGCCCATGTCCCTGTAGAACATGAACTTGTCTTTATGTCAATAGGATATATGATGCATCTTTTGCGATCTACGGCAATCAAATCTACTAAACCTTTGCATGGTACACCAAGATACTCAAAGTTCAGCACAACTTGTTTATGTAGTTCTATGTCCTGATTACCTACAATCCACTCTGCAGTAAAAGGATTTGTTCTTAAACTGTCTACGATTGCATTAATTTTAGCCATTTGTTGTGTGCTGATAGTGCTTTTACCTTCAGACTCTAACAACGCTTCATAGTACATTCTACCTTCCTTCTCAAACCTTTCACGAACCTTCTCTATTTTGTCTCTCTTGAAGCCTACAGTATCATATGCTATTTGTTCTGCATTAGAGTCGTTACGGTTAATGTAAAGATGCCAAACAAAATCTCCCATTTGTGCCGTAGGTCTTTCTGCATCTGTAATATAGAAACTATTATAGAACACGTCATCGCCTTGAGTTAAGATTAAGTCTACTGCATCTCCTATAACTGAAGTTTCTTTGGGTTCGTCTAGTTCTGAATTGCTATAAGCATTCAGATACATTTGTGGGTGTAATAGTAGCTTTTTTAGTCTGCTTTGACTAACTGCACTACTTTCTAGGTATTCTTCGTTTAGTATCATAATCTTTTAGGATGGTTATTGTCAATGACCAAAACAACCAACCTAAGTGTAAGTTTACTTTTACTTGGGATGTTGTTTTAGACAAAGAACAGTGTGGAAGGAGATAGAAAAAAAGAAAAACAGTATCTCTCTGTCCTTTTTTCTTACGGAAGAAATTATAAGTCGTTAGGGTTACTCGGTTTCCTATCATCATAGTGTTGTTTTTCTCTTAAGATGTATTCTAAGAACATTGCATTGCATAATACGTGTGAGATGTGACGACAGCCTGACTCAGGGTCTACATCCTCACCTTTAGCAAAGGCAAACAAATGCCTCATTAAACTCTCGGTAACTTGAGTTACGGGCATACCTAGCTTCCAGTTATCCCGTGCATATTTGTCTTTCCCGTACTCTAAAACTCTAACTAGACCTTCTAATGAGTCAAAGTCAACCAATGACCATTCTAACTTACCTTGATTGTATCGTAAGGCTTGCATCTCGTCGGTGTATCTTTCAGTATCTTTTTGGGGGGTTTCTTTTTTTATTTTCTTTTCAAAACTCATAATAAATTTAGTTAGATTCTGGGAAACGTACTCCTAATATGTCATTTCCAAAATTAATTACATTAGAAATAAACTTACTTGTTTCTTCCTTAGTTGCTTTAGACAAAGACATAGGTAGTCTTACGTATGTGTTGTTTGTTGGGACATCTTCGTAGAAGAATTTATCTTTAAGGAACATAATAACTTCTTCTTTAGTTAAACTTTCTCCCTGCAAATCTTCTAATCCCGCCTTAATAATAGGAACAACTACACTATAAAAATACCTAAGTTGTTGTAAACTTTTCTTACTGTCTATTCGAGTAATACATACTTCTACATCTACCTCGTTGGCATTGTTCATTACAGCACTATAGTATTCTTGTAGTAGGTCTCTATCTATTTTAAGGTAACTCGTACCATCAATCTTCTTTACCAGTTGTGCGGGTAAATAAACTCTGTTAATCATCTTTCTTCTTTTTACGTTCAATTAATTCTAACTTCTCTGACCTTTCTAGTTCTTCTAGTTCTTCAAGGATTCTAAAAGCCATCTGTTCATCGTAGTCCAACTGATTCTCAACATTCTTACGACCAAAAGCTAGGTCTATCTGTTTGATAAAGTAAGAGTTAGTGCCTTTGGCTGTACTTATAGTTTTGTACATGTCTACATTTACATACTCTCGTATGTATTGATACTGGATGTTAAGGGCCTTCGCAAGTACGTAGGCCCTTCTTACATCTTTAAGTATCTGTACTTCAGATGGTTTCTTGGTCATTGTTAATTTCTCCTAGAGAATCCTTGTAATCGTTAAAGTAAGTTCTAAGTTCTGCTATCTCAGATTTATTAAGTTCCCAGATATGTGGGTTAAATCTTTCTAGTACAGCTTCAAAGGTCTCACAGTAACCATCTTGGATATCAGTAATTACAGTATCCCAATAAGATTCGGGATTGTGCTTCTGTTGGAACTCTTGGTAAGTAGTTTCTTCAACCTCACAAGTGCCTTCAGCATCTATGGAGAACTCTCCTGCAAAGTCCATACCTGACTCCTCGTAATTCCCATTACATTGTAAGTCGTATTTCTTACAAATCTTTATGAATAGAGGTGTCATAGGACTCCAGGCACTATCTCCCATAAGAGTTACACTGCAAACTTTCTCATCAAAGAAATTAAGTTCAAACTCACATTCAAACCATTTAGAACCAAAGCTGTCATAGGCATCTACTTTGTTGTTACGTTTACCAAATAAAACAGTATGGTAGTTGCTTATGTCAAAGTGAATACCTCCGTAACCTCTCTCCTGTTCAGATAAGATTTTAAGTAATCTTTTGTGCAGTCTGACTATACCTGCTGCGTCTCCATGAAATGTAGCGTAGTTATAACAATGATTTGCCATTAGAATTCGTGAAATAGTAGTGGACCTTTGAGGGAAACTGGCTCTTGTAGAAAGATAACACCTGCCTCATTACCTTCAAAATCTCTGCTAGGGTAAAAACTTACACCGTCTTCCGTTCTAAATATAATGAAAGCTTCGTGCCAACCCATCTCCTTTATCTCTTCTTCGGTTGAGTAGCGGATTTCTACAATCTTTTTGTCTTTTAGTAGAAGGTTGGCTAATTCCAACCTTTCTACTTCATGCTCTAGTCTATTCATTCTGCTGCTAATGCTATAAAGTAATACAAACCTTTCTTCTCTTTGTCTGATTTCTTGTAAGTTATCTTAGAGACAAGTGGAGAGGAGTTAGCTAGGACTTTTTGGATAACTACTTGACTAGAGTTCTTTGTGCGTTCCGTATACTCTCTAGCTATGTTAATAGCATCAATTCGAAATGCCCTACTCTCTAGTACATTACCTGCATTGTCTTGTACCACATAAACAGTTTTCCAAGCTCTAGCACCACGCTGTGGAGTTGTTTCTACTTGTGATTTAATCTTGTTGGTATTGACTACAGGTTCACTAACACAGATGCCATGTGCATTTCCCCACTTGCTTAATTTATTTTTGTTACAGATATCGTCAGCATACTCGTCTAACTCTAAGCCAGATTCACGAAACTCCTTAGTAACATCTATACATCCACTAGTAGTTGTAATTGTACCATTGTAAGGGTCATTGCCATATTCGTAGGCTGCAATCTCTACTGCATCAGCATACGCTTCACGCATAGTGGCTCCTGTGCCACTTACTATAATTAAATTTGCTCCCATAATTTTTCTTTGTTTTAGTTTGTTTTTATTTTTTAAATAGTTTTAACACATTCTCAGCAAATAATATTAATTCTTCTTTGTTAGCGTTATTTTTCATACTGTTTGCTTTTTTAGACATAACCCACACATTACCCTTGATATATCCTTTAGTAGGATCTATTCTATCTAAAGAATGTGTGTATTCATAGTCATGTTGGGTTCCAGGAATTAACTTACACCCAAGTAGTGGACAGGTTTCTGTGTAGGGTATGTCCTCTAATTCCAGATTAAAATCAAACCCTCTAGTTTTTGCCCTACCTCGTACTTGACAAATAAGTTTTTTTCGGAAATCTTGTTTACTCCAAGACTCTCTTTTTTTAGCGTTGAGTTCGTCTTTTCTAGTCTCTCGTAACTTACCCATGTAAATCCTTGCTTGCTCTCTTTTACCTTCTCTATAAGCAGCATAGCAAGATTTACAATTGTAAGTATGACCATCGTGAGTCCCTTTTGCTAGGTAAAACTCTGATAAATTTTTTTCTATTAAACACTTAGTACAAGTCTTCATATTGCAAATATACACAGTTTTTAAATTATCCTACAGATGCTTTGGATAATTTATTTTTCCCAATATAAACTTATTTTAGGTTCTGCCTTTAATTTGACCGTTTTACAAAATTTATCTCCCGCAGTTTCCATAGCTTTTTTTAGTTCTTCAGCGCATTCTTCAGCCAAACCTTTTGGGCACTCTAAAAGATACTCATCGTGTATAGCATTAATAAACTTTACAGTAAACACTAAATTATTGGGTAAAAGAAATTTCTTCCAAAAATAAATACCTGCTAGTTTTGTTATCTCGGCAGATTCACCTTGGATTGGGAAGTTCAATGACATACGTTCAATAGCTCCTCGCTTTTGACTAACAATCTGTACTTCCTTCTTCATTTCTTTGTAAGTAGGAGTATTTGATTTCTTATGTTTCTTGTACTTTTCCCAAAACGCATTGTCTTGCTTCTTCTTTAATTCTAAGTAATCTTTGTAATTGTCTACAAAAGACCTTTTACCTGTTACTTCTGATATAAGAACGTAGCCATTTGTAGTACCAAATTTCTTGGCTTCTTCAAAGTAATTCTTCAAACCAGGAAATGCATTAAAGTAGGACTCGTATATATGTTGTCCTTGCTCTAAAGATAATCCTAATTGTTCAGCAATACCTTTACCACTACCACCATAGTTGATGGCAAATCCTGCGACTTTTGCCGCTTGTCTTTTGTCCTTGTGCTTTTTCTTGATTTCGTCTAACGGCAATCCATCTAGTTCTGCGTACATCTTAGAAGCCACGAATGAATGCATATCACCTAAATCTTTCCTATAAAATTCTAATAGGTTCTCGTCTAAACACTTATTTACTAGGACAATCTGTTCTTGACCTGTGTAATCACAGCCAATAAGTACATTTCCTTCCTCTGCTACAAAACAACTTCTAGTTTCCTCATCACTAGGAATGTTTTGAAAGTTTGGATAGGATTCTTTAGTGGCTATGTTTTTACCGCCACTAGACAAACGACCAGTATTCATTAGTTGTTTGTACTGAGTGTGGATTCTTCCACTTACAGGGTTAATCATCTTAATCCAGTTCTCTCCATAGGTTCCAATATTCTTCTGACATTCTTTATACTTAATGTATGTGTCGAGAATAGGGAACTTATCAACTTGTGGTACTAGTTGACTGCTCTCTGTAGTGTGTTTTACTTGACCATCTACGATAACTTCAGTATCTACTCCCATTAAGGTAAACAGTTTGATTACTTGTGCAGCTGAGTTCCAGTTAATCTTAGTCTTTACTTTGGTTTGGAACATATCAATCTGTTCTTCAACAAACTTTCTATAATTCTTGGTAACAAAGTCTTCTAGGATAGACAAATGATGGTCTGACTCTTGTTTTATTCTCTCCAATCTATTCATCCATTTACTTACGTCAAGTTTCATCCCACAGTACTCTATATAAGATAAAACAATAACGAACTTATTGTCGAGTTCTATAGATACAGCACATCCAAGTTCCTGAATTTTCTTTTCTTGTATTTTCTTAAGTTCATGTAAGTAAGCTACATCGGTGGCACTATAGATAATAAATTCGTAAGTAAACTTTCCATCTATCTTACCTCTTTCGGTCTTATCCATAATTAAACCTAAGTACCTGGCAGTACACTCAGCCAGAGAGCATCGATGGGATTCTAGACCTAGGTGTGTTGTCTTCTCTGCAAGAAAAGTATCAAACACCCTACTAGGGATAATACGCTGATGAAGAAGGAATCTAATATCAAACTTTAGGTTATGACCTATAAGAGTCCTAGTCTCTAATATTTCTTTGAAGAGTTGGATATCTACTGTTCCCGTATCAATTACAAACTGAGCACGAGCATTACCTATCTGAATACATACAATACGGTCTGTATATGGGTCAAATCCCAGAGTTTCTATGTCAAACCCAATACAATCGTCATCCATCTGTTTAATAGACTCTATACACGTTTCTACAGTACAGGTATCTATCCGCCTCATAGGGTGATTTCTGATCTGTTGCCTTAAGGCTTGATCTTCCGTTACAAAATATATCATACTTACTCCCACAGGTTTAATCGTTTTCTTATTTCAGATACTTCCTTCTCATAGTGTTCAATTAGTTCCATCATCTCTTCGCTAGTAAACTTTTTAACTTCCTTGGATTTCCTGACCATTGAGTCAGCCGTATCCTTACCATGAAGTTTATCTAAGTTTATTCCGAATGTGTATTGATTGCCACTTAAACCTATATTACAGCCATAACATTGAGGTTTGCAATTTAGCTCATGGAATCGAGTTGAGTAGAATCTTCTTGACTGAAAATGTCCACATTGTATCTCTCTCCAGTGCAAAACTTTGTTACAAGTAAAACAAGTACAACTGCCATCTTCTTTGGTGCCAGATAATCTTACGAAGACGCTAAAAATACGGTCTAGTTTCTTAGTCAACACACCAATGGATTCGGCTTTCTTCTTTTTGACCTTTGCCTTTCTTTCTCTTAGTTTTACTATTTGTGATTTTTTCACACAAACAGCACATAACTTCTTGGATTTGTTGGAATAAGGTCTCTTTTTACCACATTCTGAGCAAATTGTCTCAATTAAGACTTTTTCAACTTTTATGGCTAATCCCTTCACAGGAATCTTTTTTTCTTTTGTACTTGTTCTGTTTAACATCTTGATTGTATAAAAAGGAAAAGAACAACCTACCTTCTTAGTAGGTTGTCCAGTTCCAAATAAGTTATGCGTAAGTAGCTTCGATAATGTTTAAGGCATTTTCGTTAATTCTAGCAGCCGTACCAAACATCAATGCCTTACGTTTAGAATCTAAATCCTTATACGTTACGGAATGATTGGTATATCTAGTAACAGCATTAAACAGTCCATAAGCTGTCTCCCCGTGAGTATTATACTCAGGTATCATAGCAAGACGAAGTTCTGCTATTCTATTCTTAGTTCTAGAAGTGTCAGCAGTACCTCCTAGAATACTAATCAAGAACTCATCATCAATCTTTGATGGGATTGTAGTATTGCTTAGTTTGATTAATCTGTCTACTAGCATTTCTTCAGCAGACAAAGATAACTTTAAACTATTGATGATTTGAACTAGCTTTTGACCATGATTTGGAGTGTGTTTTACTGCTTCACAATCCTGTAATGCACTGTAGAAAGTATTGGCACAAGTTACAACTACGTTAGTTGCACCAAAACCGATTTTAGTTAAGCCGTCATGCGCTGTAAGCCCTGTCAAATACCTAAGACTATCAGAACCTCCGATATGTACTTGAGGCAATGTAAACTGATAATAAACTCTCTCACCATTACCTAAAGAGCCTCCACGGCTGGCTTTGATGTTTAAAGTATCAGCAGCTTCTAGCATTAGACTAGCTACTTGAGAGTTCTGAGTGATGGTATATTTACTTTTAACTATACCAAGACACTTGTCTGTGTCATCTCTAAAGATGCCAAAAGCTGGAGAGGTTTCTCCATTAGGTCCCACAAGTGGGCGTTTTGATACTGTCCAATTGGTGTTGGATTCTGTTAATAAGGTTGTAAGTTCCATGATTTTAAGTTAAGTTGTTTATTTTGTTTGATATTTTGATTAGTTCATCTAGTCTAGCTAAGTTTTCGTGGTAGGTATATTCATCAATACGACTATTTACGATACTTTCAGCTAACATAATTCTCTCAGACACAAAAGATTTAAGGTCAATCTTTACCTCGTTAAGTTTGATTTGCTGTGTGATACGTATATCTTCTGTTCTGCTTTCTTCTATAGTTTTTATTAAAGCAAGCACGTTTTCTAGTTGATCCATTTGATTTGGTAGTTGTTGTGTTTTTGTAAGTAATCGTTAATCTTTAGGAAATGGTCACAATTCCACTCTTTACCTGCATAATGTGCTGCCATTGGGTGAGGTGCTCTAAATGCTAAATTATGTTCTCCGACAATATGTGCATGTTTACCTGCATCACTACCCCAGAAACAGAATATAACCCCTGTGTTGTGCTCGTTAATAGCTTTAAGTACCTCTAGTGTCCACTCAGACCAAAGGTTCATGTGACTTCCTGATTTACCAGCCTCTACTGTAAGGGCTGTGTTAAGTAAAAGTACTCCTTGTTTTGCCCACTTATGTAAGTTTAAATCTACTGGAAACGTCAACTCATTCATATAGAAATCTTCTTTTATTCTATTGTAGATTTTTCTCAATGATGGGGTTGTAAATTCCGTATTTCTTGGAGCAAATGCTAACCCACAAGCCACAGGTTCTGTCTTGTAAACTCCTGGGTAGGGATCTTGTCCAAGTATAACTACACGAACTTCTTGGAAAGGGGTTAGTTGGAATGCTTTAAACACTTCTTCTTTTGGTGGATATACGGTTGTGGTCTTTCTTAAGTGTGCCACTTGTTTACCTAGTTCGGTAAACTTATCCGACTCAATAAAGTGTTTTAGTTTGTGATACCAATCGTCTGGTATATTGATTCTTTTATTCAATAGCATACTTAGTTCTTTTGGCTTTTCTCTCTAGTTTTATCTTAGCGTACTCTCTAGATTGGTCTTCTAGTTTTAATCTATCAATAAACAGTTCAGGCATTTCCTCTTTGATTTTGTTTATGAGGTTGTAAAACTTAACTGCATAGAGATGATTGGAATCTACTAGGTCTTGATGTGTGCTTACGCTATGGATAATGGTGCTGTGGTCTCTTCCTAGCATACTGCCTAAGTCCGTATACGTGTAAGCCCTGTAATAGTAAAAGAAACTAACAAGTTGAATACGAACATCCACAATACAACGTTTTCTAGTTCTAGAGAATAGGTCATTGAACTCAGTGTGAGTAGCTTCACAGACTATCTGAGCTATCTTTATCTCTTGTCCAGTCATCGGTCTATAGGTATTGATCATTTTTACTCTACCTTTAGGGTTAGTGCCAAATGCTTTATTCTTATAGGGTTTGATAGGTTCAAGATTTAGAATCTGATTTACCATCTTTTCTATATAGTAAGCATCCTTTTGTTTGTGTGTAGCACAATGCCTTACGGCTATTTCTACAATATCTCGCACTGTTTGCATAACTCTATTAATTTATCAATACCATATAATTTTACAATATCACTAGTATCCTTGGCTAGAAATTCACTATGAGACAAGCGTATAAGTCCTTGTTCTTTGTACTTTTCGTAGAGTATGATAGACCTTTCCACACCTGTAGGGTCAGAGTCAAACCAGATAAAGACTTCAGTAAATCGACTAAATAGATTATCCATAATAGCTTCACTAAGTAAACTTGTTTCAGAACGAGGACAAACTGCTGGTATCCCTATGCTGTCAAAGGTCATAACATCCTTCATAGCTTTGGTGATTATCACTTTGTCTCCCTTCTCAGGCAAATAGTCCATACCTTCTAGTTCTTCAGTATAGTTGTTGCGAAATTTATTCTTCTTACTATTAGGTCGATATAGTTTTATTCTATCTTTCTCTGAGTATCTGTAACAAGGGTCTGATAGTAAGTCGATATACTTTAGCGTTCCGTTAATCCAAGCTTTCTCTACTTTGCGTACATTAAACTTCTTCAAGGTAGACAAGCTGATATTATACTGTGCCCAATACTCTAAATCTTCTTGTCTGTAAGGCATTATCTTAACCGTAATGGTTGTAGTGCTTTGTTTCTCTTCTTCGTTAAAGTATCTTATCTTGGGTTTAGGAAGACTTTTAGGAGGTACGCCAGACATCTGATTGTGGATTTCACTAGCAGTTATTGGTCTTCCTACTCTAAGAGCAGCTACTTGAAAACAATGATATTGTTTATTTATACTAAAGTCGTTGAAGACTAGGAATCCTTGACGAGTATAAAAGAATCTACAGCCAGGAGTTTTGTCATCTCTAAATGGATTGCAATAAAATTTGCCCAATCTAACAGGTTCCTGAAAGTAAAACTCCATAATCATCTCTTGACTGTACTTATTAAGTACGTCATCTTTTGTAAGTATTGTTGTTAGTGCGTTTAAATCCATGGTTTACATCTAATAGTAGGGGCCTTTCGACCCCTCCTACGCTTAAGTTGATTAGAATATGTCTTCGTCAGCCGTAAATGGGCTGCTTAAACTTGTTGTTTTAGTTTCTGGCAATGGATCTCCCCATTCAAAATTCTCTTCAGACTTGACAGGTTCTGCTTCTGCAACAAACTCTTTAAAGTCGAAAGAATAACCATAATACTGTTTGTAACCGTAGTCAGATGCTGTAATACGTCTGTTTACATAGTCTGTAATTTTACCGTTTACAGGCAAGAATACCAAACTACACACATCCTGATACTGGCCGTCTTTAACACCCAATAATACTTTGATGCCACCTTCTCTCTTGTTGAAGTGGTCAAAGAACTCACTAAGTTCTTTTACGTTACCTTTAACAATTGCAATAAAGTCATCCAAAGCAAATGGCCCATTGGTGATATCTACGTTGCCATAAGCTTTCATAAGAGCAAGAAGATCTTCTTCACCCTTGTATGCTTGACGTGCAGTTGCAATGTTCAACTTACCAAACTCCGCAAGTCTTTCGTTACGAGCAGACAAATCGCTAATGCTATCTGCCCAACAAACACGACTATGTGCATCTATATACTGATTCTTACCACTTTGACTCACACGATAGTCCTTACTGATAAATACACAAAACTTACCCAACAAAGGTGTAGAAAGTGAAGTATGGTTACGATACCAAAAGTCAATTCTAGTACTATTTTCTAGAAAATAGTTAGGCTCTTTGGTCTTCTCTACATCTACGTCGTAAAGTTTTGCAATTTCTTCTCTGGTAGGGTTTACAGCAACAATCTGTAAGTTAGCAAATCCTGTGTACAGCTTCTTACTAGAACTGTTTGGTTGTCGGGTTTCTAATGATTCTAAGTTCATAATTAATTTTCGTTAAGTTGTTTTTTGTTTTAAGTTGTTTTTTTCTTTTAGTTGTAGTAATCGTTGATTCTATCACATACGTCTTGCAAGTTATTGGGGATTCTTACTGCCTCAAACATGCCGTCAGGAGATTTAGCTGGGTATTTCTTCCAACGGTTGGTTACAAATTCATACGTTGTCTCTCCGTTTTTATCTTCATCTACATGAGTGTACAAGGCAACTGTAAACAAACCCTCTAATACGATTTGACTATCCAATAGCTTTCCTGCTGTCTTCATCTTGTAAGACACGATAGCACCCTCATCCTCGACGGACTCAGGATGGGAAAAGTAGAAAATTTTCAAGTCGTCCCTAAGTTTACGGGCTTCTGTTAAAAGGGTCACCATATCCTTAGCCATTATACTAAATTTAGTATAACCTGTTTCGGTGGCTTTCTTGACCATGTTAAATCCCATGATATAGTTACTATCTTCTAGGATAACTTGTTTGATGTGTGGTCCTCTTTCACTGATACTTTGCAAGGCTTTAAGAATACCGAGTGCATCGTCTATCTCTAGGTAATTCTTGTTCTCTGCATTGTACAATTTAGCTGAACCTTTAAATGGTAGCTCTTTACGTGCTACGTTAATGATGAATGTTTCCTTTGGGTCTAACGACTTAATGGATGTGGATTTGCCACTTCCTGTGGCTCCTACAACTGCGATTAATTTACTTGACATGATATTTAGTATTTATATATTGTTTGCTCGGTAATTTTGTTTAACTCACTTTCATAACTTTCTAAAGCCCATCCATAGAATAGCGTAAATCTTTTAGCTACACGCTGCTCTACATTATGTATCCACCTTTTGTCTCCTCCCATAGAATCCAACACTATAAGTTCTTTAACTGCAGATGGATTGTCTTGAAGGTAATTTATCAGCCAGTTCTGAAATGCAACTTCATTAGCAAAAGTCCAACGATGTTTATCTTGCCAATCAGGTTCATTAAAGTCAATGTCATTAACGTCTACATTGATTATACCACACATGGTCTTTAGAATGTACTTTGTATGTACTCCAAATTTTAATTGTTTGCTCACTTTCTTATTTGTCTTTAAACTTATCATAGTGGTTACCACTAATCATTACTTCTGCTCTAGGTAATTCCGTAAAGAATCCACTAGCACCTTCAAAGTGTAAACCTAGACTTGTGTTTTCTAAGCCGTAATGTCTATCCTTGAGGAATTTAAGTGCACGATACCCTCGACCCAACAATGATATGTCATATCCATTATGAGTCTCTATATCGTATCTGGAGGGGTTAAATAGCCCCATAACTATCTCGTAGTCTTGATGGACACCTTTGTTGATGTGTAACTCTTCTAAAGAAGGCTCAATACGTTCTTCTATTAGCATTCCTTTATTAGTGTATACTGCTTTCTCTGAGGAAGGAGTTTGCTGATGTACAATAATGTTTACCATTTGATATCTTTTAGAGAATCTTTCTAATACATAATCTTTTACTAGTAAGTCGAATGTCTGATAGGATGTGTATTTACCTCCATGTCCAGGCTGTGTTTCATTAGAGACAAGACTGATGTGGTCAATTACACAAAACACCCAAAGGTCATCTGATTTGTATTTATATCCCGTAGGTATTCTCTTGCCGTCTTCTATTTCTTTGTAAGTATACTCACCTACTTCAGGGTTGTTGAAGTAGGCTTCAATGTATTTAGCAATCCCAGTAGGATTTCGTACATAATCTACTACTTCTACTACTTCCTGTAGGGCTGTAATGTATCTTTCTGCATCTTTAATCTTAGTCATTAAGTCAGCATTGACTGTAAATGAGCCGATAGATTTTAACTGAGTTACACTAATGCTTAGTTTATATTTTTTGTATAGAAAGCTACATATAAAAGACAACCAGAAGTCGGTAGCGTTTTCCTCTAATGCAAAGTAGAATATCTTGGGTTTGATGTGACTGCCGTGAGTTTTCCTAATAACATTATCAATGGTTAGAAACTTAACAAACTTAGTTTTTCCTACTCCCGAAGAAGCTGTAATACACGTAATAGAACTTTTAGTAAATCCCCCATACACTTGTGATAGTCTCTCAAACGGACTTAAAATCGAAGTGATACCTGAGTTTTCCTTTATTTGTTTGTTACGTTCAATGACTCCAATTAAATCTTCAAACTTCATGATAGTTAGGGTTGTGAGAGGGGAAAGAAAAAATAAACCTACAATAGCTTAAATCTAACTTACAGGATGTTGTGACTTGTGTATCGTTTAGCACCACCATTTCTAAACTCTTCACACCATTTAGCTAGATTGCTAGTAGGTACACCATCTATTACTTTACTGATAAAGTAGCCACACTCTTGAACATAAGCTATACCTCCACTAGTCAACAAATTATCCACATACAGATCTGTTCCACCAAGTATTTCTTCACGTGTGTAGTCGTATTCTACTAGAAACTTTTCCATCTTTTTAAGTACAGTCTTTTTGTCGGTAGCCTTACCTGCTATGCCTATTTTCTTGTGACTGAACTTAACGATATAATCGTCTATCCACGATAAATCTACTACCACCTTGGGTTTGGACTTTTCTTTGTAGCTTCCTTCAAACTTAAGTTCACCTATGGAAGCCTCAAGCCTTAGTAAATCTAAGGCTTTTGGCGACCATGAATAGGTGTCTTTAGTTTGTATGAGTAATCCATGTTCAATCCATTTGTCTTTGATACCTTCCTTTTCAAGAAGACTCCAAAGAATCTCATAAAACGTTTTCTTCATCTATTTTGGTTGGTTTAGTTTCTGTAATTAGAGTTAAATCTCTCTCTAACATAGGGTCATCTTTTGACTCTGCAAAAATTAGAGGTATATTTTCTAATAGTGGGGTTTCAAATGTAACATCTTCTCCACACAATTCCAAGCATTCTTCTTCATACATCTTCTTCATTAGAAGAAAATCTGGATGTGTATCCAGACTTTCTCCAAAATGATTGAAGGGCAAATTACCTCGTTGATTCAAAGACATTGGTAGGATAATTAAATGAAGAATCACAATACTCGCAATCAACATACATTAGTAATCTGTTATCAATTTTGACATTATTATAACAACATGGACAGATTCTATCGGACAAACATTGGTCAATATACTCTTGATCTGCAGTGTCTAATCCGTCTACGTGATGCTCAAATGCTGTTTCTCTAAAAGATTGTTCTATTAGCTCTGGATATAGAGACAACAAGAACTCATCATTGTCTTTGTCTTTAAGGTTTAGAGTAATATTTTCTCTTGTAGGAGTTTTAACTTCATAGGTAGAAGCATTTGGAGGCAGATATTCTGACAGTTGTGAGCTACGAGTCTTGTTGTAGGAAAAATCTAACTTACTGTAAGTTCCATAAGTTCCATAAGTATATGTAGGATAAACTTCCTTAGCAGCAATGTGTTCCCATTTCTGATTTACACCCATCAATAGCAATTCATAACCAAAGTTAATAGCATTCTCAAAGTGAGGCATACTAATTACTTCGTCATTTGCATGCTCGTTGATGTAGCCACAACTTACGTTCATAGCCACACAAGTAACAGTGTCATACTTCTTTAAGCCGCCGATGTCTGTACAGCTGCCGTTGTTCTTGGCATAGTTATACTTATCCATGATTCCTCCAGCAGCCATAATAAACTCGTCACTACAAACGGTAATTCCATTTGTGTAAGTAATGAGGTCATTTTTGTAGGAGTTTCTGTCCAATTGAACAAGCATACTGCAATCTGTAAAGAACTCTTTGTTTGCTTTGTAAGTACCTACCAAACCTACTTCTTCGTCTTTAGGGAAGAATAGTTTAATCTCATCAAAATGGTTAAACATTTCAAGAGCAAAGTATACACCGACTTTATCGTCTGCACCAATGCCGCACTGAGCACCTTCTTCTAAGTCAAAGCCGTAAATCCAAGGATAGTTCATCTGAACTGTAGGAGAACTTACTACATGTTGGTTGATGTCTGTATGTGCAACTACACAGGGATAAAGATTAGTTATACCTTTAGTCACGTATAGATTGCCATAATCATCCAAAGTAGTGTAACCTCCTTTACTTTCGAGCTCTTTCTGAAGTTCTGCGATAAACATATCTTGGGCAGGACTGTAAGAGTGAGTTCTAAAGTTCAGTAACTCTATGAGTTTCTCATAGTTGGGTTTAATCTTATGCTCTAATACAGGTATGGTATGTAGATTGCCTACACGAATAGCATCTGGCTCTGACTCTATTGTCGTTTTAAATTGATTCTTCTTTCTTTTAGTCATGTTGTTTAAATTAAGTTTAATTGATTGTTGTAGTCAGATACTAACCATATTACGTTATTTACCTCTACTGTAAGATGCCTAGGCACTCTTAATCCTTCGTTTGTCTCTACCATCTCTGAGTTGTTATACCATTCGTTATTGTATTCAGTAAACAAGTCGTGATGGTCTTCAGTAAAAGCTAGTCCGTCATGAGTATAAAAAATACTTGTATTCTCCTTGTCTGCATAATCACCAGTAAAGAGTTCTACTGCATCATCTCCACGAATGTAGTGTCCATTATAATCCCTAATGGCAGTAGACCTGAATATAACGGTCTCACAGCTCTCAGAATACACGCTAGAACGATTACTGATATAAGTGTCTTCTACTTCAGAATATGAACAACAGTTGTCACACAAGTGGCTTCCATGCATGCTATCACGTGTATCTTCGATTATTGAACCGTTATCACGAATGCTGCCTCCACATTCATCACATGTATCGCTGGGTTCAAACTCTTCGTAACCACCTGAGGTACTTGACAATTCTAGATAGTGTTCTGTCATATTAGTACACTCGTTAGACAACTCGGTCATGTCAGGAGATAAGTACTTGAAAGTGTCCATGTATGGATACTCGTCAAAGCTTAACTTTACATACTTACTTAAGTCTTTGAGGCTAGTATCTTGCTTAATGGTTAGGTGTTTTCTAAGTCCATAGCAAGTCTCAATACCTTTTACTAAGAAGTAAGCCTTCATACGATCCGCTATGTCGTCACTAATAGCATAGATACGGTCAAAATACTGCTTACCGTCAATAGTCCACACCAATGCACGTGCTGTAACTCTCTCACCAACTAAAGAGACAGCCAACGAACAGATGTTTAGATTATGACTATAAATAGAAAAGTAAGTCTGACACCTATCATACCGCATACAAGAACTACCCAACTGACCTGAAATCTCAAAGTACTTGTCTTGATTGTAGAACATTGGTATAAAGTGTCCTTGAACCATTTGTACATTAAAGGTTTCGTCTAATTTAAATGCTTCTAGTCTGTAGGCATTGTTAAACTGGTCAATATCACGTTCTGTAAACAAACTTCTCAATGTAAATTCTTGTGGACTTAAGTAATGCGTAGATTGTAGGGCATTTCTTATCTCAAAATCCTCTGGATAAACAATAAGATTAGTAAGAAACTTGTTAATAACCTTAGCAGCACGTGAATGATACCGAAAATTGCTGTCATACAGTGCTGACTCATCGTCAATACACTGTAATCTACTTGCAGTTAGGTAAGAGATTTTACTATTTTCCTCTTCACTAATTCCCAAGTAATTAATGCTGTCAGGTTGACTCTTAAACTTGTATTGGCCGTTGTGTAGTTTCCATAGGAAAACTGCCAAATCATTGTTAGATGTCATCTCTGTTAGTCTTTGTAAGAAAGCAGGAGACATTTCTAGCTTTACATACTCAGGCTCTGGAGTAGTTTCAATGAGAACATCAAGAGAGTAGGTAGTTTGTTCTACTGTAGGTAAAACATCAGCGGGAGTTACAACTGGATTAGTTGTTTCTAGGGCTTCTTGCCCAATAAGTTCTTCTAGTGGCATAGTTTTGCTTTTTGATTAGTTAGATGTAATGGAAAAGAAAAAAGAGGGCCTTATTAGGACCCTCTTTCTACAAAGATTAGTAATGTGAAACCTTAATTACTTACTGGTAAGCATTGAGGACAACTTTAACTCCATTCCAAAACTCTAACACCATTTTTAATCTGTCCAATGCAGCACCGTTGAGCTTATCATGAGGAACTTTTTCTAATGGGTCAACAAATGGTATAACGTGTGCTAAGCTACAGGCTTTAATCATTTGACGTAGTGTTTGTTCTGAGTTATGCTCAACAGACAAATCGTAGTGAGGCTTGAGTGCTGATTCAAACATATCAAGTATCTCTTTGGCTTTCTTCTCTACAACTTCGTTTAGTTGTTCTGAAGTCAATTCAGGCATTATATTTTCCATAATTATAGTTTACTAGGTACTTCAAACTGGCCAGTAATATAAGTAAGTTTATCTGTAAGTATTATTTGTCCGTAACCTATGTTAACATTACCTTGGTTATGGTGACCTTTACTAAATAAACGTTGCTCGATAAGGGTTTCTACATCATTGTTTTTGCATAATACCCAAGTATCGTTTTCTTTTTGTAAGATACTAATGATATGTATCTTTCCTTGCCCTGCTTGATAATTTACTTTATACATTTCTTTGTCTGACATGATTTTGCTATTTAAGTGTTAGAACAATTTTCTTTGTATTTTACGCTGTTCCCAGATAAGATGTAGGTTCCATCTGTACCATTGGTGCAAATTTATGCTGTTTGTATTACAGTAATCAATAAAATGCTCACTAATCTTATCTCTGAGACCTTTTAATTTATATTCTGTAATTACATCAACACGTTTATAATCGTTTCTCTTTGTTTCTACGCTCTCGTTCTTCATAATACTCTAATGAATAGATTGGACAAGCAAAACATACGGGACGCTGACTACTCAGTGGTTTACCACACACTGGACAGGTACGTCCCATATAATGATTTGCTTTTTCTTCAACTGTAGCCCGAAACTTATTCTTCGGCCTATTGAACATTATCTTTTACGTCTGTTGGACTTTCTGTTGTTAGTAGGTGCTGGAGTCTCCACTTTCTTTGGAGCTTCTACTACAGCGTTCTCTACAGGTTCTACTAAAGCTGATACAGCTGCTACAGCTTCTACAGTAGGTTGTGCAACTTCAACAACTTCAACAACTTCAGCTTCTGGTTTTGCTGCGTCTTTAGTCAAAGCGGAAAGTTTACTATTTGCGGTTTCAAGTTCTAAAGCAATTACGTCTTTGTCTCTACGACATGCTCTATACTGTTCTACTGCAGCAGCTAACTTAGCGGTCAACTTAAAGACTTCTTCAGACTTCTCAAGTGTTGCTTTGTCTGCTAGCTTTAAGTTAGACTTAAGACGATCTACATCACCACTAAGGCTAGAAGCTTTAGAGTAATACTGGATTGCTTTAACGGTAGCAACTAAGGCTGCTACAAATACGAATACTAGGTAGGTTGTTTCCATGGTTTTATTTTAATAATGCAAATTAATAACTTATTATATTAAAAGCAAAATAAACAATGAGGTTACTAAAAGGAGCCACTCTTATTGTTATATAATGCTACTTGATGTAATTGTTCCTCAATCTTTATGAGAAACGTAATAAACTTAAGCATGTTGTTCTTCACTGTACATCTTTTTAGCGTTTGCAAACCCGGCATTATATGCTAGTTGTTGCTCTATTTTCTCTAGTATCTTAAAGTTGTAAATAATACTTGGGGATATATCGCAATCAGGTTTTTCAGTTCGCAGATACTCAACGAATCTTTCAATTGGTGTTTTCATAGTTTTCTATCTCTTGTTTTACTTCTAAAAGATGATCGTATATCTTATGATCAGCGAGGAAAAAGGCAACTTTAAGCATCTCATTCACTGCAATCAAGGCACAATCTTTTACCGTTAATGCATCTTCAAATCGCTCTATTAGTTCCTTTGCTTTCTCCTGTGATTTCATTTCTTACCTCCGACCATTTTGTTGTCTTCACCGATATGGTCTTGTACCATTCCACTAATGTGGTTTTTGATGTACCATTCCATCACTTCTAATGCCCGTTTATAACCTTCTTTGTAACCATCGGCATAACTCATTTCCGCATCAATTTTAGCCAATTCTTCGGGTGTTGTTTCGTCAATTAGTTGTTTAATTAGGGGTGAGTTAATTTCCCTTGCTTTATTGTTGCTCATAGACTTGTATTTTAGTGTGAATCTCCTACATTGTGTTTTTCTCCGTAAATCAGATAGTCTGGATTGATTACTTTAGCCACTTTGCGTCTATCACCATCAACTGCTTTAATAACAACTCCTTCATGAGGTACTTTAGTTCCTTCAATAAAGTTATTAAATACAAATTTGTCTTGAATTTCTTGAGACCATGGTCCTCCATATAAAATAGGCACATAAGATAATTCTAAAACATTACAAAAAACATCAATACTTCTACCAACTTCGCAGTATTTACCATTGATTGTAACATCGAATCCAGCAAACTCAATATCTGTTAACCTATAATCATAGTTCTTTTGAATACCTGCTCCATAGATTTCTCCATAGATTACAATACCTTCTTCAATATTATAATAGTCTTTATATCGTTTAAACAAATCCCACAACTTTTCTCTAATGTTGTATTTTTCAGCAATTGTTCTCCAAACATCACTATCATAAAAACCTTGAGAATCACTTCCTTTTTCAACGTTGTGAGATCCGTATACGTATTCATACTCAACCCATTTATTGCCAAAGAATCGTTTTAGTTTATCCCAAATAGATAATTTGCTCTTTCTAACAATACCATAACGAGCATTCGTACCATGTATCTTTCGAGTTATCTCTACTTCATCATATTCATTAAACATGCCTTGAACGTTTTTAATGTTTGGGAACTTATAATAAACACCGAAGTTAGGATTCTGATGGTACTTAATTACACGTCCTGAGGATAATTGGATTTGAACTGCTGGTGGTTCGTATTTGTAGATCCCTAATTTTTCCATCAAATCTGTACCTTCATCCCAATAGTAACCAATACCCTTTGTGTATTGCTCTTTCATTTGAGGTAAACTATCTAATGAAATAACTAAACATTCAGAATAAACACCTCTCAACTTAACAGTACGTACACGTTGACCTTTGCGTAAGTAATTAGTTACGTTAATTGCATCTGATAATTCTTGAGGTATAACAGCATCAGTAGTTGCTACTACAACTAACTCATATGCTTTATGACTACCTTTCTTTACAATACAGTTCCACCCACCGATTACAGCTAACTCAATATTATCAGCACCTTCAATAGGTTTAACCTCGTTAATACGAGCTACAAAACATACACTATTTTGATTTTCCATAACTTTTTATTGTTTATTGTTGCTCATTGTTTATCTTTTTCCATAAGTTCTTTTAATTTTTCTTTACGCTCTTTTCTTAGTTGCTCTCGGTTCTCAATACGCCATTTTATATTGGCTAAGCCGTCTACTTTCTCTGCGTTTTTAAGAAGTTCTCTTATCTTGTCATTCATTGCTCACCTCCTCCGTAGATTGCATGGTAGTATTCAAATCCTTCATTCTTTTCATTATCTACATAATAAGCATCTACAATTTCTTTTTTGTGCATTGCTTGGGCTTGTAAATAAAGTTTTACGTTGTTTGCTTGGTATTCTTCCATAGTCAATTGAAGAGTATAGAACTTTTGAAAAGATTTGAATAATTCATCGTGTAACCACTCAACACTACTTTGTTGCTTGTTGTTAATATTTTCCGTTTTTTGATTATCAAAGTGGTTTGATGTTAATTCTTTATTACTTGTCATTGCTCACCTCCTCCGTAGGTTTGTTTGTAAAACTGCCCAAATGTCATTACACTTGATTCAGTTATCATTTCATCTGATTGATTCATCATTACATATCTTTCGTATTCATAATACAAATTGATGGCTTGTTGCCTGTGCATTTCTTTGGCTTTTTCTAATTTTTCGGTCAATACAAAAGATTGCATTTTAATAATGTAATTTTCTGTATCTTTTACATCAGCAAAATCATATTCTTTAAATTGCTCAACCAACCACTCAACTGCCGTTTGTTGTTTATTGTTTGTCATTGCCCGTAGGTTTCGTTGTAGTATTGTTCACCAGTTATTGGTAGTGTACTTTCAGGATAATCAATTCCATGAACTGTTCCTTTGTTGTATGCAGTTTCAATTCTTTCCTTCTCCATTTCTTTGCATTGGTCTGCATAAGATTCTATCATTTCAAGATGTTCTTTACTCAGTAGAATTTGGTCTTTAATAGCATTTAGAAATTGTTCAACTGCCGTCTGTTGTTTATTGTTTGTCATTGCTCACCTCCTCCGTAGGTTTCGTTGTACCATTTGTCAATTAACCAAGGACGGAGTTGCTCTCCACGATATAAATAACCATCTGTAAAATCACTTATCTTTTGCTCTTTGTCCATTTCTTTTGCTTTTTCAATATGATAATGTTGCTCTACACTTAATGCTTTTGGGAATAATTGCTCAACTAAGTATTCCACTGCCGTTTGTTGTTTATTGTTTGTCATAGTCTGTATTTCTTATCAATTAGTTCTACAACATTCCAAACGAACAGCGTTACGCCACACAGTGTCCACATCCAATGTCTGAAGCCCCAATGTGTAGTAG